CCGGGCTTATGCCCGGCTCGCCTTGTACTTGTTCCCGACTTCCTGCCACGGATTGGGCCGGATAGTCAAGTCTGCCTTGCGCTTGCGGCGCAGTACGCTATGCAGGATAGCCGCCTCGATTTCGCTGTCTGCCAGGCCGATATGCTCTTCCTCAAACGCCGGCTTGCCGGTGATATACTGGAAAACCACCTCGGCGCTGGTCTTGGGGTTGCCTGCCTCGCTGATATAGCCGTTGCGCTCTGCCCACTTGAAGAACTTTTCGGTGTTGCAGATATTGGAGCAAGCGCCGCCCCAGATGTCCCAGACCTTCACATCCCGGTTCATCCAGTTGCTGTTTTCATACAGCCATTCGCAGGTGGAGCGCATAGCCCGCATATCAAAACCGGCGTTATATGCGGCGATTGCCTCAATGTCGTAAAAGTCAACCGTTGCGGTCAGCTTGCGGAGAACATCGGCGAACGGCATGGGAACCGTCTTGCGCTCATATACGGATTGCCAGTACTTGGGCATCTTCCAGCCGTAGTATGCAGTCGCCATCAGTTGGGGATTGCCCAGCACTTCCAGCACGCCGTAATGAAAGCGGTGCTGGATATAGCCGGTTGCCGTGTCCATCACACAGCCGCCGCAGTCGTAAACCTTGGGAGCGCCGAAGCCGCCCGCCGTTTCCACATCGAAAATCAGAACATTGCCCATAAGTGTTGGAACCTCCATCTTTTTTGGTATACCTTATTATAGCATGGGCGGGGCCTGTTGTCAAGCCCCGCCCTGCATTTTGTCAGCCGACCTTATAGCCGGTATACTCCTTCTCGCTGGTTAGGCCCTTGGAGTTGGTGACAGTCCGCACGACCTTCTCGCTGGTCACGCCCTCAATGTACTTGACGGCGTTCGCCACCTGAAGGGCGGTATAGTCGGTGCCGAGAGCGGCGTTAATCTCCGCCGCAGTCATGGGGGAGGCGGTGAGAACGCTCTTGATAGCGTTCGCCTTCTCCATAGTGGCCGCGCTCGCGCCCTTGGCGGTGGACTTCTTGGGGTGAGCGGCGTTATAGGCCGCCTTGCTCTCCTGAGCGTTCACCAGCGCCTGCGCCTTCTCCATGAGCCGGATAGAAACCTCGGGGGTCAGCTCCAGCTCGCCCTTGGCGAGAGCGATAATGTCCAGACCGAACTGCTTATAGGTGTACTTGGAAGTGGTAGCCATAGTAAAATCCTCCTTAAAAATATGGTAGTTGGTGTTATGTGCGGGGGTTCGACAATACAATCTTGTATTTCGTCCCCGCAAGGGTGAACTCAAGGTCACGGAAGTTCTGCCGCTCAAGCGGTATAATCTCCGCACCCTGCGCCGTGAGATATTCCACCAGACCGTTATACAAGTCCTGCTTGGCTTGGGGATACTTTTTGTTGTATGCCCCACGCTTGCGCCCGGCTTGGGTCTTGAGAATTTCCCCGGCGGCTTTTTGCTGTTCGGGGGTCAGTATGAAGTTATCAAGGTCCACGCCCTGCTCCACAAGGAAGTCATACTGCCGCAGGGTCAGCCGCTCTATGGCCTGTTCGGGGGTGTCCCCCTGTTCAACCCATGAGTTGAGCTTATTCAACAGTATGTCCCGCAGTTCCGCCTTTGTAGCCCGGCGGCGAGGCTCACCAGCCATTCCCTCACCTCACTTTCTGTACTTATTATAGCACATGGGGTTCGCTTTGTCAAGTGCTTTTTTGGATTTTCCAAAAGTTTTTTGCGGCCCTGTCGCTGTCAGCCGGTTCACCGCCCGTCCCTCTTGGATTGTCTTTATTATAGCACTTTTCAAGGGGCTTGTCAAGGGGTTTTGAAAACTTTTTTTCCCGCGCGTCCCGCGCTCACATGGAGCCGAACCGCCGCCGGGAAGTTCTCTTGCCCTCCTGACACTACCTATTATAAGGGATAGCCGCCCAAAAGTCAAGAACTTTTTTGCAAATTCCGGGGGATCTCCGTTTTGCACAAATTCCGGGAGAAAAATTTGTGCAACTTTTTCGCCGATTTTCCTTGACAATTTAACGCTTTAGCGTGGTGAAGTGCGACGCCGCCGCCCGACCGCTTTCGGGATTGTGCAAAACAGAGAAAAATGGCCTGAAATTTAGCCAAAATTCGGCGAATTGCACAAAAAGAAAAAGCGCGCCGCTCCGGCCGCACCGGCGCGCCGATTTTACCACAGCTGCGACCATTTGTCAATAGGTAAAATAGACAAAGATGAGGAAAGCCGACTGTGCATTTTGCACAATCGGCAATCCCCAACAGAAAGGAAAGGAAAGGAAAGAAAAAAAGTGGGGTGGGGCTTTTGGTGAGTTGCCCCTCCAGAACTCATTTAATAAAGGTTAGGCAATAGGCATAACGCTTTTTGACCTTATCGCCGTTGTAGTAGATAGCAAAGTGTTTGTTGAGTACCTTAATCCATGGCTTGCCGTTGTTCCGCTCTTTATTGGTCAGTGGGAATCTCTCCATAAATAGGCGTAACTTTTCTTGGCTGAACCAGTAAGGCGGCCACAGTACATTACTGAAGAACACCCAGAAAGGTTTAAGGATGAGGCCATACAGAAGGATGAGCGGCGCAAACGGGATGACATACAGGTAGAAGAATCAGGCCAGCCTTTCGCCTATCCAGTTGAAGCGCACACTATCATATAGGCTAAAGATGATAGCGGTGATTGCATAGCAGAGGGCGAAGCCGCCCAAGAAGTACCAGACCATTATGCTTACTCCTCCTTGCAGATGATTTCGTAGTTGTCCTCGACGAAGTTTTCCAAGTCGGAGGCCATGCCGCGGATGTTATAGCCGCCGTAGTCACCGCCTCTGTCCTCGATTGCTCCCGCGAGGTCAAACAGAATGTTGGCGGCGTTCTCGAGGATCTGCTGTTCCTCTGCGGTCAGGGCGATAACGGTTCTTGTTACGATGTTCATTTTATTTTCCCCTCTCGTTTCTTTCTGTATTGATTATATCACAGGTTTTCTTGCTTGTCAAGTATTTTTTTTGGGTGGGGGTGGTGGATTACTCCACCAGCCCCCGCAGAGCGTCAACGATGTTTACCATCGTGGGGTCAATCGTGTCACCCATATGCCAGCCGTTGCGGACTTTGCTGTTGTCGTCAATGAGGATGAAGTTGTCACCCTCGGAGTGGTAGCGCCGGACGCAATCGGCTTTCGTGGTGCCGTATGCAACCAGGTGGCAGGCGTCCATCGGGAAGTTGAAGTTGAGAAGCCAGCCCATCTTTGCCATCCGCACAGCGTCCTTGTATGCCTCGGAGCTGTCCTTTGCCAGCCAGCTAATGACCCGGATTTCCCACCCCTGCTCCTTGAGTTTCAGAAGTACATCCCGCAGGGCGTCCATGTCGCACATGGGGCGGGCCGCCAGGTATGGCCACGGATTTTCCGCTTGCAGGTATTCCAGCCATCCTTTCACACCGTACAGGTCGGCGATTGTGCCGTCCATATCGAAGCAAACCATCTTATTCATTGAAGTGTTCTCCTTTCCTTTTCTGTACCTTAATTATACACCAAAAATTTTTTTCTGTCAAGGGGTTTTCCCAGATTTTTTAGATTTTTTTTAAGAGAAGTAACTGAGGACTGCGCACCAGAGGGCGGCGGACATAATGCACACAATGGCCATGCCGATAGCCAATTCAGTTTCCGGGGACATCTTCTTTTTCATGTTGGGTTTCTCCTTTCCCTTTCTGATTGTATTGTACTACAAACGGGGGCAGAAGTCAATCGGCAGATTGCACAAAATCGGGAGAAAAGATTTCTCAATTTTTGTTCAAAAAAACTATTGACAAACCAGGGCTGGGTGTGATACAATATCGCGGCCCGCCGCGCGGGAAGACGGGCCGCCCATTATACCACATTCCGGGGCGCTTGTCAATAGGCAAAATGCACAAAAATTCCGGGGTGCATATTCATGCACCCCGGATGAATATTTACGCACAGGTGGTTTTGCGCGGCCGGCCTACCGGCTTGTTCCCGCCCTCGTGCTTGCACTTGGCATTTACACGGGAGTAGTAGTATTTCGGGGCAAGGTCGCCGTGTACCTTCTTCTTGGCGGCGAACACACGGGCAAGGATTTCGCTTTCAATAATGGCATCGTCCAGCCCCTTGTGTTCCTCTTGGAAAGTGGTGTCTCCCGTGATGAACTGATACATGAACTCAGCACCATAGCGGACATTGTTCTTGCCGGAGAAATAGCCGTGCTCCTTGATGAATTTGTAATACTTGCGGGGGCCTACCAGACTTTCCACGGCGGCGGTCATAATGTCACGGGGACGCAGGGCAAGCACTTTCTGTGCGCTCTCACGGTCAAAGCCGTGCTTGCGGCGGTACTTGGTGAACAGGTTACGCAGAGCGTTTACATCATAGTCCGCATTGTAAGCCCACATATCCGGAATGTTGTATTCCTCACAAAGGGCGTTCAGGTTGGTGAAAATGTCGCTTGCGCTCATGGGGTCGATTTCGCCGTTGGCAATTCTGTCCAGATACTCCGGCATTTTGCGCTTGTAAAAAGCGCTGTCCATGAGCTTGCAGTCGGTGAAAACTTCCTTGCAGAGATAGGCGAAGCGGTCAACGATTGTTCCGTCACGCTCCATGATAACGCCGGAGCAGTCATAGGGCAGTTGCGGCTTGTCGTCCTTGCCGTCTCCGAAAGTGGCGGTGTCGTTGGTGCCCTCACAGTCAAAAACCAGATAGTGCTTTTTCTCGAACATTAGTGTTACATTCCTTTCATGTATCTATTTTGTTCCTTGCTACATTCTTATTTTACCACACAGGGGGCTGTTTGTCAACCCCCTGTGTGGATTTTTTGTCAGCCGATGGAGTAAGCGGTATACTCCTTTTCGGCGGTCAGCCCCTTGGCGTTGGTGGTCTTGCGGATAACCTTGGACGCCTTGACGCCCTCGATATACTTCACGGCGTTGGCAACCTGGAGCGCCGTGTAGTCCGTGCCCAGAGCGGCGTTGATTTCGGCGGCAGTCATGGGCGTGGCAGTCAGAACGGACTGGATAGCGGCGGCCTTTTCCTTGGTGGTCTCAGACGCACCCTTGGCGGTGTTCTTCTTGGGATGGGTGGCGTTATATGCGGCCTTGGCTTCCTGTGCGGCCAGCAGGGCGGCGGACTTTTCCGCAACACGGGTACGGATTTCGTCCGTGACCTCGATTTCACCGTTGACGATGGCGATGACTTCCTTGGCGTAAGCGGCGTAAGTGTAACGAGTGTTCATAATTTTTTCCCCTTTCAGATTAGCAGATAATTTTTTGATGGTCGTTTCTTATTTCCGCGGATTGCTTAACACTATTTTGTAGTGTACGCCGTTCAGCGTAAAATCCAAATCACGGAAATTCTGGCGTTCGGCTGGCATAATCTCTGCGCCCTGTCCTTGCAGGTATTCGACTATGCCGTTGAACAGGTCTTGCTTGCTCTTGGGGTACTTCTTGTTATACTTCATCCCCTTTCTGCGCCCTGCCTGTTTCCTCATAATAGACTGGGCGTTTTTCAGTTGCTCCGGCGTGAGCAGTAAGTTGTCGAAGTCCACGCCTTGGTCGATAAGGAAGTCATACTGTTTGTCAGTCAACTTCCCCACGGCATCCTCTGGGCTGTCCCCACCGTCAATCCAGTCACTGACTTTCTTGAGTAGGACTTCCGTGAGTTCTGCCTTGGTCAGCCGCTTGCGTGGCGCTTTCTTTTCGTCCATGTTCCTCACCTCTCTTTCTGTATTTATTGTACCACACTTTCGGCGGCTTGTCAAGAGTTTTTTTGAAGTTTTTTTGAAATCGCTTTTGCAATCTCTCTTCCCTCTTGACATCTTTATTGTACCACAGATTGGGGAGTTTGTCAAGCCCTTTTTTTGATTTTTTTGAAATCTCTTTCGGGCTGTCGCCCTCTCCCTTTCTGTAATTGTATTGTACCACAGGGGCACCCAGAAGTCAACTGGCAGATTGCACAAATCGGGATCTCAAATCGGGCCAAAATTTGTTCAATTTTCCTCTTGACAAACGGCGCTGGGTGTGATACAATATTGCGGCCCGCCGCGCGGGAAAACGGGCCGCCCATTTTACCATACTTTGCGCGATTTGTCAAGATGTAATTTTGCACAAAAAGAGGCGACCCGCTTTGTGCAGGTCGCTGAATTTGCTCTGTTAAAGTTTGAAGTCGATGTAGCACCGGGAACAGGTCGAACCGGCAACGATGGGGTAGTAGGTTGCCCCCCGGTAAACCTCCAGCGGGACACCGTGCATTTTGAAATAGTCCTTAACCATTTGCAGGTTAATCTTGTGCCCCAGCGTTTCGTAGAAGCGCCCCTTGTTACGGCCGCTGTTCATTTTTCTGGAAGTGATGCCGATGAGAGTAGCCATACCGTTTTCGAGGTCGTAAATCCGACGGCTCCGCACGGATACGGAGGTTTTTCCTTGGGCGACTTGGCTCATTACCTCTTCCGCAAGTTCATTGATGAACTCTTGTGTGTGTTTCTCGATTTGCGCCCTTTCGATGGCCTTGGCTTCGGCGGCTTTCTTAGCGGCTTCGGCTTGATACTGGGGAGCAATTCTTTTCATCTCGTCCATAGTCATCATTTTACATTCTTCCTTTCTTGTGGGGTCTCGCCCCTTCCATGGTCTTATTGTACCACAGAAGGGGCAGTTTGTCAACCCCCTTTTTACTCGCCTTTGAGGAAAGTTTTACTGGTGTCCACCAGCTTGTAAGCGATTTTGTCCACCTTCACGGTGAAGGGGATACCGTTCTTCTCGATGGTGATAGCCTCTTTCCCGCAGTTCTTGGGGACTACCCGCAGACCCTTGCTCCTTGCCTGCCGCAAGGAAATGTGGCGGCTCTCTTTCATCGTCCATCCATATCTGCGGCTGAAGTATTTGAGGCTATCCCAGCTGAGAACCTCGAACCCGTCATCGCAAGGATGAACGATACCCAGCAGTCGGAGATTAGCGGCCACCTCACGAGTGGAGAGGCTGGCGGCGGCGGCGGTCATGTTCTCTTTGTACTCGGTAGCGGCCTCCATGCTCTCGATACGCTGGCGGACGATGCTGAGAATCTGACCGGGGAACAGGAAGTCGTCGAAAGCGGCCATAGCGTCAATGACCATGCGGTAGATTTCATCCTCGATGATCTGATTGTGTCGGGCCAGCCGCCACATCTGCTTACGAATCTCGCTGACGGCCTCATTGTTTTTCTTGTGCATACCCATCTTTTTATCCTCCTTAGATTAAGTGTTGGGTTTTGGGGTTCTCCCCTCTTTCTGATTGTATTGTACCACAATACAAGCAGATTGTCAAGCAAAAAGTTGCACAATTTCGGGATCAATTTTTTGGGCAGAATTTTTCCAAAAAAACTATTGACAAACGGCGAAAAGTGTGGTAAAATTTTTCGGGGTGCTGCGGCCGATTGCGAAAGAAAAGAGGTCTGGTATTTACCAGACCTCAACGAAAGCCTTTACCACCTGGTCGCCGTCCAGCATCAAGGTGTAATACCCTTCAAGGGCGAAGTTCTCAACATTGCCAACCTCTGTTACATAGGTGTTTCCATTTTCTGCCACAAACCAAACCTTGCTGTCGTCCTTCTGCTGAATGTACCCCGTAGTTACATCGAACGCAGAAAGAGGGTCGCCGCAGGCTCCCTGCGGCTCGTCCTCTTTGGCGCTCTCTGTCATTAAGACAAAGAGGTTCAAGTCGGAGTACTGGGGATTAGGTGAGCAGTTGTCGCTGACCACATCCACCCAAGAGAAGAACGCCCACAGCAGGAACAGAGCGCAGATACCAGTGATAACTTTACCGATGATTTTCATTTTTTTCTTTCCCCTTTCGTTTCTGTAATTGTATTGTACCATAATAAGCTGGATTTGTCAAGCCTTTTAGGAAAAGTTTTTTTGCAAGTTTTCTTGCATTTTCTTTTTCAATTTAACGCTTTAGTGCGGTGAAGTGGCTAGGGCTGCAGCGGACGTTAGCGGTGGCTAACCAGGTAGATAGGAGAAGCGGCCCGAAGGCCGCTTTGTTAAGGCTCGATTCTTGAGAAGTCCATCAGGTCAAACAGGTCATGCTCCTCAAGGCACCCCTCCACATACCAGTCAGCACCTGGATACTTAGACTTGAAATCTTCGATGGTCTTTCTCAGTGCCTTTACATCTGCTTCAAACTCCTTTTGCTTCTTTTCCTTGATGAAAGCTTCAAGTCCTTTCTGCATTGCAAGCAGTTCAGTCAAGCTTGCTTCCTCTGTGAGTTACATTGTAGAACAGTTCATTGGTCTGTCATTGTGGTTCATCCTTTCCTTTAGGTTGATTTAATGATAACACAAACAAGCTGATTTGTCAAGCCTTTTATTTGAAATAACTGCGATTTTCTACTGTGCCATATAGGGCTTTTTCGGTCGTTGTTGGAATTGATTAGTACATTTCTTCCTGCTTGTTCACAAAGAAGTAATCAATGTTAGTTGCGTCAACTCTGTGCTCTTTGGTAATCTTGTCTGGATTAGTCTTGAGCAACTCATTCATTTCATCACATCTCTGCTGTGCCTGTTCATCAGTACCATACACATAGCACAGAAGAAATGTATCACAAGTCTTTTCCCACTTGGTACCCTTGTTGTAATAAGTAGGTTCTTTCTGCTTGTAGCAAATGGTGTTAGCCAACATAGTAGTCATTCCTTTCTGTACCTTAGTACCTTTCCTTTTCTAATTGTATTGTACTACATCTTTAGTTCATTGTCAATACATAATCATTCATCATTGTCAACAAAGATTGATTGTCTTTGTTGTTCATCTTGCACAAAGTCTTCGCTTTCGTCAAAGTGCTCAATCCCACTAGTCTCAAATTGGGCACTTTGACAAAATCGAAAAATTTTCAAAAAACCTATTGACAAAACGGCGAAAGTGTGGTACAATTTTCTGGGCTGTTGCGACCGAGCTTGGTAACTCGGTCGCTTTTATTACGCCCTCTTAATCCAAGTCTTGGGGTACTCAATGTGCCGATGCTTGTCGAACTCCGCCTTAGAAGCAACCGCTTCCATTCGAGTGTTGGTGTAGTCCAGCTCTACCTGAACACCGTCGTACCGCTGACCATACACGATGAAGTTAAGACCGTTGGCCTTGAGTTCCTTAGTGAACATCCTTTCCTTAGTCCTTACACTTTAGTCAAGTGAAGTGAACTAAACTCTTTCCTGTTCCTCTTTACATTGTTATTGTAACACAAGATTGAAAGAAAGTCAAGTCTTTTTTGAAATTCTTTAGAAAATTTCTTTGTTAAATTCTTAACAATGTTGCCCAATTTTTGGGGACCTTGCAAAAGGATGGTCATCGAACAGTCGTTCGAGCCTAAGGAATCTTTTATTGACTGTCTGCCGCCTACCCCCTGGTAAGAATTGGAAGCCGGGGGAATGGTTCCGGGTCTTTCACACTTTAACGCGCTAAAGCAAAAGCGCGGACAAAAAACCCGACCGCTTAAAATTTTTTGACGACACGGTTCGGCACCATCCGTCTTGATACCTTACCTCTCGGCACCATCCGTCTTGATACCTTACCTCTCGGCACCATCCGTCTTGATACCTTACCTCCCAGCCCCAGTCCCTCACAAGTTCGTCTTAATCTCGAACTCAAGGCCCAAGTCTTTCAAATACTTACCAACTCCGCCATTGAGAGGCGTTCCATTTAAATGCCCATGTGGCCACGGCGCCAACCGCAAATGTCGTACCATAATGAATGGCAATCACCAGTCCTCCTTGAAGCTCTTAATCAGAACGCCGAGCGAGATAATCATAGCTACGCCGCAGCCGGCCATTAGTAAACCAAAACATCCATCATAATTTACCTCCAGAAAAGAAAGAAGTGGATGAGCGCCGACAGTGATTACCAGGATTACAGGCGCCAATTTTGCGACGGCAAAGCAAGAATACTCACAAAGACTTTCATTTTTACCACCTATCAAAAAGAAGTTCATAGATAAGGAAGGTTAGGCCCCAAACGAAAAAGCAGAGTAGGGCGAGTAGCGCGACAGCTAAGATTATGAACGGGAAATTCATTAAAATGCCTACAACGCCGCAGAGAAGCGCTATTGCAAGGACAAGACTGACAATTACTTTTATTGCTCCTTTCCTATTTTCTATCTATATTATACCATAAAAATATTTTTATGTCAAACTACTGGGGTAGTGAGAAAATTTTATTTTTAATATTATAAAATTAGATATTAGGTAGAATATGAAACGCCGGCCAGGTGTGGAAAGGAGGAAGAGGCATGGACAATATTCAATCTTATCAAGGAGTTGAGTATTTAGCTGCAGATTCTATAAAAGAAGATAATCTTTCAGCTCTAAGAAAAGCTTCTGCTATATATATTGCAGCTAAAGATTCTTTCCCCAATAGGTTAGTATCTCTACTAAATAGAAGAAGACGAGTTTTATAGCCTGGTACAAAAATTAATTTAATGACAGCAGAATCCGCAAAGAAAACAATTTTAACTTAGACTATCCAATAGATTGAATAGTCTTTAACTAGAATTTAGTAGCAGAGCATAGACGCAGACAATTTTACGGCTTTAGCTTATGCAGGATAGGTATCATAGGAAATGAAAGATGACTTAACAAATCTAATGAAAGGATTAGATTCATTGGCTAATATGGCTAAAAATGGTACTTTTTCAGTTACTCAAGGAATAAATACTACAGCATGGAATAGTATTTTACAGCGTTTTTATAATGTTGGCCAAGAATCAGGATTATATCCTTTTGCTTAGAATATTATAAATGGAAAAGCAGAAGCTAAAGATCTTGCTACTATGTTTTACCATGTTTCTGGAAAATTTGGTAATTAGTGGGGTCTAATAATGGAAGATATTGTTGCTCAATTAATAAATACTCCTGAAATTTAGAATTTGGTTGTTGAAAAATTAAGTGATGCTATTGATAGTACTTTTAAAAAAATATCTGCTAGAACGAATACTGGGACGGCGATTTAGGGAACATTGAGATATAATGGAAACGCAAAGCCAGATTCTCCTATGGTTGGAAAACCCTTGACAGATGTCTTTTTTGACATATCTATTGACAAGAATGGGACAGCGACTTTATCAACTAGAATTGATGAAACCGTAGGAGTTTCAGTAAAAAGATATAATTTATGGAATTAGGCTTATGGAAAATATGGAATGAGTTTAGGTAGTATAGCTACGAATAAATTAAAGGAAAAGCTTTTTAATGCAGCGGTGCCGCCAATTTATATGTATAGAGGAATATCAAGTGACAAAGATGCCGCAGCTTATTTTTTATTGGAAGATCAAGAAGAAGATCTTTTTTTTAGTGGTTTAAGTGATAATACAGATTTAATTGTAGTAAATGGAATTTTAATGAATTTAGCAGATTTCTTGAAATAGGTAAACCCAGGATTAAAATTAGACGGTTTTAAAAATATGTATAAAGCCGAAAATTTTATTCCATAGCAGAATGTAGACGACTATATTAATATGGTCCATGCTACTAGAGTTCATGCCTATACTAAATAGGTATAGAATATTTTATAATTAGTAAAAGGAGGGCCTATAAATGGCTATTGAAAAAATTCAACTAAATATATTCGGTTTACCCGAAGAAAAAAGTCCTATTTATAAAGAGATAAATAATAATGTATATATTATTTATCCCAGTCTCCAATACGAAACTATTTTCGAAATGATTCAATGGGCAGTAAATCATATTATGGATGATCGCTCTTTTATTAGTGGACCTCTATATGAATTAATTAGTGATTTAGCTTTAGTTAAATTTTATACCAATATTGATTTAGATGCTATTGATTTGGCAGATTTTAATATCCCAACAATTTATGAATGGTATGATATTTTGCAGGGACATGGAATAATTGCCACTATTAAAGAAGAAATTGATCCTCAGCAAAAGGATTTCTTTTTCAGAACTTTGGAAAAAACATTAAAGTCTTTAGTTGATTATCGCAATAGCGCGGTGGGAGTACTTGAAAAAATTTAGACTTTGTCTATTAATGCTAATGATAGCATGGCTGAAGCAATTCATTTGATGGAAGATCCTACTCAACTTGAAGCTTTGAAGAGAATGGTAGAGTTAATGACTGTACCTGCCACAAATTCTGAAATTCCATCCGAGAATAAATAATTTTTTTAAGGAGGGGAATAAATGGCTATTACCTTTTAGGTAGGCTTCTAGGCAGATACTAAAAGCATAAGTTCACAATTATCTACTATCCGAAAGGAAATAGAGAATGCTTTTAATGTATCTGCTGGAGGTTCTGGTAAAGGAATTTCTAGCGAAATTTAGTCTGCAATTAAACAGGCTAATATTTTAGAATCCGTATTAAAGAAAGCGACTACGGATAAAGGAATTTCTTTTATTAAAATGAACGCCGAATTACAAAAAGCCGGTTCTTCTGCAGCTGAGATGGTAGAGACCTTAAGTAAAGCAGGACCGGCTTTTTCTGGTTCATTAAATACTTTTTTAGAAAGTTTTGCAACGGCAGATAGAAATTTACTATCAATTTCTAATAAAATAAAAGAAATGCAAAGAGTTCTCACTCAATCTGCAAAATTTACAGTCGCCCAATCTGCAATTTAGTTTGTTTCTCAAAATGTTAGAGATGCTATTCGATGGGTACAAGATTTAAATAGTGAAATTACAAATATCGCTATTGTTAGTGGTAAAAGTGGAAGCTAGTTAGATGCTCTTTATAAGCAAATAATTGACGGCGCCAGAGAATTAAGAGTCGCCGCATAGGATTATGCCTAGGCTTCTACAATTTTCTATCAGCAAGGTTTACCCGAAGCTGAAGTCCAAAAAAGAACTGAAATTACAATAAAAGCAGCTTAGGCCGCAGGGCAATCTGTTTAGGAAATGTCTAATTAGTTGACTGCCGTTTGGAATACTTATCAAATGGAAGGTGAGCAATTAGAAAGAGCAGCCTCTATTGGTGCAAAATTAGGTGCAGAAACAGCGATTGAATTTAAAGATATTGCAACAGCTATGTAGATTTCCGCTTCAGCTGCTGCCCAAATGGGAGTCTCTTATGAATCTTTAGCAGCAATTATTGCTACTGTTGGTTCAAATACTCGTTAGTCAGCTTCTGTAATTGGTAATGCTTATAAGACGATTTTCTCCCGTTTTGATCAATTAGTATCTTCTGGTACTGATGGAGAAGTTACTTTAGGTAGAGTTTCTTAGCAGTTATCTGATTTAGGAATTTAGATTTTGGATTCATCTGGGGAATTACTCCCATTGGAAGAGACTATTTAGAGATTGGGAGATTCTTGGGATACTTATTCTCAAAAATAGAAAATAGCGATAGCAGAAGCTGTGGGCGGCACTCGTCAATTCGGTCAAGTTCTTGCATTATTTAACGACTGGGATACTTATGAATCAAATGTGGCTTCAGCACGAGCTGAAATTGGTGGCGAATCATTATTAGCATAGTATGAGGCTTCTTTACAAAGTATTGACAGTGCGATGACAAATGCCCAAGAAGCTTGGGCAAGAGGATTTGCAGAAATCTTTACTTCTGATGCTCAAATAGAATTTTACAATGGATTAGAAAAGATTGGAAACGCTTTTGAAGCTATTGTAAAATCTGCTGGAGGATTAGAAGGAATTTTAACCATTATTAGTGCTTATTTAATTAGAAAAATTCCTTCAGCAATGTCGACTTTAGTTGCTTACGGGACTTAGTTAAAAGATAATTGGAATATTACTGCTTAGATAAAAACTATTAATGATAAAGAAATTCCTCGAATGATTGCTGGTTTTGAACAAGCAGCAAAAGCAAAATAGTAGGCAGATATACGATTAGGGTATACTGGTACTTCTGGCGCAGCCCAAAATCAAATGAATTATAATACCGGCAATAATATTCGTACTCAAGCCGCTTTTGGATTAGTAAGACAAGAAAATACAGAAGGATACTATCAAGGCGTTGCTCAGTAGATTGCAAGAATCAGAGATTTAACTAAGAATGCAAATGCTGAAACTTAGGCTTGGGGCGAAGCTCAAATTAATATGTTGACAAAAGCTCAACAAGAAGCCAATGAAGCAGCAAGCGCTCTTGAGAAAATAAATCAAGTTGCTGCAAGAAGAGCGATGAGTATTGAGACAAAAGCTGCTAATGCTGGTAGAGAAATGACTCCTGATGAACAAAGAGATAGAAATAATGCCCGAGCAGTAGCTGCTGCAGCTACTTTTACTGAAGGCGATGTTAAGGCAGCCAAAGCAGTAGAAACTAGTTTTAAAGCAGTCGCTGATTCTACGAATGCTTTTTCCAGAAATTTAAATAATCATGGATTGGAATAGGCTTCTACCGCCGCAAAAGAGTTAGAAACTAGTTTTAGAGCGGCTGCGGAGGCGGCAAAAAATGGAGACTTCGCAGATTATACCTTTGAAATACAATAGGCCGCGGACTAGGCTGATATATTAGCTTAGAACTTAAGAGATGCCGAAGATTATACAAATGCTTAGCGATATGAGTAGATGAGTCAAGAATTAAGAGAAATTTCTATTAATGGTGGAAATGCTGCAGAAGCTCTTGAAAGAATAAGAAATGGTTTTGCTACATTACAATAGAAGACTTTGGAAATGAACGCCGCTTCTTAGGCTTTAGGAACTTCTTTAGCAAGAGTAGGCTCTTCTATTACTATGTTGCTTCCAATGACAATTAGTTTAATTAATTCTGCTCGCGATGGAAATATGACTGCTTCTTAGTTAATTTCTACTTTAGCAATTATGGCGCCAATGATTATTGATTTAGGGAAGAATGCAATTACCTTAGGTCAATCTTGGGTTAAATTTAGTGCTTTAGCAAAAAGTGCAGATTTCTTATCAATGGACCCAACTAAGTTGAATTCTGGTTTGGCGAAACTTTTCCAAACAACTATGAAAGGTCAAGGTGTATTTGGAAAATTTGCATTAGCTATGAGCGGAGCAGGTGCGACAACTGCGTCTTTCGGCGCGACTGTAGCAGCTATTATTGCTCCAATTTTAGCGGTAGTTGCTGCTATAACTGCTTTAGTATTGATTGTCAGAGAAATTGAAAAAACAACTATGGAAAGTAAGTTAGATAGGGCTAGAATGGCAATGGATGGCTTGACAGAAGCGGCAGATTAGGCTAGAGAAAAAGCAGATGCTTTAAAAGACTCAATAGAGAGTTATGATTCTGCTGTTGAAACTTTAAGATCTTGCACAAGAGGTACTGAAGAATTTAGAGATGCACTTGCAGAAGCTAATGATTAGGCTCTTGAAGTAATTTCTAATTTAGAGGGATTAGATGCCGATGAAATTAGAGATTTATATGATCGAGAAGATGGGTTAATAACCTTTGATAAGGATAAATTGGCAGAAGCTTAGGAGACTCTTAATAAATAGGCTAATTAGGCTGAATATGCTGCTGATATAGGATCTATGAAAGTTCAAAGTTTAAGTGCCGATGTAAGAGCAAAAGGCGCTATTGATGATATTAATGGAGGGTCCTTAGGCGGCGGTCTTGCAGGTATGGCAGCGGGAGCCAGTACTGGGGCTTTAGCAGGTGCAATTGTTGGTTCTGTGGTCCCAGTAGTTGGAAATGCCGTCGGAGCTGCAGTTGGTGCAGCCATAGGTGGTATTGGCGCGGGAATATTTGGCGCAATTAAAGGCTCTGAAATTGGATCTGCTGCGAATGCCGAAGATCAAGTATAGATTTTAAAAGATAATATAGATTCCTTAGAAGGACTTACTGGAGAGTTTTTGGCGGAAAAATTAGAGGCACTAGGATTAGATGCAGAAGATGTTAGCAATAATTTAGAAACTTATGAAGAAGTTGTAAAATCTTTGGCTCAAAGTTCTTCTGTATTAGAAGAAAAAATGAGAGCTGTTACTGAGCAAGCTGTTGATGAACAATTAGATGGAAAGTATGATGATACTACAAAATCAATGGTAACTGAAGGGGTAATGAGTGAACGACAAAGAATTGAAGAAGATTTGGATCAATGGATGAGAGATAGCTTTAATAAAGCGGATTTCCTTAATGCCGCAGGAGCAGAATAGGAATTATTGGATCGTTATAATGCTGCTGCCGGAACTAATTATGGAGCACACAGTAAGTTCTCTAGAGGAACAGATAATGATAGAACTTTTGCCTTCTTAGATGAACAAGGTCAATTAGTAGAATTGACTGCGGAACAAGTTAAAACCACTATTGCTGCTTCTGAAGCGTTATAGGGATTAGGCGCTTCCGCAGAAGAAGCAAGTAAGGTTTTAGCAAGTATTGAACAAGGAGATCTTGGTGAAGGATTACGAAATTATCTTGATACTGGCAATTTTAATAATATGAATCAATAGCAATTAGAGGAAAATTTTGAAATGGGCGAAGATGGAAAAGTTACAACTGAGAGTGCTAAAGAATATTTAATCGCTGCTTTTGGATCTGAAGAAGAGTTAAATGCCGCAGCTGCAGCTATGGGTAAAAGTGTTGATGAATTTGTTCAAGAAGTTGCGAATGGAGCAACAGACTCTCTAAAGGCATTAGATGAAGCTGGACAAAATATGTCTGAAACAGCGAGAAAAATATTTGAAGATGTTCAAGATGATGACGGTTTTAAAAATATGTCCGTTAATGCATAGAAATCAGTTTCTGAATTAATTCAAAGAGCTTTTGAAGGTGGCGGGAAAGAAAATGCTGATGCTATTAGTGATTTTATCAGTAATTCAATAGAAGGATTAGATACCGAAGAAGCAGAAGGATTTGTAAGTGCTTTATCCGGTATTGATTGGAATACCGTATCTCCAGAAGGGTTAAGAAAATAGCTAGAAGCTGCTGGTTATAGTATGGATAACTTTACTAATGAAAGTTTACAATATTTAATTGATTCTTTAGTAAACTTATCTAAGGTTACAAGAGATTTGGCTGAAGAAAATTATAATAAATATAATTCTATTGGAAGTAATTTATAGTTAGGAGATACTTTAAGTTAGGAAGATTTTGATACATTAACAGATAATGGAACAAATGGAATGGCAGAATATTTTACTCAAATGAGAGATGGAACATATTAGTTAACCGGAGACGCGACTAAGTTTTACTCTGAACTTAGAACTCAATCAGAAATGACTTTCAATTAGTTAGCTTAGAAAAATAATTAGTTAGCTCAAAGTTTTTCTCAAGTTACCTCTAATATAAATTCAGGCATTTTAACAGAGTCTAATATTGGTCAAAGTGCTCTTGGATAGGTTTATGGGCAAAATATAAAAGATGCTCAATTAGCTTTCTTAAATAGTCAATCAGATGTACTTGATCAAGAAGATTTAACAATGTTGGCTGAATGGAATAATCAATTAACTTATAGCGCAGAAGATTATAATGCTTTAGCAGAAATGGCAACAAAATATGGAATCAGTTTAGATAATGTTAAAGCGGCGCAACAAGGGTTATCTGAAGAAATGGCCGAATTGGATGCCGCAGCAGATGCATCTCGTATTTAGGGGGATCTTACTGAATCCGGTACATCTTGGGAAGATTTAGAGGCTTATAGAGCAGGAATAAAATAGACTATTGAAGCTCAAGAAGATATGGAAGATTCTAATAAAGATTTTTCTGATTCTTTATTAGAAAATGAATAGGCAATGAATGAAGTTGCTAAAGAACAAGCTAGATTTACTTAGGGATTACAAACGGCCGGGGATAATGTGGAGGATTGGAAAGATATTTGGGATGATAGTGGAACAATAAAAGATTATCAAAAATTCTCAGATTCTATGGAAGATATGCGATCCGCTTATTCTGATTTACTTGATGTTGATGGTTCTACTTTAAGTGAAGATTTCTTGTCTAGCGCTGAAAATATGGAGTTATTAGAAACTGTTTTAACTGGATCTGCCGAAGAAGCAGCTGAGGCTTTAGCTCAACTTCAAGAAAATGCAATTCTTGATCTTGACTTAGACATAGACACTACTGATTTACAAAGTAATATCGCAACTGTTCAAGCAGAATTAGCTGGCTTAGCAGCGGGAACTGAAATTACGCCTACTGTTGATAATACTGCCTTCTTTACAGCATTAAATGAGATGATTGCAGCTTGTGGCACAGACATGGCAAAAATTGAAGCTTTGTGCAATAATCTAAATATCGAGCCATTGACAGCAGAAGATTTAATTCCGAATGAAATAGGCGCAGATGTGGAAGCAGATACTACCACAGTAGAATCTGAAGGAAAAAATGAAACTACTTCATATGACGCCGTTGAGGGGGCGCCTCTTACGGTAGATGCGACGGTAACTGATGGCCCTTCAGATATTGATGTTGGTAGTGGCACTATTGCCACAGTTTCTATTCCAACATGGGATTATGTTCCTAAAAAAGAAACTGAGTAGACAACTCAAGAAACTCCCGTTACTAGTTACAAAATCAAGCCTGGTACTGGTGTTACAACAACCAGCTCTAACAAATCTAGAGTTAGTAGAGCTACTCCTCCTACCCCCACTAATTATCGAGGTGGTAGTACAAAGCCAAAAACCGGAGGCGGAGGCGGAGGTGGCGGCGGTTCTGCGCCGAAACATTCCGCTAAAAAAGCATCTAAATATGATCCAATAAAGGATCGTTACGCAACAGTTAAATCTTCTATTGATGAGGTTCAACGATCTGTTGATGCTCTAAGTGATGCGCAAGATGATGCTTGGGGTGCAGCAAAAGTCCGTAATCTTCAAAAGATAAATTCTGAACTCCAAAAACAAGGTAAAAATCTACAACAGCTGCGCAAATTAAGTTTAGATTATTTAAAAACAGATAAACGAGATGCTCAAATCGCTGCAAAGGACTTAATTACTAACCTTACAAAAGAGGGTTTACCTGGACTAAACTTAGACCAAGTTCTCTTTAATGGAGAAGGTTTTGTAAGCAATCGTACTGAATTGACTGCTTAGTTAGATAATTATTTGAAATCGCTTTATGAACCTTACTATTAGGCAGCTATGGCTTATGATAGAGCAAATTCAACAAATGAGGCTGAATCTGAGAGAATTGATGCCTTAAAGGAAAAATACGATGTTGCTAAAGCTTTTGTCGATGAGTTCTTGGCGGCTCTTGACTTAGTTGATGAAACAGCCCAAGAAGCTGCGGATGCCCTTGAACAATAGCTCGAAAATATTCGTGAATGGATGGCCAATAAAGTAGAGGAAGCCACTTATAAAATGGAATTTTAGATTGGAATAAATGAACGCGATATTTCTTTAATTGAACAAGCTATTGAACTTTGGGGCGATCTTGGAACGATGATGGGCAAAACTTTTGATTAGCTGGGTAAGTAGCTACGCGAAGAAACTGAGAATTTTAACCTAACTCTTGAGCATGGAAACAGAATGATTGAAATTATCAATAATATCAATCCTTCTAATGCCAATAGAGATTGGTTTATCGGTGAATTTGGCGAGGAAGCCTGGAATAAATATATTACAGGCAATGGCGGCCTACCAGCTGAAGTTCTCGAGGCTATGCAAGATGATGCGGATAGTATGATCGAGTATATGAACTCTATGTATGATATAGCTGAAGAAATGTTTGGACAGTATATTGAAGTATTGAATATGTATATGGATGAATTTGATAAGATAGCTGATAAAATTTCCGCTAATAACGATAGACTTGAGATGTTTGCTGAACTTCTTGAGTTTAGTGGAAAGAAATGGACTTCTGATGGTCGAGACGCTATTCGTTCTATTGCCGACGCAACTGTAGACAATGCTCAGCTTGAGGTTGAGCGTGCAGCGAGTGCCCTTGAATTGGCAAAACAAGGCGCTGAAGAAACTACTGCTCAGCTTGAAGAGTTCTATGCCGAGCATGGTAGAGATGCAGAAGGGTATAATGACACAGAAGCATTTGTTTATAATCAGTTAAAAGCAGCAAAAGATGAAGCCGATTAGCTGTTGGCTGATGCCTAGTCTGATATGACTTCCTCTATTCAGGATCTGGCTTCTGCGGCGGCAGATGCTATTGAAATGGTAGCCGAAGTTATTAAAGATGAAGTTGTTGAAAATCTTGGCGGCGATTTTGCTAGCTTTGATGATATGACTTCTATGTACGATCAACAATATGATCTTGATACTTTCTTCCTGAGAGATTTTGATAAAGAGTATCAGTTAAATAGTTTGTTAGGTGATATTGATGATTAGATGGAAAACATTACCGATCCTGGTAGGTTAAAAGAATATGAAGCTCTTATTGAAGAAATCAATGCTGCAAATCAAGAGGGTGTTGACCTTACATAGACTGACGTTGACTTGTTAAAGGCGAAATTTGAAATTCAAAAAGCACAAGATGCTTATGAAGAAGCTCAAAATGCCAAAAATACAATGCGTTTAGCCCGCGATGCTTCTGGTAACTGGAATTATGTATATTCTTCCGATTAGAGTGAAACCGATGACGCCGCACAAGCATTGGCAGATGCTCAATACAATTATGAAAAATTGCTCTGGGAAGCCAGCGATGAAGCATCTCAGTATTGGCTGCAGGCTCAACAAGAGTTCTTCCAATTCTAGGAGACTATCGACTGGGCACGTTATGAACATGATGCGGATTACAAGCGCATGATCGATCAGCAGTTAGCTTATTATCAACAAAAGACTGAACTTTATGCAAATCAGATTGTAAAATATAATGGGATGCTCGACGTGGCTTTTGAAGATACTACTCTTGGAGTAATAACTAACTGCAAAGACATGAATTCTGCTCAAGAATGGTATACTACTTAGCATACTAAGTATACTAATGACTTAAAACAAAATACCAAAGATTATTAGGGTTAGGTTGAAGAGACTTGCAATCAAGTTGGAATTAAATACGATGAACTTGAAGAAACAGTAAAGACAGAGACCGAATTGATGGGTAAAGAAAATGACGCTCTTCGAGAGAAGATTAAGACCTTAAATACTGAGGGTAGCCGAGCACTATCTAAACTCGATGATAAAGTCCGTAACTTCCGTGAGAACTTCATTCAACACATGGAAGCCTGTCAAAGGAAATTAGAGGCTTTCTTAAAGACTCTAAAGTAGATGGAAAATGCTTCAATCAATGAAATGTACAATACTGGTTTTGATGCTGGCACTGACTATACTGCGGAAATTCATAACTACATTGGCCAAAAATTAGAAGAAGGCTACACGGAAGAATAGCTCTTAGCAGATGAGGGATTAAAGTCATTAGTAACTGAATTAAAAAATAAATTAGGTAGTGAAGAGCTGTATTATGCTGGACATGGAACAGTAAAAGACAGATGGGGCCAACAAGGTTGGGACTTTGTTGATAAATATTTATAGTCTGCTGTTGACGAAGCTATGGATTATTTCTTATCTGGTAATTTCGAAATTTGGGATACTGTTGATGAATGGGTACGAGATCATCCTAATTGGAGAGAATTGGCTCAGTAGAATTGGGGTAAGCCACCAGAGACAGCTACTGGCGGTTTAATTAGAACCCCTCAAATTCGTTCTGTGGCTGAAGATGGTGCAGAATTGATTTTAAATTCTGAAGATACCAAGAATATTCTTTCCGCGGTCGCTCATATGAGGGACATTGTAAGGATGAAGATGTCTAGCATCAATGGTACTCTTGGAAAGCAAACTTCTGGCGTTGTTAATAAGACAATCGTTAATAAGGATATTCAATAGGTCGAACAACAGGTGCATATTGATGCGACATTCCCGAACGTGTCCGTTGCCTCTGAAATCGAAGAAGCATTCTCCAACTTGGTGAACCAAGCTGTCCAGTATGTTTCTTAGAAAAACCATCAATAAGACAGAAAGGAGTAAAATATGTCAAAACTTGTTCAAGATTTCTTTGATGCGGTTAATACCATCGCTAAAGATGAGGTTAACGCATCAAGAAATGACTCTACTATTGACGGCGAGATAAAATCTGTTGTCAATGTTGATATCGGTCAATATAAAGTAGAGTACCAAGGCAATGTCTTTGACGCTTACTCATCTGATCCCCTTAGCGTGTACAAGGTTGGGGAACAAGTCTATGTGCTTGTTCCCCAAGGGGATTTTTCTAAGCGAAAAGTTATCCTTGGGCGTTCTGACTATAAGAACAATTCTACATTCCAAGATAGACAAGATATGACCAATTTTTATATCCAGAAAGGTCCTAACTGGATAACTGACTGGTATTAGCTTGGTCATGAATCTCCTCTTCAGATTTGCGCTGTGCCATACGATGGCAGAATGAATCTGGTTCATTCTACTTCTTATGAATCAGCTACTGAACAAGTAAATATTATTCGTCCTTAGTTCGAGGAAGCTGAAAAAGAATACCAAGCAAATCCCGGAGTTTTACAAATTGAACTGCGCTATTTAAGCCTTAAGAAATAGCTCGAAGATGCTTTAGCTCTTCAAGAATAGGCTCTAAACTCTTCCGCAACAACCGGGGCTAACTATTGGGATTTCGGCTTTTTGCGTGAGCAGTCACAAACAGAAGGCGGGGATGCCGTTAATCGTTATCCATAGAATTTTCCAGATGAAGAGACTTTGGAAAGAGCCGATCAAATGTTGTAGAGATATGGAGCAGCGTATGATGCTATTTCAATTTCAGCATCTTTTAGAACGGCTTTTCAAAATACTCATACTACTGGACAATATGCTTTAATTGTCGAATGCATTATTAATAATCCAAAGTATATCACAGATATTCGAGACCCAAACGCACATGATTATATGGGCGATGCTTGGTATGAAGCGATGCTCAACTGGTGGAATTTCCAGTAGGAAATTGATTGGACTAGATATAATTCTGGAGAAGACCCTGATTATGTGACTTCTGTTGATACTACATCTTAGGAATTGCAAAAAGCTATTGATCTGGTAATTCCTGACCAAAAACAATATAAAACAATCTCTTTTAAACTTGGTTTCAATGTCTTTACCGGTGCTCCATATTCATATGTTGCAGATACTCCGCAGAAGGCTTATTATACCATTGAAAAAGGTACGCTTCAAGGATTAAGTCGCATTTATTTAGAGCAGGACGGCAATTTTGTTGCCGATATTACACCTACTTATAATAATGATGGGACTATTTCTTGGGATGCCTAGCATTCTGTATTGGACCGAAACAATATCTTTTGTGATAATATCGACATTCGATTTTGCGAGAAGGTAAATCTTACAGATAATCTTTATTATCCTTGGATTGAAACTCCATATGGAGACTCCGTGTATGGTGCTAATACAGTCACTTCAGATATTAAAGGCCGCGGATTTGTTACTCTAGTTGCTCATCTTCAGTATGGATATGAAGATATCCTTGATCCAAGCACCTGTACAGTACATTGGTTCGTTCAGGACCCCTCTGTAACTCAAGAATATGTGGAAAGAATGGGATGGGAAAAAGATGCTCACAACAACACTTATTTTGATTATGGAGGAGATGGTTGGTATCCTATTGAGCTAATGATAAACAATAGCGAAGAAGGTAGTGGCAATTATGATATTGATTTCAATACCTTAGTCGTTCGTCGAGATGCCGTTTAGTTTAAGAACAAGTACAAAGCGGTTATTGTTTATCGTGATATGTCAACAGACGAATAGCGAGAAATTACTCGTTGTTCCGTTGAACAGGAAATCGCTCGTCTTGACTCTATCTATGATCTTGAAATTATTCAAGAAACTGAATCAAATGGCAGAGATGTAACACTTCGCGTTATTAACCATAACAAGCCAGACAATAAAATCAATCCGGCGACGGGAGAGAATTATCCATATTGGTTTGGTACCTGGTGGTTAAAAACCCAGTCTGGAGCCTACTATTAGATCTCACAAGGCATTCAAGAAGGCAAAATTATTATCAATGATTTCTTGTTTGATGATGTAGCAACTTTTTATGTTCAAGCATATGACCCCGAGATTATCGACCCAAAACATGAGCATAAAGCTACTGCATAGTGCTCAGTAATTGCCGTTCTTGAAAAGACGATTATTACTGCAACTGATGGAGATTTATTAGTCGATTGGGTAGGTCGAGATACCTTTAATTATGACGCTTTAGGTACGATTCGAGGAGAAGCTGATAAATAGGACAATACCTTAATCCCCGTATTGCGCTGGGCGGATGGCAATATCACTGATTACCATTTTACAATTTTGGCGCCAGATGGAACTCCTTTAAGTAATAAAGAGTTCTATGATAAAACTAGCACTACTTAGGCTGGTAACGGATTTAATTGGGTTGATAGCTCAGGAAATCCGATGTGTATGCTTAAAAATATGTGGTGCGATTAGTTAAACGGCACTATTCACTTCCAACTTTAGTCGCAATATGTTGAAGATAGAGCAACAGCTGATAGAAATACTTTTAAAATCAGAGTAAATCTTCTTGATGGAACTTATTTCGATCTCACAAAGACTATTCGTATTTTAAAAGACGGTGACCAAGGGACGATCGGTAATGATTGGTCTGCTCCTATTCGTCCATGTAACTGGAAATACAGTGAGGATAAAGAAGAAGGCCCATACATTGAGGAATTAGATTATCCTGCGGTTTTGATTGTTAATAAAACTGCTGACGGAGAATGGGTTCAGAATAAAAATTTCCGAGTATTTTTAAGACCATTTGTTTATAAAAATGGTATCGCCTTGGAAAATCTTGACCCCTTTGAGGGATATTTCTGTAAGGTATATTGGGATGTACGTATGCCTGGTAGCGTAGCCGCAGCAGATGTTAAATATGCGTCTTGGTTGCGTTTGCACCATACCGATGGAGTACCTTCTGATATTGACAATCCTGGAGAACCTTATGGGCGTGATAAATCTTGGTATGAGACAGGTAATATTTAGTTGAACGGCGGCGCTGGAGACATCGCCCACTCTACTTGGGATTCTAAAGTAAATGAACGTGAGCAATAGCCGGATGGTCTGGTTGCTTTTACAATGTATCCTCGTCGTCAATACGAGGCAGAAGAAAATGAACAAAGCAATGCCAGTCATTTTGCGACTGAAAATTATGGCGCCCTTGAAGTAAGATTCTTTGATAATGCAAAAAATGGTACAAAAGCCGACCTTGAGCGTTGTATGTATCGCTTCATTGTTAAAGCACAAGTAGATATTATGAAGGGTCAATATGATCAGTAGACAAAGATGATTGAGACAGACGGCGATATTGAACGTATTGCTTCTATAACATCCTTTTGGCCCATTGATATTCTTTTTAATGAATCTGATATTATTTGGGATAGCACTGAAGCCGAATGGGTAGAGTGGAATGGTCCCATTAAGAAAATTGCAACGAATTGGCCACGCTTTGTTGAGTATAATGCATAGGGTTATGATCCAAAGAATCTTTCTCAACCTCTTTATTTTAAATTCGGTAATTTATTAGCAGAAGAAAAAATCAATTATAAAGCATACAACCTAACTCCATTAACTTAGACTATTGAACTAGTAAGAAACGATGTCACTCAGACAGATGAGCAATATTACAGAGCTAAGCAACATTTGAATTTAAGTGAGGGCTTTCATGGAGCTTTAGAGATTGATTTGACTGGCGGAGAAGGCCCATTTAAGAAGGGTCGATATATCCGAAATCAAGTAATGTATCTCAATGCTTATGGTAATGTTGATATCAATGGCTGGGATGGCCAAGGCATTGATATGAATGAAGAAGATGGAACTATCTTTGCGAACACCATAGGCGCGGGATATAAAACACCACAAACAAATTTGTTCACTGGCGTTCTAATGGGTGTTGACCGCTCTCAAAAGAAGAAAAATATTAAGGGATATGATCTTGACGAAGAGGCTTTGAAATATCGCCAATATATGACTGGTATTTTTGGCTATTAGGATGGTATTTCTTCTTTTGGTATTCTTGAAAACGGCACCGCTTATTTTGGGCGTGCGGATCGTGGTGGCCGCATCATTATCGACGGTACAAACGCTACAATTTATGGCGGAGGCAATGGTATTATGGATTCTCCAAGTATTGGAGACCCGATGTGGAATACCATGCGTCTTACTCTCGCCGATTTAAACCATACTACTTCACAATATGGTAAGAATATTGATGGTTATTACCATTACAACTTGAACGGGGAATACTTCTACTGGGATGAGGCCTCCGGCAAATACCGTAAACTTGAAGGACTTGGAGACGAGCCTTTATTCATGGGGATTAAAAATGAAGTTCCAAGTTTGAAATATATTGATCAGCTTCTTGAGATGCCTCAGTATAAGGATAAGATGGAAGCTATCACGACAATTTGGGAAATTGATTATACTCAGGTTTCTGCAGATGAATATCAATAGATTGTTGATTGGGGCTATGAACAGGCTTAGGAAATTGGTGATGCTTTGGCTAAGTATTTTACTCTTCAAGAAAATGGTAGTTACTTATTAACTGGTGACCCAGAGAAAACTGATATTGGTTTTATGACCCAAGGCTTTGATGGAAAATACTTTGAGCTTGATGCTGGCAATAAAGAGATTCCTAAAAACGCACTCCCTCAATGGTATGGACATCTTTGGCAAAGGGCTTATGTAAAGCCTGATGGAGCAGTACCATATTGGTTGGACGCCCTTGCTCAAGGTAGCGGTTCAGATGGATGGAAAAATCTTAACAAGTATCTGGATTAGGATGTTATAGATTAGCTAGATCCAGAATTAGGACTTGGGTATAATCCTGATGGTTAGAATTTTAGAATTAACTATTTTGGTCCTATTACAATGCCAGATCCCAATGATACTTCACATTTAATTTATGTAAACGAAGATTATGACCCAAAGGATCCTGATACTTGGGACGAGAGCGTATTCCAAGGCCTTGAAGACTATGTAAACGCTAATGCGGTGTTTGGTCCATTATTCAGAGCAAAAGCTGAAACCGATGATATTAAAGGACAAAATCCTTCAGTTTTAAAATCTCAACAGTTGTCTGGATTTGGCCCTTCAAGAGCTTCTACCACACCTGCTATTGAAATTGGCCAGCATCTACATGGATTAATGCCAGGTCTTATTGACTGGGATATGTATGAGGATGTTTTCCGTACTCTTGCAATTCCTGGTGATAGAAACTTCCTTGTAACTTACGATGGTACTCTTTGGGCAATGAACGGCGTCTTTATGGGAGCAGTTATTGGTTCCAATATCATCGGTGGTCGTATTCAAGGTGCTGAGATTGGCATCGGCGGCAAGATGGAAAAAGACCAAATGATTTGGACTCTTGACCCTCGTGTTACTGATGAAGCCAACAGAAAATGTCGTTATGAAGATCTGATTCCGCCAAGAGACATTAAGGTTAAACTTAGTGAGTTAATGCCTTATACTGGTGAGCAGCCTCGTGCTTTCTATGTTTCCTACGATGGATCTGTTTATGCTCAAAGATTATTTATCTATGGTGGTTCTATTGATATTGGCCGATTCCATATTTTAGGAAATATGCGGGATCCCGATACTGGCGATATAGTAGAAAATGATAGTGATGATTATGGGCATCTTGTATAGGCGGCGGAAAGTGATTTCATTGGTGTAACTCACTTTTATGGTAATGTTGGTATTGGTCCTTGTCTTGGTAAAAACGATTTTGCTGAAGAGTTTGGCTCATCTAAGGGTAATCTCTTCCAATCTCGTGGTTATGTGGCTCTTGGTATTCCAGTATTTGAAGGTGAAAATGCTCGAGTACATAATTAGTTTATTATTAGGATGAGAGATTCTAAGAAGGCTATGAGCGTTATTGATGATGTTGACTTTTATAGAGCTACAGATTATGATATCGGCCGCCCGGGGATTGGTGAGTCTGGCCATGATAATGTGGAACAATCTGCAATGTTCGGCCTGGATTCTGCTACTCGTCAAATTCCTTAGTCAGTTTAGGATGACGGATTTTTCCAAGGACATTTTTGGCCAATGCACTTTCATTTTGGTGGTTCATTAAAAATAAATGATGCCGCAAGCAAAGAAGATTAGAGTTCAATGACAAATGCTTACTTTACCACAATGGATATTTTCCAAAGTAAAGGCGCTACTGTTACAACTGGTACAGGAAATGACTTCTTGGATGGTAACAACTATTTCCGCGTAGGTCCATATGGTACTGAAGCTATTTAGATTTACATTAGAAAACGATTTTAGAGTCAAGACTCTTCTGAACTTCCTGCTCCTCGAAACGGTGAAGTAACTGATGTTGCAGATCCTGAAGGCCCAGACCAATATCTCGGTTGGATTGGTTTGACAAATCGTGCTGGTTATGGCGGTTCTAGCGGAGAGGGTATTACTCAGTTTACTGTTGGTATCAATACATGGTATACTGCACCAATTATCTTTAGTTCTGATGGTGAATCTGCTTGGTTAACTCGTGGTCATATCCACTTTTTAACTCAGTTCTATGGAAATTGCGCTGGACAAAATTAGACTTGGGGTTATGATGAAGGTCAGGTAGGCGGCTGTAATTATGGTGTCTATTTAAACATGGGTGGTAAATATAACTATGGCACACCTGATAGAGTAAAATCTAATGACTCGGCTAACAACGATTTCACGGTAAAGACCTCTCATGGCCGAATTAGACTTTCTATTGACTCCCGCGAACAAGAATCTGGTGGCTTCCCCGATCCATGGACAGCAGCCACGGCAATTCCTGGAATCGCCAGTGCAGGCGGCATTGAAATTGATCCCTATAATGCCAATGCTAAACGTCCTGGTTTGTGGATTTGGCTCGGTTATCCAGGTTCAGCAGCTTATCACGGCAAGAGTCCACAAGAGAATGATGAAGAAATTCATATTGTTCATAAAGGTAGTAACATTACTGGGGATTGTAAAACTGCTACTGGTATGCCAGAAATCTTAATTGATAAAGAAAACATTTATATGTATGCCCCTAAAAAGATTTTGATGAAATATGGTAAAACAGATTATAGTGCTCATATGTTAAAGGATGCAAATGCTGCCGGTGAAGCAGCCTCTGACGAACCTGCAATTATCGAAGGTAGTGAAGAGAATGTTTAGATTACTCACGAGAAAGAATTACATATCTATATTAACCAAGATAATTTAACAGGAAGTTCTGAGATTGCTATGTATCAAAACAAAATGGATATCACTGCTTCTAAATTGACTCTTTCTGGTGATGGTGGTTCTCCTCACGGCATTGCTAATGCAATGGTATTAAGTCCGGGTAGAGTTGATATGAGTGGATCTTACGCTGTTCCAGATAATCAATACCATATTTATGCTCGTTTCGGATAATAAAGAAAGGCACCCGTATCATACGGGTGCCTTTTTATTTTTTATATAAGAGAGAGCTAATTCGGTCAATTCCGACCTTGCGATTTTGTTAGGCATTTTCCAGTAAAGGTAGTTGTTTACAACTTGACTCGGTGTTGTTTTAGAAGTGGCTTTTCGCGGCTTCCAAAACTTATCTCCATACCTACCGAGCATAATTTCGCCTATCTCGCTATAAATGATGCCCATATCAACCATACTAAGTAAGTCCTTCTCCATAGGACTTAAATATCGGTCGATACAATCCATTGACCATACATTCCAAAGGTGAGAATATGACCCAAGTGCTTTTCCTCCGCGGGAAGCTCTTTCGCTATCTCTTAGATTAGGTTCTTTTAGAATAAATCGCCAAACTTTGATCCAAGAATCTGGGAGTTTAATCCCGAATAATGACCTTTGACGCTTTATTTTCTACCATTGAGCCTGGGTCAGACCTTTAACCCATTCTTCTGGTATCTAATCTATTGTTTGTAAACACATATTTGCAGAGGCTTTGGAGTCGCTTGTTGGCGTTACGAGTTGGTCGATTTGCCATTGCTCAAGGCCATCATAGGCGACAATCTTAGGGTCATCGCACATAAGGGCAATCTCACCATTGCCGCTAATGACTGGATTCATAAAGGACTCCTTTCTTTATTTTCTAACTATATTATAGCATAAAAATTTTTTTATTGCAACTTATTTTATTTAAGGTATTATAAAATAATTTTTATTTTGAACGATGAAGCAAAACCCAAGGCCATAGGGATCTACAAAGGATTTGCCTCGTCGGAGCAAAAGGATATTATAAAGGAGACATTCATATGAAAATTGACTTTAACGCGGTACGCGATTTGTACCGCCCAAATCAGCAAGCTGTTTCCAAAGGTAACGGAAAATATTTCTGCACTTGCTGTAAAAAGACTTTAGACGAGAAGCAATTCTTTAAGACCTCTCGTACAGACAAGCATCCTACTGGAGTGCTTCCAGAGTGCAAAACTTGTCTGGCAATGAGGGTCGATGATACTGACCCTATGACCTTTTTACCAATTCTAAAAGAAGTTGATGTGCCATATATTCCAAGTGAGTGGCGCAAACTTCTTATGAAAAAAAGCGCAAAAGCTGGATCTATTGTTGGTAAATACATCAGTATGATGCATTTGAACCAATATAAGAAATATCGTTGGGCAGACTCTGAAGCTAAGACCAAAGAGGAAACTGAATCTTTGCTTGCCGCTATGCGTCAAGAAACAGATAGCGAAAGTGAAGCAGAAGCCAAGGTTGAAGAAATGCTGAACTTTGGCGATATTGCACCTCAAAAGCCAGCTCAGGCTATGGTTACCGCACCAGATATGTCTGCGCTTTATGGCTTGACACCAGAGACTTCAAAGTATAACTTGACTCAAGAGGAAATCAATGAGTTGAAAGTAAACTGGGGTGAAGATTATACTGAGGACCAATACCTCTATATGGAGCAAATGCTTCAAGATATGATGGAGTCTTATGTTATTCAAGATCCAATCGCCATTTCAAATGCACGCATGATTTGCAAAATGACTATGAAGATGAACAAATACGTCGATATTGATGATGTGGCTTCTGCATCTCAAATCGGTCGTCAGCTCGATATGTTCATTAAATCCGCAAATTTGGCGCCTGTTCAGCAAAAAGACCGTCAGCATACCACTTTTGCTATTTCACAGTTGGCCTTCTTGGTTGAACGTGAGGGCGGTTTTATTCCAGAGTTCTATGTCGATCAGCCTAATGATAAGATTGATTAGGTATTGAGAGATATGCAAGAATATACCGAGTATCTGGTACGCGGCGAATCCAATATCGCGGAAATGGTAGAGAATACTGAGGCAATTTTGGCTCAAGATCCACTTCCAAATGCGGTCGAAGACTATGATGATTTCGCAGCTCTCGAGCGCGAATTGCTGGGTGATATTGCTGATATTGAGGAGGGACAAGGTAATGCCACTACCGATTAAGAAGAATAACCAAAACAATCTTCTTACTCGCGTAGTTAGCAAACAAGAAATCCTTGATAATATCGAAGAATATCGAAAAGCAATATCATTCTATCGAGCTTATCCAGATAAACTTGTTGATATGTATATTCAGGCGTCTGGAGAAGATTGTACTTTCAAATTATTCCCATACCAGCGAATCTTTTTGCGCGCAATGGCAAGATATAAGGATGTATTCTTAACATTCAGCCGTGGTACTTCAAAGTCTTTTATTGACGACCTTTGGAATATGTTGGAGTGTATTCTGTACCCCAACACTAAACTGGCTATTGCCGCTACTACAAAGGGTCAGTCAGCGGCCATTTTGGAGTCCAAAGTTTCAGAAATTCTTACTTTGTTGCCAATCTTGCGCTTTGAGATTAGAAAAACAGAGAAAGTTAAAGACCAGTTCACCATTTACTTTAAGAATGGTTCTCAAATGAGCAACCTCGCCGCCAAGCAATCTTCTCGTGGTCTGCGTTTCACCGGCTTAACTCTTGAGGAGATTATTGAGGGCGATCCCGATATTATTCAGGAAGTTATTATTCCTACACTTGCCATTCAGCGTCGTGCAGCAAATGGTGAATTTAATAAAGCCGAGACCATCTCTCAGTAGAAAATTTGCGTTACAACTGCTGGATTTAAGGATACTTATGCCTATCATACTCTGATTAGAACATTGTTACGTCAGTTGACAGAGCCAAATAAAGCGATTGTGCTGGGCGGCTCTTATAAAATCCCTATTATTGCAGGATTGCAGAATATGGACTTTATTCGTCAGCAGAAGATGAGTGGCACATTCAATCCTACTTCTTTTGGTCGCGAGTATTTGAGCCGCTGGTCCAGTGGTTCTGAAAATGCTTACTTCGCGGCGGAAACATTTGATAAATACCGTTCTCTTCAAGAGCCTGTATTTGAGAGAGAAAAGAACCTTGGTAAAGGTGTAGATTATGTATTTGGCATCGACGTTGGCCGTTTTTCTGACCAATCCGAAGTTTGTGTGTGGAAATATATCCCACAAACAGGAACTACCTCTACAAAGCATCTTGTCAACATCTACTCTTTCGAGCAAATGCACTTCGCGGAGCAAGCAATTGAAATTAAGCTGCTCTATGAAAAATATCACCCAAGAGCAGTCGTCATCGACGGCGCGGGCGTTGGCGCCGGCCTAATTGATGAATTGATTAAATCCCAAGTAGATGTGCGCACTAATCAGTTTTTGCGCCCTTGGGGTGTAGCCAATGACGACAAAGGCTACTACAATCAATTTAAGAGCGCGGATATGATTCCAAATCTACTCTATATTATTAAGGCAAATGCTCCATTCAATACGGAAATGTATGCTAATCTGCAAACACAGTTGACCACTGGTAAATTGCGTTTCCTTATTGATGAACGCCAGGCTAAGATGAAGATGGATGCCAGCCGTGCTTTAAAGTTCAAAGATATGACTGAAGACGATAAAGCAAACTGGATTGTGCCATTTATGCAGACATCTATTTTGAAAGATTAGATGATTAACTTGGAAGAGAAGCATGAAGGCGTAAACATTATTCTTGATCGTACAAATAAGAACATTAAGAAGGATAAAGTGTCTGCTATGGGCTATGCTCTTTGGTATATTAAAATAGAGATTGATGATCGTGCTTTGATGCGTCAAGCAATCTCTTGGGACCAGGCTATGAAAATTGCCGGTCGCCGAGATGGATAGAAGTCTATGCGCTCTCGTATTACTTTAAAGGGTAATGGACAGTACACTTCTAATCTACGAAAGAGAAAGAAATAATTTTATTTTTGATGTTATAAAATGCTTTATATAATAAAGCGATGACAAGGAGGAACATAAATGCCTTGGCAAGAAAATGACCATCCTTCCATCATGGAGCGAAAGGCAGCTATGCTTCTTGATTAGGGAGACATTTTGTATGTTACAGAATTTTCTTTCCCTGATTTGAAATCAGACCGAGGCATCCCGCTGCGCTTTGATTTTGCTATTTTTGAATCTCCAGAGGATATGGAAAAAGAAAGACCAAAGTTTCTTTTGGAAATGCAAGGCGAATAGCATTATAAGCAAAAGTTCCAGACTAAGGAAGGCTTTGCAAGATAGTAGGCTAACGATAAGAGAAAGCGTTCCTACTGCGCGGTTAAAGGTTATACTTTAGTCGCAATTCCGTACACTGAGTACAATTCAATGACACTTGACTCCATTTTGGAGTAGGGTAAATACTTTGATTGAGAAAGGAGGGCAATATGGATAAACCTATGTTTAAGCGCGTCAATGCTCCGCGCCCACCAATGGACTTTGGTTTGTTAAAAGTCCGTAAAATGACTATTAAACCGGCTGAGGCTATTATTTATAAAGAGGATAGCAAGGGCCGCAATTCTGTTGACTGGACTCGACAGACACATGACAAAATAATCGAGACAACTAAGGGCACAGATTTGAAGCAAATTCGTTCTCTGTCAAAGTATTTCTTCCAAACTAATGGTGTCTATGCTCGTGCTGTTCGTTATTTGGCGGATATTTACAAATATGACTTTCTGCTTTATCCAAATCTCGATCTTGATTTAGAAATGACAGACGAGTTTAGCGACAAGATTCTAAAGAAATTCAATGTGTTACTCGAGCACTTTGATAATTCGGCAATTCAGTTAATGTGCCGTAAATGGGCAAATGCGGTTTGTATTGAGGGCTGCTATTATGGTTACATCTGTGATGATGTAAATGATAAACTTGTTGTCCAAGATTTGCCTGTTGATTTCTGTCGCTCCCGTTTTCTTTATAAGGGAATGCCTCTCGTGGAATTTAATGTCCAATACTTTGATAAAGTAACTTCTGATCAAAAGTATAGAGAGAAACTTCTCGGCCTTTTCCCTGAAGAGTTCCAAGTTGGGTATCGTAAATACAAAGCTGGTAAACTCCCTGCTGAAGAGCAAGGCGATGATGCTGGCTGGATTCTGCTGGATATGAATCGCTCATTTAAGTTCAACTTTAATGATGAGGATATTCCGCCTTTCCTATATGCGATTCCTGATATTATTGGACTTGATGAAGTAGAAGATCTTGAGAAAGAAAAGCTGCTTCAGCAAATCCAAAAGATTTTGATTCAGAAATTTGAACTTGACCAGAATGGCCAAATTCCATTTACTATGAAAGAACTTCAACAGTTAAACCAAAATGCCGTAGATATGGTTGGAGACGCTGTCGGAGTAAGCGTATTGTCTACTGTTGCAGAAGTCTCTCTTGAAGATTTAGCAACAAGTAGTGGTACTGAATCTCAAAATAACCTCGAAGCCGCTCAAAATAGCGTTTATAATGCCCTTGGTATTTCAGCCAATTTGTTTAATACCGATGGCAACCTTGCTCTTGAAAAGTCAATCATTATTGACGAGGCCTATATTAAGCCTTTGCTCCTGCAATTTGAGCAATTCTTTAACCGCTATCTTGAGTGGAAGTTTAATAAGAAAGATTTGAAGTTCCGCATGAAGATGCTGCTCACTTCTATCTTTAATTCTTCTGATATGTCCAGTAAGTATGAGAATCTTACAAAGATCGGCTTCAGCCGCTTCCTGCCAATGGTTGCCCTTGGACATACTCAGAAAGAGGTTATCTCTATGGCAAAACTCGAACAGCAGATTATGCAGCTTGATGCTTATATGCTGCCTCCATTTAGCTCCAATACTATGTCTTCTGATACTTGGAGTGATATTAAGGCGCAACAGCAGCAAATTCTCTCTGGTGGTAAAGTTACACCCGTTGGAGGTCAAGCCGATACTGCACGTTCTGGCTCTGTAACTTCAGATTCTGATGGTGGCGCCGGCCGTCCGCAACTACCAAATGATAAGAAATCTGATAAAACTATCGCAAATTAGGCGGCACAAAACTGATAAAAAGGAGAAATAAACATGACAACTGTTAAGAAAACTCTCACTACCAATGAATTGCAGAATACTGCAAATGCCCTCTTTTCTGCTTGGGAGGCTAATAAGAATGAGACAAAACTTCAAGTAGTGCAGATGTACAATTTGATTAAGTTAAAAAAGACTTTGCAAGAAGAGGCAATTAAATTGTCTGAAACAGTAACTACTCTGGCTGAACAAGTTGGCGGAGAGCGTTTGCCAAATGGCAGCTTAAAAATTCCAGATGATAAAATTGACGAAGTGAATGAGGCACTTGGCCAATTATCTGATGAGGCTATCGAAATTGAGTATACTCCTATTCAGGTGACTAATGAAGATTCCCTTCCTATTGCAATTCTTGAGCCTTTGATGGAGTTTATTGAAGTTGTTGAATAATCACAGTTAAGGAGGAGAATTATGGCAACATTATATCCTCCCGTTCTTGAAGCAAAAGCGCAGGCTATTCCTTACTCCGAAGTTGCTGGTTTAGATAACTACTATAATATTGAATTTAAAATGCCCGATGTCAATCCTATTGAGGACATCGGGCATATTCAAGTATCTATCAAGTATTAGTCTACTAACGAAGCGGCAGTTAATAGGGATAGATCACCCGATGGGAATGTATTATATTTTAATCGAGAAGAATCTCATAATTATTTCCATAGAAAGGATAGCGGAAACTATGAGATTTCCATTCCTTACTTTTGCTTTGATGGCGGGCGTCCACAACAGGGAACTACTTACTGTGTACAAGTAAGATTTGGTAATGATGTCTTGTGGACAACAGGCTCCGGTATTAGCGACCGCGATTTTGGTGGATTTGCTGCCTGGCGTGCGCGTTCAACAAGTGCGATACCTTCATGGTTTGGGGAATGGTCTAATGTCCAGACAGTGTATTGCTATGGGTCAGCGGCGGTTTCTTTAACTGCAAATTACAATGATTTTATTCCCGAATTGGAATATCGCTATGCTCCAGTTCTGGATGATCCTTTGGAATAGATTAAAATTGTATATGAATATGCTGATTTGTATGGTTCTACTTTTAATACTTTGGTATTTAATGGATAGCGTCAGCAGGATGGAGTTTATACTTTAAAAGTAAAACTGCCCATCGCTCCAGTTCAAAGAATATTAGTTTCATTAGAAGCTATTACCAAAAACAATACGATTCGTGGCCGAACTCTTACTATTGTACCTTTAAAGTACAGTAAAGTTTTTCCAGTATTAAAATCCGAAGATCCTGATACTGGAGAACGTATTCCTTTGATTGAAGAGGCAAAATTATATGGAGAAGAAAATGAGGATGGCTGTTTGGCGAAAACTGTATCTATCCCAGAACTTCCAAAAAAGCCAGATGGTACTGTAATTCCCGATGACCCAGAAGTATATTAGGAAGGAAGCACTTTGTCAATTTATCGAGCAAATATTTACTCTTTAGAGACTATTAAGGTTATCGAAGGATTAAATGCTGCTCGTGGAGCAAAGATTACTTTCAGAGACTATTCTGTAGAAATGGGAGAAGAGTATCAATATATTGCAGTATTAAAGAATGCTGACGGTATTGCCTATGCTTTAGTTGAAGATATTTATGACTGGGGTTATGATAATCCTGGTTATGGTCGGCTAATGCACATGGACTCCGTTTTCTTAACTACTCGTAATCATTAGTTGCGTTTACAAGGAAATGTAAATATTACAGCTTTTAAGCGCAATACTCAGGATTAGTTCCAAACGACTTTAGGTTCTCAATTTCCATTTTATCAAAGAAGTGCAAAAACCAATTATAGAACTTTTACTCTTAGTGGATTAGTAACGGCGAATCATGATCCTACAGGCTCCTTTTTGCGCAATGATAATGAAAATGGATTATGGTGGGATGATGATAATGGTTCTCGACTGGTAATCTTGAATAAAGATCTTTATTCAATAAAACAATTTTCTATTTCTCGCGCAAGAATGAGAGACTTTTTGCAAAAGAATGATAAATTGGCGGCTCTGGATGAAGTTAATAGAGACGAAATTTTTGAAACTGAAGATTTTAATTAGGATTACTATGGCGGCCAATTCGGACCAATGACAGTATTTGATGACTATTTGCATCGCAATATTATACGGTCAGGGTCTACCGAAAAAACTGATGAGAATATTTATTTTGAAAGAAAATTCAGAGATTTCGTAATGCTTTGGCTTGCCGATGGAAAACCAAAGCTCTTTAGGTCTGAAACTGAAGGTAATATGATTGTAATGATTTCAGGAGCATCTTTTACTCCTCAGGATAAATCTAATAGAATGGTATATAATTTAAGTTGTACTGTTACAGAAATCGCTGAATATAACCTTGAAAACCTGATCAATTATAATCTAATGCCTTTTGTTTTTTAGACTTAGTTAATTACAGGACTGCCTCGAGATCTTACATTTGGATCAGTAGTTGACAAACAAGATTATTTAGCTATCATTGGTTTTGATAGGACTTTGGAGCCTTATTTTACACTAGATTAGAGTACTGGTACTTATATCGTAAATAATAATGCGGATTTGGGGAAATTAAATGATGTAATAAATTAGGTTAATGAATATACTTATGTTCGCGGCGATCTTGACCCCGCCGTTTATGATGGATTGATTTATCAATATAATAAAATCTATAATATTCCAGATTCTTTGGCCGGAACTCCTATAAAATCAATTTAGACGATAGCTGCGGTTAAGGGTGGAAGTGGAGACTATAATTTTAGCGTAGTATCTCCTACTTATTTACCTTCTGGATTAACTTTAAACCCCAACACTGGTGAAATTAGTGGTACCCCTGTTTCGACATCTTTAGACCCCATCCCATCTCATCAAGTTACTTTATAGGTTTATGATAATGTTACAAAAGAATTTGCTCAAATGACAATTACTGCTGGCATTATTTATCCTCAGTTGACTTTTAAAGAGATTGGTGTTTCTATTGCCGAAGAAAAGGTGGGGACTAATATCGCTCCTATCAACTTATCTAGTTATGTTAGCGGTGGTTTAAAATTTAGTTATACTGAAACGGGAAGCGATTTTGATTATATCTGGAGTGCAGAAAATCTTCCAAAAGGCTTTACTATCAATAATTACGGAGTAATCACCGGCGCATATACTGAAGTGGTTGAACCTGGAGAAGCGGTTATCCAAGTGGTAGATGCTGCCGGACAAGTGGCTACTAAAGCTCTTCAATTTGGACAAGGTTATTTTCCAATTTATTTCTATCCAAGTATTAACTTTAATGTTGGATATTCAGAATAGGGAGTTCCAATTAAAGAAGTAGATGTATCTTCTGGGGTAAGTGGTGGTAAACAAAATATTACGTCAGAATACCCGCATGGATATAAATTTAGTGCAGAGGGATTACCTGCTGGTATTACTATTGATCCAGGAACTGGAATTATATCTGGTGCTCCATTAAATTAGGGAAATGCCGTTACTGCAACGATTACAGCTACAGATTTTGATACTCCAACGCCATCATCTGCGAGTATTACAATTTTAATTTAGGCACAACTTGAAAAATTTGAGTTTCTTGATGTTACTCATAGATTGGATATAGACCCAGGAGGAGATGACCCATCTGGTGGTGCTGGAGCTTTGGCCCCTATGCAGATTGGAACAGTTATTGATCCTATTCAAGTTTATGTCCAAGGCGATCCTGATAAAGATGACCCTGATGAAGTAATCACATACGATATGGCCGAAGTTCGTGGTGGTTTGAGATATGTCGACCGGCCTTATTATCGTTTTTCTGCTGAGTACCTCTTGCCTGATTTTACTATCGACAATTACGGTAAAATCTCAGGCAGAGCGTAGGTAGCTTCAGAACAGAGAGTTGGTATTCTTAAGGTTTTTGATGCTCGTGGAGAAATGAGATATGTCAATATCAATATTGCTCCTATCTCTGCTCAATTAACTTTTGATCCTAGCGAAGATTATCGCTTATTCGATACCTTTGTATATTCAAATAACGGAAACTATTATGTTCGTATTCCTTTAAGTGATATTAAAAATGGTAAAGCGCCATTTAAATTCACTTTTAGAGATTTACCTTCTGGTATTGAAGGACGTATTGAGCAAAATCCAGACACCTTAGAAGAATACATTGAGATTGGTCCTCCCGATGGAGCAACTCAATGGCCAACTGCACCAATGTCTGCTGGATATATAACCATTGAAGTTGAGGATACTCCAGCGAACGCAGAAGATTTGCCAGAAAAAATTCAAATTAAGATCCCAAGAGGAGTTATTGTCCCTGAGCTTAAATGGAATTAGCAAATTACTACTCTGCCTTCCCTGAGTGATGGTCAACAAAAGAAGATTTATTTCTCTGGAGTAACAGGAGGTATTTATCCCTATACCGTTACAGTAATATCTGGAGACCTTTCTCCATGGATTATCCGACAAACTGAAGGCGCGGAACAAGACCCAAATATGTTCTATTTTGAAGGCACAGGTAATGGAGCTACAGCAGGAGGTTCTGTTGAAGTTCAAATTACAGACGCCTCAGGTCAAAGCAAAAGAGTAGTATTCGATAAAGGAGAAACTTTTGACAAGTTGACCTTTAGTTTGAAAAACTCCTTTGGAAATTATGACTTATTAGCAGGAATTTCATAGGTACCAGGTAAAAAGTCGTCTATTCCTGTTATTAGCGGTAATGGCGGATAGCCACCCTATACTTATGAAGTTATTACATCTTCAGTCAATGAAATCGTCCCAGGGCTAAGAATTGATTCTTCGGCGGGCACTATTTCTGGTATACCAACTGAAATCGCAAATCCTGCTGATATGACCGCTCGTTTTAGAATTAAGGATAACACTGGTAGTTATGGTTCTTGGGATGGCGTAGAACAATGGTTCTCTCCAATGGTAACAAATATCGTTGAGCCAGCGGATGGTATTACATCTCCTTATGCTGAACGAAATCTTAAAATTCAAGAATGGTATAGCAAGAGATTTTTCAAAACAAATAGTAACCGAAAAATTATTTATACAATGACGGGCACTTTGCCAACTGGCTTAAGTTTTAACAACGGAGTGATCAGTGGTACCGTTACTGCTATTGGAGAAGAAAAGCGCGTAGTGTTAACAGCTACTGTTCCAGCAGATGACTTTAATCCCACTGATTAGGTTACTACTATTGAAGTAATCTTCCCCGCAATTGCAGGATATTTGAATTATGTAGTAGTGCCCGCAAATCTGCGCTTGGTTCTGCAACAAGGCGTTGCAATGCCTTAGACTAGTGTTTCAGACGGACTTTCTGGTGGTGTAGCTCCATATACCTGGAGTATTAGTGGAGGTCCAGTAGGAGTAAGGATCGAATGGGATACTTTAGATACTTCTAAGGCTTATTTAGTAGGAACTCCTACTGAATTAGGAAGCAGCGGCAGTATTACTGTAACAGTAACTGACGGAGCGAAGTAGACAGCGAGTATCTCTTTCAACTGGGTTGTTTATGAGCCTCTCATTTTCCCAGATAGCCCAGCTTTAGATATTCCTCCACAGTAGGCATGGACAGAAATTGAAGCTATTGATATTCCAAAAACAGTACAAATCACGGGTGGATCTGGAGATTTTGTATTTAGTGCAGATGCTAACATTTCTCCTTATTTTTGTAGTGCTTCTGGTCTAATCTACGGTAATTCTCAATCAAAGTCTTAGCCTGCTAGAAATTGTGTGATTACGGTAGAAGATAGAGTTACCGGATTAACGGCGCAAGTCACCATAAACGTAGGCGAAATCACTGGAGCAATGAGCTATGATGGAAATCCTTCTATTCCAGCAGGAACTATTAACACAGCTATTCCACAAATTGATTTAAAGAAAGATATTACTGGCGGCGGGACACCGATCTTTACTTTAATTTCAGTTCCTGATGGATGGCTTCCAAATTCTGTAAAAGTGGACTCTTCTACTGGTATTGTAACTGGTACTCGTCCCGCAACAAACGCAATGGCCGGAGAGGTTGTAGTTAGTGTCGCAGATTCTGCTAGTCCAACTACTTAGATTACAATTCGGATTCCAGCGGGAGCCGTTAGCGGAGAAGCATTAACTTATACTCCAGATGCTACGGCAAGAGCAATTCCAGATGGAAGAGTAAATACAGGTGGCACAGTGAATATTAAGCCCGGCTTTACTGGCTTAGCTGCTCCTGCATTTACCATTACCTCTATGCCAGCAGGCTGGCGGGCGAATAGTATAACTATTAGCACAGATGCTGTAATTACTTATAGCCGCCCCGCAGCTGCTTGCGCGGCAAGTGAGCTGAAAATTAGAGTTACCGACTCTGGGCAAACTATTGATATTACAATACCTGTTGGTGCAGTAAGTTAAGGAGGAGCTTATGGCTGATTTTATGAACGATAGATCTTTTTTATTAAAGCTCAATTAGCATAAAGTCAGAGAATATTTAGCGGCAATTATGGTTCTCGATTTTGAAACAGAGAATCCTATTGCTCGTCTTGAAGGCAAGGTAGTTAGCGGCTCCATGACGGTAGCCGCTAACTCTGCTGTAAGAAAAACGTGTTCTTTAACCATTGTTTTCGATGAGGACACAAAGAATATTACTGACATAAATAATTTGATTGCTATTGATAAAAAGATCTCTTTGTCTTTAGGATTAAAAAATCCTTTTTATCACTTACCTCAATACGTACAGTATGGAGAAGAGCTTTGGTTTAAGCAAGGACTTTTTGTTATTACAAGAGCTTCTTCTTCCATTTCAGTCTCTTCTGCATAGGTAAGTATTGAATTATAGGACAAGATGGCATTTTTAAATGGAACTTGTGGAGGCACTCTCCCCGCTAATACCAGTTTCCACGATAGAATTATTTATGATAAAGACGGGAACTATACTACTGAGTATCCTTTGATTAAAGAAATCATTTTTGAAGCCGTCAATCATTATGGCGGAGAGCATCCTTCTCGTATTGTAATTGAAGATGTCCCAGATGTCGGTCGTAAAGTTGTAAGATGGCGAGGCAGCACTCCGATCAATTTTCAAAGTGAAATAGATGCTAAGAACAGTGGGCGTTCTTTCGTTATTGCCGCACCTCCCGTTACCGGTTTTGAAAATACTTACTATCAAGGAGATTTAGTAGGTTATAGAGAAACGCCTTTAACTTATCCTGGAGAACTCATTTTAAAAATGGGGTAGACAGTAACTAATCTCCTTGACGAAATTGTCTCCACTCTTGGAAATTATGAATATTTCTATGACGCAGAAGGGATTTTTCATTTCAGATAGATTAAAAATTATCAGGCAACGGGAGTTACTCCTTTGAATTACGACCCAACAATTACAGTAGAGGTCGTAGATTCTTAGGGCAACATTTCTCAATAGACTCAGGATTTAGATAAATCTTTATAGAGTCTATATTTCCCAAGATATACTGACGATGCTTTTATCAATGAATTTGCAGATTAGAATTTAGTAACATAGATCGGCTATAACCCAGATTATTCAAAAATAAAGAATGATTTTATTTGTTGGGGAACTAAGCAAGATGATTCTAACAGCGAAGTAATGGTAAGATATCATTTAGCGATTGATGTTCGGCCAAAAGATATACCAAAACCTGTTACAGAAGAAGAGATTGAGGTAATTAGAGATAACTATTCTTTATGTCATAAGACTATTCGTAAAGTGATGAATAAAAATGATGGAACTATTTCTCGCTATGCGGTAGAGAATGCTTACATTCCTGATGAAGTCAATGAGACCTGGGGAGAAGTCGCTGCTTTAAGTCTCGATGAAGCATTTCCTGATTTGGATGCCTCTTATCATTTTAATTGGAGAGAAGAACTATACCGTCGGGCATTATTGGCATATGGAACTTCTACTGAAGGCTCTTATTATGATGAAGAGTTAATGGCCGAATGGCGAAATATTTTTGATCCGTCTAGCACTTGGGATTTAAAAGGGATGGATTCTTTCCAGAGAAGTTGGGAAGACCATTTTGGAGAAGATAATGACGAGACTCCTTGGGCAGGTTATACCGTTGATGTAAAAATCGCTCCAGAAAAATTGCGCTATTGGTTGGATATTATCGACACAAGCGCAGGAGTCGGCGTTTATGGAGTGAATAGAATTGGTCGCCGGACTATCGCGTAGGAAAATACTAAAATCAATCAAGTCTTTGAAGGAGAAATTCCTGATTTAGTATTTATTGAAAATACTGGCCAACCCCAAGAAATGATTGAAAACACTTAGTATTATATCTCTATTGGATAGGCGTATTCATTCGTAAATCCAGATTAGCTACAGTACTTCCAAGAAGTTAATTCTTTTGGCACCTGTTATGAATCTGTTCGTGCAATGCTGTATAATAATCTAATTTATAATGCAACGGCATCTTTAACAACCATCCCCATTTTATATTTAGATGTTAATAAAGTCGTTCATCTTAATTTCCCAGAATTGGGGGTAACAGGAGACTTTGTGATTAACAATATTTCCATGCAATTTGGAAACAACCCCACTATGAGCTTGTCACTCAATGAAGCCATTGTTATGGTTTAATTTCAAAAAATTTCAAAAATTTTATTTTTATCATTACAAAATCCAGTATATGTTGAAACGAAAATGCGATGCAGGAGAAAATTTGTCGTGAAAAATTTTATAACTTTTTTATTTTTGATTTTATAAAATGTTATAATAGTAAGTCTGGAAAACGAAATCAAGAAATTATTCCGTTTGCCAGCGTATCACGACAAAGAAAGGAGGAACTTGATGGAATCACAGGCAATTGTGAATACCATGGAAGTTCTGGAAACCAAGCCGATTAACGAGCTTGTTACCGAAGCTACCATTAAGGTATGTTATGTTTCAGAAAATCCCAACCAGAACAATACTGTGATTAACAAAGAGGTTGGTCGTCAAATCGCTGCGACCCTTCCTGGCGCTCCTGTAGTAGGCTTCTACGACAAAGAGTCCGGTGACTTTGTTCAACATAGCCGTAAGGTGACTATTTCCAATGGTCAAGTGAACATTGAAGATATTACAAAGCCCTATGGTTTTGTAAGTTTTGATGCTCCTTGGTATCAAGACTTTATGGAAGATGGCCAAGTCAGAACTTATCTGATGTGTAAAGCCTATCTATGGACTCGGCAATACGAGGAAGCCTCCCAAGCATTGAATAAAGGGCAGTCAATGGAACTCGATGAGCAAACCATGAGCGGCTACTACGAAGGCGATGTTTTCGTTTTTACTGCCGCTACCCTTGACAAGCTCTGTATTCTTGGTGATGCTTATGCACCCTGTTTTGAAGGGGCTAAGATAATGTCCTCTTATACTAAACAGTATGAGAGCCTTGCTGAGCAAGTGGAGAATATCTTAGGAAGGAGGTATTACGTCATGAATGGGCAACTTCAGCCTAAGCCTGAAAAGATTACTCTTGAGTACGCTCTTCAGCTTGGCTGGAATCTGACTGACGCAGTATATATGCAGCTGCGCAATCGTGGAGCTGAGATGAAATACGACATTCAGGGTATTTACTCTGAGGGCGGCACCATCTTTGTTATTCTCCAAGATCGCGAGTCTCTCGAATATGTACGCGTGAATCTGACTATCACAAGCGAAGACACTGTTGAGCTTGATAGTGAGATGCAGGCCGTAAGACAGACCTGGTCTGTTAAGGAGCCTCCTGCTCCCGAGCCTGTTGAGCCACTTGGTGGCACTACTGTAACTGCAACACAAGATCCCGCTTCTACTGCTTCTACTGGCGCTCCTGCTGCTCCTGCAGCTACTCCTGAGCCTGCACCTGCTCCTGCTGGTGCTGGAGTCTTTAAGAAGAAAAAAGATGACGAAGACGAAGGAGAAGGAGAAGGCGATGATCCAAAATCTGATGACGGCGACGGAACCGATGGCGGAACCGATGATGGCGGAACCGATGATGGCGGAGACGACGACGACAAGAAGAAAAAGAAGAAGGGAAATTTCGCAGCAGATGGCGATGGAGATGATCCAAAGCCAGAGGGCGTCGAAGGAATCCCTGACCCCGCAGTCGGGAATCCAGATCCAAGCGACATTCCCGGAGCAGCAACTTACTCCACAAACGGAGAGGGCGGCGAGCCAAGTGCTGAACCTGCCGCTGACCCAGAGCCTACTGAGCCTACAACACAGTTTAGCACAGAGCCTGCTGCCGAGCCTGAAGGCACTCCAGCAGTCGATTATGCTGCAGTGATTGAGGATTTGAAGTCTCAAGTTGAAACTCTTACCAATGAGCTGAATGGCTATCGTGCCAAAGCAGCCGAGGAAGAGAAAGAAAAGAAACAAGCAATGGTAACATCTTACAGTGAGATGCTCACTGAGGAAGAGATGAAGCCTGTTGTAGAGAAGCTCGACGAGTATTCTCTCGATGAAATCGAGTCCAAGTTCGCTGTAACTTACGCTCGTAAGCAGAAGAACAGCGGACATCCTTCTACTGGATTCCAGGTTAGCGTCGCAGGCGCTGCTGCAGTAGATCACTCTCTGGACGGACTCCCTGAATTTTTCATTCAGGCCTTAGAGCTTGACAAGAAGAAAGAACTGAAAATTTAATCAGTTTTTCTTGATAAAAAGGTTATAAACTTTTTTGAAAGGAGATACAAAGTAATGCCTGCTACTTTTGTAAAGACCGAAGGCAAGTATGGCCAGGTTGAGGCTAATCGTCTTTCCGGTATTACCTTCGGTTACATTGAGGCCCAGGCTCCCGCTTATGAGGACGCTGGCGCCGCAACACCTATTGCAGAGCTTGAGAACGGTATGTTCCTGTGTGTAATCCCCGACACCACTGAGACTTCTCCTATGGGCCGCATCGCGGTTCTGCCTGGGGCTGCACCTGCTACTGCAAAGCCTTACCTCGTATACTCTGAGAAGAAACTGTATGACGAGCGTATGGGTTATTCCGATTTCGTTGATCGTGCTGCCGATAAGGTGGACGGCCTTCTGTATCCCAAGCTGATCGGTATTGTGCCCGACAACGATGCTTACACCACAAACACTATCAACGAGGAGCCTGATTCCCTGGCAGTCGGCGACGTACTGTACATTGGCAATGATGGTTACCTGACTAAGACCAAGGGTACCAATACTACTTATCAGTTTGAGGTCACCAAGGTCTACACTATGCCCGATGGCCAGCCCGGCGTTAAGCTGATGAGCAAGGCCATGGGAGCCTAATTGAAAGGAGGATTTACAGATGGCTTTCGTATATGCTGATAACCTGGCTCTTGCTAAGGTACTGATGTCCAAGAAGAATCCTTCTGGTAAGTACTCCTTGAACGGCCAGGAAGTTTCCTATGACTCCCTGAACGATACTCTTCAGGCTAACCTGAAAGAGATCGCTGGCACTCCACAGCTGTGGCGTGAGAACAAGAACACTGTCTTCTCTCTGATTGAGCAGACTCTTGATACCGTAATGCCCAAGAACGTTCTTGACACTTATGGTATGTTTGCCGATGTAACTACTATCGCACAGGGTGACACCATGGTGTATCACCGTAAGATTGGTGAGCAGCGTGCAAAGCAGTTCGTAACTCGCGTTGCGCTGGCTGGTCGTTATGAGGCTTTCGAGCTTGCTGACGAGAAGTTCACCATCAAGACAACCGCTTACGGCGGAGCTGCTCGTATCGGCTTTGAGGAGTTCCTCGATGGCCGCGTACAGTGGTCTGATTATCTCGACATCATCAATGAGGGTATGTCCGAGGCAGTCTATAAGGAGATTGCTAAGGCTCTCGTTGCTGCTATCGAGGCTTTCCCCGCTACCAACAAGGTAAGCGCAGCAAACTTCGACGAGGCTCAGTTCGACCGTCTGCTCCAGACTATTGCTATTTATGGTACTCCTACCATTTATTGCACTCTGGAAGCTGCTATGACTCTGCTGCCTTCTGACAACTGGATTTCCGAGTCCATGAAGGACGAGCGTTGGAACAACGGTTACTTCACTCGTTATAAAGGCTTCCCCGTAGTGGTTCTGCCCCAGTCCTTCACCGATGAGACCAATGCCACTAAGGTCATTGATCCTTCCTATATCTATATCTTCCCAACCAACAACCAGAAGCCCGTCAAGATCGTGTTTGAGGGCCAGACTCACGTCAAGGAGTTTGAGAACCGCGACTGGTCTACCGAGCTGCAGACCTACCAGAAGTTTGGTGTTGGTATCATCACCACTAACAATCTGGCTGTGTTCCGTAACAAGGGCCTTGTTATTGATAACGTTCCCGGCAACTGGGACTAATCAGTAACGATTGATTTTGAGATAAAGGAGTAATAACATGAAAGTAATCAATCGAAGCGATGGAAATGTGGTCTACTCTCTCCCCGAATTGAATATTCGTAGAGTGTTCGTTCCAGGAGAGAGTAAAGACCTTTCTGAACAAGAGCTAAATGCTCTCTGGCAAATTGATGGCGGCGCTTCCCTTCTTCGTAATGAGCTTATGGTTCAGGATGAGGAATGGGTAAACAAGACAATGCCATATGCCCCTATTGAATATTTCTGGCTTATTGAGGACGTCGATAAGTGTATTCTCGAGGATAGCCTTGAGTTATTTAAGGAAACACTTGAATACGCGCCATCAGGAGTTATTGATCTTATTAAGGCCCGTGCTTGGTAGCTGCCTATGACTGATCTTAATAAGATGGAAGCTCTCAAGCAGAAAACAGGTTTTGATACACTCAAAGCCATTGAGGTTATGAAAAAGCCAGAAGGCACAGCTCCCACCGCTCAGAAACCAAAGGAGAGACTCCGTAAGAGGGAGGGTTAATGTGACTTCTCTTAACGAGGTATATGATGCGTTTTTCGCGTTAATTACCGATGATATGTATATGGAAATTACAGAGGAGGAGACACGGGCCGATTGTCGAGAGCTTCTCGAGGCTTCTCTTCCTTTGTTTGAATTTCCAGATAAGCCGATTGATATTGTAGGAGATTCCTTCAACGTAGACCTTTCTCGCGAAGAACGCAATATTCTCGCGTATGGTATGCTTCAGATTTGGCTTCAGCGCCAAATCACTTCTATCGAGGTAATTCGACAGAAGTTCTCAGGTACTGACTTCAAGCTGACCAGCCAGGCCTCTCATCTCCAACGTCTCATGACGCTTATGACAAACACCAAAAATGAACATAGGCGCCTGCAGATGTTGCACTCTCGTCGTAGAGTTGGGCCAACAGGCAACTATGAGTCAACATTTGATTTGTTGGCGAAAAGAATGCACTGAGAAAAAGGAGATGTAGTATGGCGAAACAGTTTAAGTTTGGCCCTGATGCTTGGAAGTATAATAATACCCGTTTGACGAATCAAATCTTCAAGCTCTTGCCTATGTATGAGAATGAAGAAGATTGGCAGTCTCAGCGCCACACTGTGGTCGATGAGCTGTATGGGTATAACAAGATGTTTGAGGATAATCCTCATTTCATGGTATTGATTGCCAAATTGATGGCGCTTGACTATGCGGAAGATAAGATGATCTTCCGTAAGCGCATCTTTGAAGCAATCTCTGAATTGAAATCAATTCAAATTTAAGGAGCGGTAGCATGAGCTATGAAGGCATGAAACGCCGCCTTAACTACTATGGTGGAGCACCACAGTAGGACCGCATGATTAGAGATAAACTCTGGTCAATGCTTTCTGCTACTAAATACTCCTATCAGGCGGCGAAATTTACGAAGTATCCTGGGATGGATAAGCAGACAGTTGGTTTATTCAATCCAGTTACTTAGAATATGGACTACGATACGAAACTGTTATCAGTTCCGTTCGATGCCCGATACTCCGTCGGCGATGTATTTCGGTGGGACAATACCGGTACTTACTGGATTTGTTACGCACGAGATTTAACTGAACTTGCCTACTTTAGAGGTCAATGTCGCCGCTGTGATTATAAAGTTCAGTGGGTAGACGGCAATCGTGAAGTACAAGAGACGTTTATCTCTGTGGTTGGTCCTTCCAATCCAGATTTCACGTCTACGAATACGACATTTGGTTCTGCCGACCTACCAAATGCAAACCTCGTTGTATTGGCTACGGCCAATCAACAAAACAGGGCGTATTTCAATCAATATCAAAAGTTCTTGTTAAAGAGCTTTACCTATAAGGTAGATTAGATTGACGACATTTCAATGCCGGGCGTCCTGCAAATGAACTGCTCCAGGTACTATACCAACTTGGTAGAGGACGATGTTGAAACGAACATTATGAATACCTGGAATGTACAACCCGTCATTCCCGAATATCCGACAGAATACGGTATTGAAGGTCCGCTCGTCATTAAGCCTCGATTTAGAGTGGAGTTCAAAGCAATTGTCGCCGGCGGTAAATGGATTATTGTAGAGAATGAAGGCGCCAGACCATAGGATCGTATCCCCGCAAAATTCCAAGAAACAGATGATGTCCATGCACAATCAATTCATGTTTATTGGGATTCAATGATGTCAGGTGCTTTTACCATTGGCTATTAGATGCCAAATGGAACTCTATACCAGAAACACGTCTAGGTTGAATCATTGATGTAACGAGAAGGAGGAATAAGATGCCACTACTGCGATCACAAAGTGAGAAATCCATGTTGGGACGTTATTCATCATTCGCTTCGGTTGAAAACACGCTCTCACTGGTAGTGGATAGGTTATTAAAGAATGAGCGCCTCAAGCGTCTTCTTTACTATACCGACAAACACGCTTTGGAGCTGCCAAAGTTGAATCAAGAACAGGCGTATTCATTGCTCAATAATCAGATCAGAATTGTTCCTAAGCTGACTATTGACCATGACGCTAAGCCCTATGTGATTATCACGCTGGATAATTTCGTGCCTATGGAAGATCAAACCACGTTCAGGTCTTTCCAACTTGGATTTGATATTCTTGTGCCGTATGAGTTCTGGTTGTTGGATAATTTCAAGTTGCGCCCCTACTGCATTGCCGGCGAGATTGACGGCATGATTAACAATGATTTTGTCATTGGTACTCAGGTGGCTGACTTTATGGGCGCTAAGCAGCTCATCATTAACGAAGCACAGGGAGGCCTTTCGTTGTATTACAATGTCGAAACCTATAAGGACGACAAAAAGTTGCATCCTAAGGAAGGACCCACTCCTGTCTTTTGATTGATTTTAACATTGACGAGCTAATGCTCGTCACTGGTATTGATATTCCAGTTGAGGCTTTCGGAATAACAATACATCAGCCAAGAGTGCGAGAGATCGCAATGCTTGGTGAGCAGAACTACTTTATTGCTCTGTCGATATTTCGAATGAATAAAAAGTAGCTTCACATAGAATCACCCGATGTAACAAATTGGATGATTTTTAACGAATCATTGACCCAAAAGATGGAAGGCATCAAAGATGTCCGGGCGCTTTTGAATAATTTTCTTCAGTTGTTTTTTACGACTAAGATCAATATTGGTCCGCGGTCCTTAATCATTTAGAATAAGGATTAGCTAATCAATATTGAGCCAGAACAATTCGATGACTTTTAGGAGTTAATCGGAATTGTTGGAGGTGCTTCTTTATTGAGCGGTTCAAAAGAGGAGTTTAATCCAGCAAACAAGCTGGCGGCGCAAATCGCTGAAAAGATGAAAAAAGCGCGAGCAAGGCTCGCTGCTATGTAGCCACAGTCCAAGTCGAAAGGCTTCTTGGCTAGATACATACGAGCTGTCGCAATAGCAACGGCAAACTCGCTATCGGACGTCACTGAGATGACTATTTTATAGTTAAACTCTTTGATGCAAACCTACTTAGCATGGGAGGCGTATGATCTTGATGTCAAGAGCCGTTTGGCTGGCGCAAAGAATGAGGATAAACTTGTTCACTGGATGATGCGCGACCCAGAGAACGACAATGATTCTATTGGAACTCTTGAAGGTTAAACACTCTTATGAGATGTTTCAATACCTTGATTAAAAGGCAAAATCTTTTAATAGGAGGAATATTGCTATATGAAATGGGCAATTCGTGAAGCCATTGACGTCTATTTCAAGGCTAAGTCTGTGTTCACTCTCGGTGCGAAGACTTTCCGTGCCGGCGAGCCTGTACTTATCTTTGACACTGTCAAGACTTCTACTCTTGAGGTTGCCGCTGAGGTCTCCTATGTAACTGGTGGCCGCGGTAATGCTCGTCTGCTCTCCTATGAGGGCGATAAGACCCTGACCTTCAACTTCGAGGATGCTCTGCTGTCCAATGAGGGTCTGGCTATTCTTTCCGGTGCAGATCTGATTCCTGCCCGCAATAAGCATCTTCCTGGTTCTCACCCCGACGCTCGCAGCGTGATTTCTCACTATACTGAGAAGTATTCTGTGGCAACCAACAACCAGATTGATACTGATCAGACCAAGAACGTTTACGATGATGACACTTCCCTGTATCCCGCCGGTGGTGCTGCTGATCCCGTTACTGGTGATGAGACCAAGTATGGCACCGTTAAGGGCACTTATGCTCCTCGTGGCGGCGTAAACAATATTTGGCTTACTCGTAAGCCTTATGTTGGTCAGAACGCTAGCATTTATGTAATGCTTCTGGACGACGCTGGTGAGATTTCCGGTATGCCTCTCCAGATTAACCTGGAGGCCAATGAGGAGGATGACGAGTTTAAGCGTCACTCCTATCTGTGCAAGTTCAAGAGCCAAGACTCCTTCGTTGCTTTTGACTTGTATAACAACCCAATGTCCGTCGAAGAGTATCCTGATCCTATTGGCAAGGATGCTTGCGGCGTATTTGACGACCAGGTAGCCTATTATGTAGACTACGATACCGTTTCCGCTGAAGGCAACTGGGTAAGCGCTTGGGGCGATGCTGCTCAGTATATGCGTACCATCAGCGCCGCTAACTATGGCGAGTTCTGGGGCGATACAAAAGAGAATTCTCTGTATAGCTACCTGCTGGCTCCTTCCGGCGGCATTGCTCAGCCTAAGGCATTCAAGGAAGGCTCTGACTTCGTTTACAAGGTAAACGTTCCTTCCATCCTGTATCAGGACATCGTACTGCTTGACTACTATGTTGAGTATACTCACGATGCAACTCAGGTTTCCATCCTGCCCGACAAGTTTGGCGCTTACTTCTATGTTGAGGGTTCCTCTCTTGTTCGTCGCGCTTCCGATGGCGTAGACCTGCCTGTTGAGTTCGTGATTCCTAAGTTTAAGGTAACCACAGCTCTGACCTTCACTCTTGCCGCAACTGGTGATCCTTCTACCTTCACCTTCTCCGGCGACGCATATCCTGACTTCAGCAAGTTCGACCTGACTCGTAAGGTTCTCGCTGACATTCAGATTCTGGATGCTGACGACAACTACGATGGCGGCTCTGCTGGTATCGCTACTTCCGATCCTACCTCCTATCGTCGTTATAAGTACAATAACGATACCGATGGTGAGTACCTGTGGAAGGATCGCTCCCTTGAGCCTCACCAGAATCTGGATTACTCCGATACTGGTACTATGGGCGCCGGACACCTGTCCAGTGAGAACTACAAGCGCTTCAAGCAAGACGCTGGTGGTCCTCGTACCATTACTCCTGGTCAGGGTCTGATTGACACCAAGCCTGGTGACGAAAACCCTTAATCGGCGTCGACCTGAACGACCCTGGGACTAAGGTCTCCGACGTCTTGGCTGACGCCCCCGCTGGTTCCACCATCCAATTAAGTGATGGCTCCGTCAGCGAAAAACTCACAGTTGATAAGGACATTACCCTCCAAGGTACTACCGAGGAGGGTAAGTCCACTATCCTTGAGCAGGGGATTACGTTGGCTTCTAACAACGAGCCAATTTCTGTAACTGTAAAGAACATGACTTTACAGAACGGAAGTTTTGGTTTGCATGACAACAACAACGGACCCGAGGCAAACGGCGCACGTAATGCCTATCTGACCTTCGAGGACTGTGTGATTAAGGACTTCACCGGTAAGGGTATCTATACCGCTGATGCTCGTGTCTTCAAGATGAAGAACTGTAAGATTGAAAATTGCGCAACTGGCACCGATACTGGTATTGCTGGCGACTATGCGGTTGACCTCAATCTGATTGGTGTAAAGAGCGCAGTTGTTGAGCTTGAGAACTGTGAATTTGTTGGATACTGCGGCGCTAAGGCTGCCTTTAAGGTAACCCAGCGTGGTGGTCCTTCCGATGAAGGCGCAGGCGATATCCCAATGGATAAAGGCCAATCTTACATCAATAATGTAACCATTACTGGCTGCTCTTTCGATACTGAGACACCTGTTGATGTTCGTCTGGGCACCGAGCATAAGACTCCAGATCAGCCTGATTTGGAAAATACCACAGCCAACTTCCCAGTTATGATTTCTGGTAATAAGACCGAAATCAATGTTCATGTTGCTCCTACCGGCAAGAGCTATGTTGTTCCTGTCGGCGGCACTGGTTACAAGAACGGCACTGGTGAGTTTACTGTAATTGGTGGTACAACTCCTGAGCCTGATCCTGATCCCGAAGAGCCTACAACTGGCGCTTCTATCGGAGATGTAGACTATGCTACAATTCCCGAAGCTGTTGCAGCTCTGAAGGATGGCGATACTCTTGTATTCAACCAGGATTACGACAAGCCAATCATCATTAATGGCGTAGATGTGACTATTGATCTGAATGGCCACACCATTGCCAATACTACTGCGGTCTATGACCCAGCAGGTGGCATCATCAGCCTGATTGCTGTTGAGAACGGCGCCAATGTGATTATCACTGGTAATGGCACAATTCATGCTCTTGAGAATGACTGCTATTGTGTTGATGTTCAGAACGGTTCTATGCTGACAATCGAGGATGGTACCTTTATTGGTAACATCACCGCTTGTTATGCCCAGCAGGGCGATCTCGTCATCGAAGGCGGCGATTACTCCATTCAGCAGTTGTCTGGGCCTGACAATGGCGACGATGAACGCTTCACTCTGAACTGTCTTGACGCCAACTACAAAGATGGTACTGCTACCATTGAAGTAAGCGGTGGTACTTTCAACAAGTTTGATCCTGCAAATAACCTCGCCGAAGGCCCAGGAACAAACTTCTGCGCTGCTGGTTATACCACAGAGCAGAAAGGCGATAAGTACACTGTCGTAAGAGCTTAATCGCTTCTCCTTAAAATAAGAAAAACCCCTCCGGGAAACCGGAGGGGTTCTTTTTTTATGCTTATTTTTACTCAAATACCACAAGTGCGGCATCATAGGGCATGAGATAGAGGAGTTCAGCATCAGAATTTCTGGTGCGAATCCAAATCTCAATGCAGGAAGCGCCGTCCTCTGTATTAAAGTCCATAGAGATGAGATCGCCGACGTCCTTAATCAAATCGACCAACTGGTTGAAAGTGGAAGGATTGGTAGCAAATCCATCAGGAGTCTTGATGAGGGTCACATAGTGGATGTCGCGGCCATACAGCAGGTAGTAGGTATTGGGAGGGCAATCCTCGTTAAACCATGTGACTACACGGTCGGCGAGATTGTCAGGATCTTTCTCCAGGTCGTAGAGAGGTTCCTTAGACACGATGCTCTTATTCATGTCATAAATGGTCATATTGGTGGACACACTGGCAGTTTCGTCAAGCGCCTTAATGGTCACTTTCTTGCCGTTCAGCGCAGCAACCACATATGCCTTCTTATCCATCTCTACCCAGAAGATTTGACCAGGCTTCAAGTCAGGCAGTCCGCGGATAGTATTCTTGCTGGGAACATCTCCACGATACCCTGGCAGTTTCTTAATCGCCTCTTTGATGCGATTAGTTTTCTCTTCTTTCTGGTTTAAAGCCGCCAGGTCATGCTTTGTCTTGGCGGTGGCAAAGTCAACTACTTTGTCCATTAACCTTCCTCCTTTACTAAATCTACATTGTAAATATCGTCATCAAAGGGACGAATTTCAATCGACTTTCCTTTAAGGAAAATCAGGAACTTATTATCTTTCATGTCCTCAGATTTTACTACACCCCAAGGACAATCTTGAACGCGGCACCCATAAAGACGATTGATAAGTGTAATGAACTTATCTACATCACTGGACGGCCCATATTTTACGATATGCTGTTCACAATCTTCTGGGGACCATACCTCATAGAAGTCATTCCAGCAGACATTCAGCCATTCAATAAACTCTTGTCTCACTTAGGCATGACCTCCAGATAATGATTGATATACCAAATCGCTTTCTCAAGGTCCTGCCGAGTCTTAGTAGGGTCTTTCTTTCCTGCGCGGCAGATGTATTTGACTGCATTACCAAGACAGAAACCACGAATACCATCAGGACCGAGCTGGTCTTCGATAATATCAATGACCTCATACTTCCCACTGGTGTAGTGGGAAGGATGATTTACAGGGTCATTATTGGGCACTGTCAAAATGGCGTGTTCGATATGATCCTCGCCTGGGTCAAAGGGACGACCATCCTCATCATAATAATAAGAAGAAGTTCTATCAGTCATCATTTTCGTTGCTATCCTCCAATGTTCCAGATTTTCTCTCCTTCTGGACTTCAAACTTTCCAGTAGGAAGAATCTTTGTAATCTTATATGCTGTGTGGCGCATAGGACTATTCTTATAGGTCTTAGCAACGAAAATATCGTCTTGACGCATACCGTGAATAATCAGAGCAACGCCACGATTCAACCAACTCTTTTCAACTACTTTCTTCTTGCCATCCACTACTTTTGAAACCTGCTTATCGTAAGATGCGAATTGCTGCTTACGGAATTTCACTTCAACAGGACCAGTAGCAGTTAACAAAGTAATTGAACTATGGAGTTTGTCTTTTGCAATGGCATAGCCGGCAATCATTGTCAGCTTATAAATGGGAACTACTCGGCCGCTCGGCACTTTATACAGACTACCAACTTCTGGTTCAGTTGGCAAATCGTCAAAGTTAGAGATGTTATTGACATGAATCATGGGGTGCTCCTGGAAGCAGAGGCCCATAGTCTCAATCTCCCATTCGGCATAACCTTGCTCCTTATTGAAATACTTGTCAAGCCAATCAGAGATTTGCTTATCATTGACGGCCTTGAGCATTTCTTCCTGATGCTCTTTAAGATAATTCTTGATATGGAGCATCCAACTGTCGAAGTAAGATTTCCAGTAAAGAGTGGGGAGATGGTTCTCTTCCTCAATGCAACCTGTATCATATTCGATTTCATTAAGAAAATCAAGACAGGTTTTATTGATTGGATAATAGTCAATTTTTTCGCCGAGTCTTTTCTGTTCTGCCGCTTTCAACTGATTCATATAATGAGTAAAGTTATAAACTCTTTGAGAGAACTTTAACTCCTTAGTGTCTTGCGGCCAAAGGCCAAGTCTACTAATCATAAGTAGATTCTGACCATTCAGTCGGCTCTTCGTATCAGCTTTAATCTCTGCCAATTCCTTGATTATATCTGATCTCAGACCAAATCTATCGAATGCTCCAGCCTTTACGAGTGTCACAATTGAAGTGACATCAGCGGCAGTTTTCTCAATGAAATCCTGCAAAGATTCGAATGGGCGAAGCTCGAAAATCTTGGTCATAACCTTATCTTTGAGGCCCTTCACGCCGGCCAAACCATAGTGGATGGTATTGTTTTCGCTATCAACAGAGAAATCTGCCTCACTTACATTGATGTCGATAGGAGTAATATTCACTCCTTGACTTACCAATGTAGCAACTGCTTTGGCAATCTTGTTATAGTTGGCACCCTTACCATCCAACGCTCCGCTTCTCTGAAGGAGACAAGCGCATTGCCAGTAAATGGGCGGGAAGAGGATACCACCCATAAGGATACACTGGACGCCGATGATAGAATAAGGAAGAGCATGATTGAGGGAGAAGCCATATCCGAGAGACGGCTGAATTACTACCTTCCATAGATAATCCTTTACCTCCTGAGTACCTTCACATTGAGAGTAGAACAACTCTTTCTGTTTGGTAATCTCATTCATTTTCTTCTTCGCAACAGTCTTACGAAGCGCATCAGCCTGCTTCAATGTGTATTTAGCCAACAACTGGCTCAATACCATGAAACTCTCCTGTGTCGCCGCGCAACCATTGTATCTATCGAGCTCCTGGTGCATAATGTGACGCTGTTCATCGCTCAATCCAGCCTTGACCATTTCCTCTTCAAAAGACTCTGGATCATCTTTGATACGACAGAATCTTTCAATCTGATCTTCTTCGCCTTCTTGAGTCATCAGACGAATCAAACCATTAACAGAAGTAAGCTCAGCAAGGTTATGAGGATGAGTCGCCAGGATACCTTTACGACCAGAAGCGGCATCCCACTGGAATACAGAGAGCACTTCATTGTTATAAAGTTTCGCCCAGATTTCAGGGTTATTAAAGTCGATGGTATTGGGATTGATATATTTACGGAAACACTGTTTAAGTGTTAAATCCTTATCGACCAAACCATCTTTCTTCAACAAATCAAAACACGCGGCTTGAATATCGAGCGTGGACAGCAAAAGGAAATCGTACTTGTAGCATCCGGCCTCTTCCACCGTATGGAGGTCCAGGGCGGTGCACATATCGCCGTTTGGCGCGCGCATAAGAGAACAATGATTAGTTAAACGGTCTTGATCGTCAAACAAAATCACGGCAGCAGCGTGCGTTCCTGACCCGACGATTAGGCCCTCGATCTTTTTGATAATGTCTAAAAGACCGGGATATTGGTTACACTCCCTGATAAAGCTGTGGTTGACAGAATATCCTGTTGTCTCATCGCCTTCGAGAGTCTGTTTGAGCGTTGCAACGAAACCGCGCTTAATCTCAATAAGGCTGGAGAGATAGGTTGAAATATCGCTGTCCAAACCATTGGGAAATTCCTCGCTTCTATAACCACGAGCAGCATTGCCAATGGCCGCTTTCAAGGTTAGTTTACGATATGTGGCTACCTGGGTCATACCCAGTTCGCCGCGCTCTTTTCTTATTGCGGCAAAAAGTTCAGGACGCTTAGAAGGTTGAAAATCAGTGTCAATATCCAGAGGAGAAGTACGAACTTTGTTAGCGAATCGCCAAAAGTAGAGGCCGTACTGAATAGGATCACACTGAACCACGTCCATAAGATAACAGAGGAGAGAGCCGGAGGCAGAACCTCTGGAGGGACCAACAGCGCAATCAATACTCCAAGCCAGCTCAAGAAAATGCTGCATAGTATTAAAGTACGCGAAAAAGTTGTCGTTGAACGCTTCCGACTGGAATTTGAACGTATCGAACTCTTCCTCTAAACGCGAAAGGTATTCTTCATTCCATTTGCCTCGCTCCATCAGACTTCTAAGGCAATACATCGCACAATAATAAGTCTGATAGTCTTTTTCATGGGTCGCCCACCAAAGAGTGGGATATTGAGCCAAATCATTAACTTGTTCGGCTGTAAAACCAACATTGATAAGTGGCAGTTCAACTTTAGGAATACGAGGGTCTTGTGCCAAATCATAGAACTCAATCTGGTCGGCGATATGAAGAGTATTCAGAAAACATTTGTCTACAAACTGTGGACGAATATCCATTTTATCCATAAGTTCATAGATTTCTCTTTCATCCATCATTCTGGCGAAAGTATAATACTCTTTTACTTCACGATCTTCTTGTTTGCTTCTCAGAAAGGCTTCGAAGACCGGGAAATCTTCTACGTTCTGATAGTGCGCGTCGGTTGTGATGATGAACTGCGCCCGGCCGTTATAAAAGTCAACAGCGCGTTGATTAAAAAGAGTTTGATCTTTACTATCAGAAGGTTGAAGCTCAATATAAAAATCTTCACTACCAAACTGATTATTGCACCATTCGATGAACTGCTCTGCTTTGTCGTATTCTCCATTGTTAATCAAAGTGGGGAACTCGCCGCCCAGACAGGCAGTAGAAGCAACCACATGACCGCGCGCCCACTCCATAACCTCCTCAATGTCAGATTTAAGAGTAGGTACTCTGCGTTTGCCCCACTTGACAGTTGAACGATACCATGCGCGAGTCGATAATTCAATCAGAGCTTGATAACCAATCTTATCCTTGGCAATCAGCAGGAAGTGATAATATTTCTCTCTCTGCTTATCGTCAGGGTCATAGCTATCGACGAGGTAAATCTCGTTGCCAATGGCAAGAACGAAATTATCACCGGCGTCGCGCAGTTTCTTTTGCATACGATTGATTTCAATGACTTCTGAGAGATTATCGTGATTTGTAATGGCAATACCGCGCATACCAAACTCTTTGGCTTTATTCACAAGATCTTCCAGCTTATTGATGCTGTCCAGACCAGTTGTGATATTGCTATATTCAGTATGATTGTGGCAACCAAAGTACATTCACTCATCTCCTTTTACTTTGTAGATGTGATATTTACGACTTTAAGTCGTTTCTTGGCTCTTGAAAGGCCAGTATAGACGAGCGGCTTATCGAAGCGCTCAAGAACATAACAAACATTGTCATATTCAGAACCCTGGCTCTTGTGAGTAGTAATGGCATAACCATAACCAATATTCACAAAGTAGAGCTGAGGAGTTGGGGGAAGATGGTCAACCAGAAGATTGGCGGTATCTCTGTCGATTCTTGTCATCTTTTCAACGAAATCAACGAGCGCATCTTCTTTATTAGTTTTTGACATACCAATCTTATCAAGGTCAACAATATATTGATCTTTCTGCTCCTCACTCAAAGAAGCATTCTCGATAATTGTATGAGCCATCTTCCAACGCTCTTCAGATGCTTCTCTGAGAGCATTATTGTAGGCAATGTATTGAGCCGCAAATCTCTGCTCCCAAATATTGCCGCTGGACTTTGGCATACGATTTTGCCACTTCACACAAACATAGATTGGGTGCTTGCGGTTCTTTGCGTGCTCAATCGCATCAAGCAAATCGGCAAAATACATTACATCGCCATTATAGATGCCCAGGGGATTGATATTGTCATACAGAAGAATCTTGTCGTGGAGGTCTGGATAACGGTCTCCGCCGATACAGAGATGCTCATTGATTTCTGCACACAGCTTATTGGTATAACAGATAATCTGCCATTCAGGGTCGGTCTCAATCTCGGCTTTGGAAGTTCCGTATGAAATATCTGGAGATTTCTCCGCCCAATACTTGATACGAGAGAGAAGTTGCTGTTTGGACTGAGTGAAATCTCTCAAGTCGCCGCACAGTAAAGCGATGTCGTTATCAGATCGCAATACCTTATGCAACTGGAGATGTGCCAGAGTTTTCAAAACCTTGACACCATAGCCAGAAGTGTAATTCATCTTAGACACATGAAGGTCGTGTCTAAAAGAATTAAGGTCATTCGCCACTTCTGATGTATTGACTTCTGGAAGTTGACATTCATCGCCGCAACCAATAACTCGAGCATTGGTCATCATCCACCATTGAGAGATGAACTGCGGCACCATAGAAAGCTCGTCAACAAACAGAACATCATATGGAAACGCCCTTGGGTCACGCCAAGTATTTGTGAACTTGGTGCTTCCATCGGAAGTTGTGCCTAAGACGCTACTTTTCTTCGTAATCTTCGTCACAGTTTCAATACAGAGCTTATCTTTGTCAAACTCAAGTTCTTTTTCCTCAATTGCCTTCCAGACTTTATTGCGGAGAACTGAGGTTGCTTTGCCAGTCATTGCTGTAACTGCAACTGCATATCCTTCACTAAGAAGTTGACAGATAAGTTCACAGATTACTGTTGTCTTACCTGTCCCGCCAGAACCAGAGATAATGGTATTATGCCCATTGGGGTCATGGACTTGCTCCAGAACATAATCCATTACTGCTCGCTGTTCGGGTGTAAAAGGGACCAAATTGTATCACCTACCGTATCACTGTTTTGCAATTTTAATGCAACTTGCGAGACTCTTTCGTCTTTAACAAAGTTGGTTCTTCTTGGCATTTCGCCCAAATCTTGCGGCTCTTCCGGCCAGAGAGGACGACTTTTATGCGCGGCTTCCAGTAGCGCCAAGAACTTTTCTTTACCTTTATCTACTGGTGCGTCTTTATGGTCAAGTGGTACTCCAGTATTTGGAACATCAATAATTCGATAACACTGAAGTCCACCTTCATCTTTTATTTTCGCCGCCATACCGGTTGTTCTCTTATTATAGAGATACCAGTCATGGTCTTCGTCACTTTGCTCTTTGTATTGCTTGTCAAAAGCAAAGAAGATTTTTCTTGCGCCACATTCATATAACATATTGATATGGTTGAAGTGACACCCAAAGGTATGTGAAGCAACGCAATTTTTGATGCCCCACTGGTGCGCAAGCATTACCGACTTGGCACCCTCAAATATGATCGCTTCCCCGCTTTCTTTAATGTAAGGAGCAGCAATGTGCAACCCATACAGATTGCGGCTATTAGCGAAACTCCAAGAAGTTTTTTCTTCATTGGCCAGCATCTCCCTATATTTTTCATCTCTCACGAGAGGGACATATTTTGCTCTTGGAAACCACATCGCGGCCTGAAATGGCGCTCCAGGATAGAGTTTATAGAAGTCTTTTCGCAGCATTCTGAAACTGCGCTCATACAAGCCAACTATTTTACCATTGATATTATGATGAGGAAGAATAATGGTTCCATTTCGAGGAAAGTATACAACATCATATTTCAACATGATGTCAACATCAATTTTATCTTCCGTATGCCATCTCAACTTTCTCATAACATCTGGCGCTTGAGTAAATTGAGTTTCATAAAGTTCATCAATAATATCTTGACGGATTGGCTCAACTGGTTCAATATGTTCAATCTTAAAGGGTCGCTCGGTAAAACCAAAGTCAACACTGATTGGTACGCGCCCAGTTAAATCAATTCGCTGTCCGGCGATGTAATCTTCCATAAACTGTTTCGCAAGTTCTGGATCAGGTAAGTCAAGTGCTCGCTTAATCCAAGTATGAAGTAGCATACCGCCACCACACTCACTGAAACAGTTGACTTTCAGAGTTGATGGGTCAAATAACGCCGAATGATTCTTACCATGATGGCACAGGCCGATAAGCTGTATTGCACGCTTACCGGCACTGTTAACCCATCGAGGTTGCGCTCTCATATACTCAAAAAAGGAGAAGAAGTCGTCTCCATTGAGTAAAGCAATCTTTTCCTCATATGTCATTGACTTCTTCTCCTTTCAGTTAATTAGAACGCGAGGTCAGGCTCCTTGTCGTCCTTCATGGCTTCGGCCTTCTTCTCCTGGAGGTTGGCCTTGAACTCGTTGTACTGGTCAACGGTAATGTCAGCCTCGTCGCCGAAGGTGTAGGGAGTAGGATTGATGCGAGTTACGCACCAACGCAGGTTGGTGAACTCACGGTGCTCATCATCACCGATGGCGTTGGGGATGGTCACGGAGCGGACAACCATAGTCATCTCGCCGCCGACAGACACGAAGTAAGGCATATCCTCGCTTGCCTGGAGGCCCAGGAAGTAGTTGATAGCCGCTTCCTTACGAACATCAAACTCAGCCTCGAGCAGGATCTCGTTGTACTCGTCAACCACATAACCGTGAACGCGGACATAACGGTCCAGATTGCGCTCGGGATCGGCCTCAATCTCACGGATGTTGGTCATCAGGTAGTCGCAGCTCCAGGTGTTCTGGTAAGCCTTCTTGGTATTGGCGTTGATGAAAGTGGCATTTACGCGCTGAGAGCGAGCAGGCTCGGGATCATTGGGGTCGGGATTGCGGGGAGGGAAGTAGCTGATGTCGATAGTGCCCTGGATAGCCAGCCACTCACCGTTATCAGCGCCGACCTGGAACTCACCCTGCTCCATCTTATCGAGCATGGTAAAGTTACCATTGGCCTTACCGGACTTCTTCCACACAGGAGTGGCGAAGACACGAATCTTATCGACGGTAGTACCATTCTCGTCAACAATCAGAGAAATGGTGCCGTTGATAAACTCGTCGCCATTCTTGGTAGTACCACGATTCAGCTCGTAGCCAGCGAGACGACCAGACAGATTTACACGATTAAACTTTTTCATGTTTGAATCTCCTTTTATTCAAGATTTGCTTTCAGAGAGGTATTTACTTCAGCCAACAGCTCTGCCTGATGAGGCTGGAGGGCGCCGACTTTCTTGCCGGGGCCAAGGACAGTTTCGATGACAGCACGAACTCTATCGGCTCCATCTTCGGGGTATTTCGCCATCAAGTCCTTTGTGAGCTTGTCAAACTCGGTCTTGAGGGCGGGGAAATCAAGGATTCTCTCATCCTCGGTCTGAATGGTTACGCTGGGGCCAGCCGCCTCGACAGCCTTAGCTCCCTGCTTTTCGGCACTCTTCTCAATGGCCGCGACCATAACCTTTTCCAGATTGTCGTAAGAACAATCAACGGAATCGACATCAGGTGTCCAACGACCGCCGGTTCCTTCAAATCCACCCTTGGGATTGAAGTAAATCTTGTGAGAGAAAGTACCGTCCTTGTTACGCTCGCGCTTCAGATAGATAATCTGATCAACGAACTTCTCGGCAACGCCGTACAAACCGGGACTGAGAGAAGTACCAATGTACTGCTTCTGAGTCTGGAAATCAGTCTTATCCTCGGCATGGACGATGTTCAGAAGAATGTACCCCTGATTGGCCAATTTCTGGAGCTGAATGCCCAGCTCATTTCGCATGGCCTTTGTGCCCTTGCCGTAATCAGCGTCGGAACCGAAATCCAAAGTGCTCTTGTCGGTGGACAACTTCTGGCCGACATACTTATCGAGCAGAAGAATGAGGTTTGTATAGGTGTCGATTACAACGGTATCGAACTTCTCACGGGCCTGGGGCATACACAGCTGGATTACCGCCTGCTTAAAATCTGCCCAAGAGCCGATAGGCACCGGAGTAAAACCTGTCAAACCTTCGCCGCCGTTCTCGGTCATCAGGAAGATAGGACGAGGAGCCTGAGAGCCGAGAGTGGACTTTCCGGATTTGGATTTTCCGACAACCATGAAAGACTTTGACTTCATGCTTGCGTTGATAGTATCTTTCACAGGAATGTCAAAAATGTTTACCACGGAAACTTAACTCCTTTCTCATTTTCTATAATTATTATACCATAAAAATTTTTTTATGTCAACCAAAATTAAAAGTCATACTTGGTATCCACAACCGCGTAGTCTTTAATTTTCACCTGTGGCGTAGTCTGATAACGGAAGGTATTAAGTTCCGCATCATAACCAATCACAGTGCCGACATAATACTGTTCTGTTTGCCCATCATAAGGCAAGCACAATGAGTCATATTCCTCTGGAGAAGAGGAGAAACTGATTGCAACGCAATCGTGTGGTAACTGAATCTTGAGAGTATTCTTCTTTGGCCCAACCAAAGAGAGAGTGCTCTATGCAATCTTAACATTTGTGATTGCAATAAGCGGCTCTTTAATGCCCTGGCCCCAATAATTGGAATAATCTGCAAGTTCTGCGATAATATCGGGAAGTTCGGGATCTTCGGCATCAACGATAAAGTCAACCATATATGCGGTTGAGGTATCCACATCGGCGTACTTCTGCTCGAAATACTTCTCGAGTGCTTTTACCGCATCTGCTTCAAAGGCAATACCTGCTGCTTGCTGGTGCCCGCGGGCATATTTGATTAACTTGCTGGCGTTGCAGTCATCCTTAAAATGCTCAAAAGCAGGCATATTATTGGGACAACGCAGAGAACCATAATAGGCTCCATCATCGCCGAGGAAGGTCAAAATACAAGGACGCTGATAGTAGTCAGCCATTGAACCGGCGACCAATCCAGTGAGAGCACGCCACTCCTTATCGAAGTCGTCGATCGCGAGAAGGATAACTTTCTTCTCATAGAGCTTCTCCTCAGAAACCAAATCGTGGATCAAAGCCACAAGTTTATCGACGCGGCGCTTCTGTCTGGACTTGCAGTTATTGGCCTATCTTGTCATCTCGACAACAAGATCAACCTCACCAGTATGGCCACGAGCGCCATCCTACACTTTCATTCTCGAATCATCATCGAGAAGTGAACGGAATACCAGCTCTTTCTCTTCCATACTACCAATACGGTTTACGGCATTAAAGAGTGGCGCCACATAGAAAGAAACCACATGAGGGGTCAAATCTACATTCTAAATCTTGTAGTTGGCGAACTTCGCGTATTCAAGATAATAAGAACGCAGATTTTCGGGTTTCAGACCTTCAAATACCAAGAAGCGCGTCTCAGCAGAACGAAGATCCATAACATCGGACACAAGACCGAGCGCCACAATATCGAGATAATTGTCGGCGCACACGAAAGAAAGCATATCGTCAAACACGCGGCAAAGCTGATATACAACTCCTACGCCGCTCAGGTCCTTATTCTTGTACCGAGAGGACTGCTGATTATTAACCACGATTACCTTCTCGCCGTCGCCACGTTCGCTCATGTCGTGGTGGTCAAGCACTACTACATCAATCCCTGCACTGGTGAGGGCCTGATACTGTTTATTATTACCGCTTGCGTCGGGGATAACGAATAGGTCGGGTTTGATAGTGTTCAGCACCTTATCCATAACCTCAGTATCATCAAGACCGTGAATCTTACCTGTGTGCAGAATGTGGACAATCTCTGGAGAACAGTCTACCCAGTCTCCATATTTCTGTTGCATCCGAATGTAATTGATTAAGAGCGCCGCACTGGTGTATCCATCCATATCCACGTCTACGAGAATAGCAATCTTATGATTTGCCTCAACGTGTTCACGGATTTTATTGGCAGCCTCTTTGATATAATCGAGGTCATATGGAGATTGAACATCTTCCCAACTTACATCAAAGAAGCCATCAATGTCCTATACTCCTCGATTTGCCAGAACCTACTCTACTGGCGAGAGCTTCCTGCCGAATTTTGAAATATCGACGGAAGGAGTGATTTGTTTAATTTCTATTAGAAAGCACTCCTTTCAAGGCCATTCTCACGAATGTAATGATAGCCAATACAAATACTGTCTACCACGTCTTGAATCACATCGGAGAGGCCATAATAATTCTCAACAAACTTACGGGCACCGGCTTTGCGCTCATCTCTTGAACGCTTATGGATGCCGCAAGTATTTTGCCAAGAGGAGGGGGAGATAATCTCCACTTTCTTTCTGTGGGCGGCAATTACTTCAAGAAGTACGCCTTGCACCTGGCAAAGTGTTTGCATTGTCTTCCAGTTATTCTCTGGACCGCCGCGCTTGTCTTCTTCGCCGCCGACAGGATTTTCAATGAGAATCATATCGGGATTAAATTCCTTAATCAAGTCCTCAAATTGCTTTCGAAGACTATGGAGACGTTGGCCGCCACGCAAGGTCTTTGGCGACGGCTCAACAGTGCCCCATTTAACCGGAACTTCATCTTCCCAATATGACCAGCCGCTTACATTGGCTGCTTGGTCAAAGGAAAGGATTTTCACAGTTTCTCAATGTCCTCCTTGTATTGCTCATACAAGTCATCAAAGAACAAAGGAATGTTCTCGTGGAAAAGAGCAAGTGTTAAGAGAGCAACCTCTCTCATGTCTGGATGCGCGGCGGGCGCACAACGAAGGGCGAAGAAGTGACGCCACTCACGGATATTAGTGGTCATCACAATCTCTGTTTTCAACGAATTTGGAAGCACGGAACGGGCCTGCTGAGGGGTGCATCCATTGGCAAGTAGAGCCATGTATTTGTCCTCAGCTGAATGCATGGCGTCGAGCCAAACATCATACGCAGGAGTTCCGCTTGGAATGGTAGAAGGTCTAATGACAGCGATTCCGCCACCAAACTTATCAGTCCCATAGTTGCAGTATCTTGTTGACTCCTGACTATAAGAGGCGATACGATGCCGTACAATTTCGTGGGTGACCCCTCTATCAGTAGTAATCCGTACCGTGATTGAGGAGTGCTCAATAACTGATTCGTGGCCTCTTTTAATAATTCCTCTGATAAACTTGTCATAGGAATCCTCCGTGATCTTATCCTCACTCTTGTAGCAAGTACGGCCAGCCTCTTCAATGAGCTATGCCATTGCTACACCGTCGAGATTCTTATTCAGAATCTCTACACTTGGCTCGAGTACAACCATCAGTCATCATCCTCCTCTGTTGGCCACTGGCCGGCAAAGTCAACCTGAGTAGTTACCTTCAGGTTCTCATCAACAACCTGTCCCTTTGACTTCTTATGTTTGACCTCAATAATCTTCTTAGTGAGGTCGCCCTCCTTTGCGGCTTCGTCGATAATCTCCTGAGCCTCTTTCTCAGTATCGACTCGCCAAATCTCGGTTCTGCGCATCAAAACTTTGCTCATTGTATTACTCCTTCAAAATTCCAAGTTCTTTCGCCTCGTCATGACGGATATACCAATCAGAATTTTGCTCAAACTTGTGGTTCAAGAAATCCAGATCCATATTCGTCTCCTCGGCAATCAGTTCTTTCATGCGGGTGACTTCAAGGTCATATTGCGCCATTGCCGCCTTACTCTCACGATATGTGCCACCTTGCAGGGCAGAACCTTCGTGAGCACAGAATACGGCATTTGGGCGCATAAAGCGTTTCTGGCCGCCAAGATAAATCAGGAAAGCGGCGCTATGGCAAATACCCTCGTTATAGGTATAAACCGGAATCTTACTGTTCTTGATAACATCATAGAGAGCAAACATCACATACAGATGGCCGCCAGGGCACATAATATGAATCTTGATAGGAGTCATATCATCAGCCTCATGCTCATTCAAATACATAATGTATTGCATCAACCATGCAGTATTGTCCCAAGTAATCTCATTCTCATCCAACCAAAATTCGCGGTCAGCGATTTGATGCCAGAGAAGGACTTCTTCAGGCTGAGGCAGCTCCTTACGATAGCCGCCGCCAAGGAACTAAATCTGAATGTTATCAATTCCCATATCCATAGTTTTTACCTCCTGGTATTAAAGTTTTGTGTAGTGACCATTCTCCATTTTCAGCAAGCGTTGGTTTCCGGACCCTCTCCAGAGATGCTCACCAGGTTTTTGAGCTTCTACAAAAGGCCCATCCACTATCACATTTACTGTATTTATTATATCATAAAAATTTTTTTCTGTCAAGGGGTCACTATGACGGTTCATTAAGTCTTCCATTGTATATCCCGTCCATACCCAAATATTACAATCTGGGAGAGATTCGCGCACTCTCAATAAAAGAAATGCAAGGCCGGGAATGTTTTCGTCAGCCAGAGGCTCTCCTCCAAGAATGGAAAGTCCACGCTTGATACCGTCAACCTTAAGGAGGGCAATAACTTTATCAATCAAATGCTCGGAAAGAATAGTTCCGACATGAAAATCCTATAATTCAGGATTATGGCAACCTGGACAATGGATTGGGCACCCGGAAACGAAGATAGATGTTCGTATTCCGGGGCCATTTGCCAGGTCGTTATTTACGATCTTGGCAATTCTCAATCCAACTCAACTTCCTTTCCATGTGTGTGCTTCACACGGTCTCTTACTTCTGCTTGTTTACCAGCATTGAAAGCGCGGCGATAGTCAGAAGTAATATAACCAGTTACGCGGCGAAGTCTATTGATTGCTTCGTCTGGCGCTCCACACTCGGGGCATCCACCAGCAGGGATTTCGCCGGAGTATCCACATACAGGGCACTCATCGAGAGGGAAGTTAAAAGCAAAGTATGGGATGTCGTTGTCCATAGCGAAGTTAATGACTTGCTCCACCGCGTCAAGATTGTGGACAGCAGTTGTATCAAACTCTACATAAACGATATTACCTCCAGTGGCAAGTTTAGAGAACTTAGCCTCTTCCTTCAGCTTATCGAATACGTCGATGCCATACCAAACAGGAACATGGATAGAATTTGTAACATACTCGTGGTCAGTTACATTCTTCAGCTCCTTGCCCCAACGCTGCTGCAACTTAGTCATTGCAGTATAGCAAAGGTTCTCAGCAGGAGTATGGTATGCGGCGAAGTTCAGCTTATTGCGCTCAGTGCATTCTGCGGCATAAGCATTGAGTTTCTTCTCCATCTTCATGAGGAATTCTTCGGCTTCTTTGGACTCACCATGATGCTTTCCGAATAAAGCGCAAAGAGTTTCGGCCCAACCAAGGACGCCGATAACAAGAGTACCGTGCTTCAATACCTCGTAGACAGAAGCCTCGTCATCGTAATCGTATGTGCCCTTCCAGACATGGTTGACATACATCTCGTATGCAACCTTCATCTTCTGCTTAAACATGATATTGGCACGAATAAGCAGGGACTCTTCAGCCTTCTTCAGAAGATAATCGAAAGCGTGCTCAAACCCCTCAAGGTCAGGCTTATCGCGCTTGCCTGTCACAATACCGTACTTGATACCAAGCTCGACAGGAATAATTGTTACAGGAGCCAGATTACCTCGGCCAATACGATTGTAAGGATCGCCCTCACTGTAAATGTCGCGGCCCATCTGAGTACGACAACCCATAGCAGTCAGCTCTGTATCGGGGTCGTTTGGATTCTCATGGCAGACAGAAGAATCGCAGTTGACAAAGTTGGGAGTCAGGCGGCGAGCGGCGCATTCAATGGCCAGACGATAAAGGTCGTAGTTGGGGTCAGAGGGCTTCTTATTCACACCGTTCTTCACCTGGAAGCAAAGAATGGGGAAAGGAGGAGTTTGGTGATGAGGTCCAACGCCCTCAATCATAGCCTCCAGAATACCGCGAGAAACCAAGCGGCCATCCTCAGAAGTATCCAGACCAAGGTTCAAAGAACTGAATGGTAACTGAGCGCCAGGACGAGATTGCAGAGTGGCGAGGTTATGAATGAGAGCCTCACATCCCTGGTGCACTTCATCCTCAAGGTCTTTCTTTACAAGAGCATCAGCCTGCTCTTTAGTGAGACCCACGTGCTGGTATTTCTTAATCAACTTCTGGCGACTCATGTCAACGAAACGGGCAAGGTCACGATCAATATGACCAGAAGCAATACCGCCGAATTGATGCTGGCTGAGCACCTGGAAGATTACGGCAACCTGCTGACAGGCAGATGCGAAACGAGATGGTGGGCGCAGAGTGGCCTGACGAGTCTGGAAACCATGCTCCCAGATGTAATCAAAATACACTGTCAGACAGTTATGCTGACCGATGGCAAAACGAGAGAGGTCATGCTGATAAAGAATTGCCTTATTGTGAAGGTCGGCAATCTCCTTTGGCATAAACTCGTCAAGCGCTGTCTCCTTCCACAGCGCCTCATTTGCCTCATACATACGGCCAGTAAAGGAGTTTTCATCGAGATTAGCGTTTGCTCTGGAGTTAGCCTCATCAGGAGTGAGGGCACGAGAGCGAATCATGTTTGCGTAACGATTTGCTTTGTCACGCTCTTGCTTACGCTTCTCACGGAACAAGATAAAAGCCTTAGCTGTCTCGGGAGCTTCCGCGATGGCGTACAAGTCGATTTCAATGAGGTCTTGAATCTGCTCAATATCGATCTTGTCTTCCCCAGTTGCCTTTAACATCTGCTCAATGTCATCAGCGATGGCATGAGCCTCATAGTCAAAGTTCTCCTGGTCAGTTGCGATGGCGGCTTTCATTACGGCTTTATAAATCTTATCCTTATCAAATTCCTCTAAAGACTTATTGCGTTTAATTACTTGCATTTATTTTCTGTCCTTTCTTAAAGATATTTGTCCTTTTAGTCACATCCTTAATAAAGGATAAATGGCAGCGGGTCTGGGATTCGAACCCAGACAACCCCTTCAGAGGGAATAACGGTTTTAGAGACCGGCGTCCTACCATTAGACGAACCCGCTATATGGCGGGGGAGGTGGGAATCGAACCCACTCCAGCGGTTTTAGAGACCGCCGCGCTAGCCGTTACGCTACTCCCCATTATAATGGTGCTCCGAACGGGAGTCGAACCCGTAATCCCTCTCGGGCGGCAGATTTTAAGTCTGCTGTGTATGCCAGTTCCACCACCGGAGCAAATAAAAGGGCGATTATGGCTCGCCCTGGGCCTGTTCAGAAAGCCAAGTAAGATAATTCTTACCCCGTTCTGTGATTTTGATGATGTTGTAATCCTTCTTTTGTAATCGCGTCAGCTTAGCTTCACGAATTACAAGCCCATGCCGCACAAGACTTTTTGTCACGGCTGCATCAACTTGTTTCGTTGATAAACCAAGCCCTTCCGCAAGTTCTGAAGCCTTTTCGCCGTCATGCTCGGCGATATATCGAAGGATTTGCAAAGAAAGCGGCTTCAATGTAATCCAATGAAAGGTCATGGGCATCAGCCTCCAATCTTGGTATTGAATCCATAAACAGTACTGTTGTAGAACTCAATCCAGTAACGCTCCCTTTCATCCAACTTGCTTTTTGGGCAAATTTCAAGAACTTCAAAAGTAAAGTTCTCAGGGCCTTCTTTGTGCATAGTGCGATAGAACTTATTGGTCATGTAACCAGTAGTTCCAATTCCCAAAGCGCACTTCATGTGCTCTTTCCAGCGAGAGCCAATGTCGAGCGCCTGGCCGATATAGCAACGGCCATCTTGAGCGGTAATCTTGTAGATACCAGTAATCTTATCGGCGCCCAACTCTTTGCAGAGTTTCTGGAGGGGCTTCTGATAGTATTCTGTCCATACAAGTTTACAGAAAGCCTCAAATCTACTCAACTGTGGAGCAAAGTCCATAATCTTTGTGATGTCGGCTTTCTCCCCCTCTGTTAAATTAACAGAGTGAGTGGCAAAGAACTCCTCTTGCTACTCCTTTTGAAGAGCCTGTTCTTGCTGGATTCGAAGAGTTTCCTTTGCCTACTTAATCTCAGAATTAAGTTGATCGAGTTCGTCCTTCAGTAACTGAGCAGGATGAGTCTTTTGGATCTCCTGGAACTCTTTTGCCAGCTGATTTTCAAACTCTGTGCGGCGTGCCTCTCTTTCGGCCGCCAAATCCTTTGTCGCCTAAAGTTCTACTTCACGCCGCTAATCCTGAGCCTGACTTATTTGATAGTTAAGAACATCAAGTTTTGCGGCAGCTTCATTTACTTTACCGCTCATTTCTTCAAAAGCGGCCGCGGCCTCTGAAGTCTTAGCAGATAGCTTAACCCACTAATCTTCAAGAGTTGCGTTCTTTTTCTACAAATTTTCAGTTTCATCCAGAATTACTGTTCGTGCTTCGTAAGTAAGTACCTTTCCTTTTAAGAAAGCATTCTTACTTGCAAGTAGAACGATGAGGGCGACACAAACAATTAGTGCGATTACCAAGGCAATAATCATTTTGTGCCTCCTTTCATCTTCTACTTATATTATACCATAAAAATTTTTTTATTGCAAGCGAAACGAATAGCTGTTACCGAATTTGGGGCAATCCTTCATGGCTGTCGCTCAACTCTACATCTTGTACCAGCAACTTTTTGGATACCAATTTCTTGCCCCTTGTGCTCGCGCCGGTAAGGATATAAGACTGATGAACGGCGATCTTGCCCATATCGGTTTCGAGAATTGCGAACTGTGAAGTCTCAATCTCTCGTCTGGGATAAACGGCGATGACTTTTTCGCCATCATTTAACTTAATGAGGTCACTCCATCTGCCGCGGCCTAATACAAACTGATTGGACTTTCGAGTAAAGCCGCGGAACTGATCAGTAATGATGACCACTTCATCACCAGGAATGATGAGAGAGCTATACATAATATCCACGGCAATAGTCTGAGGATCTTCAGTAGTTACTGTCATGTATTCCTGGCCGCCGCCAAAAATCATAAACTCCTTATCAGACACTTCACCGTCTTGCTGACTCTCAAACTCATCCCCATGATAAATCTGAGTGCGGCGCTTATCACCATACTTATCGGCGACTTCCATATACCGCTCTTTCAGATGGGTGTTGAAGATTTCTTCATCAGACAGAATCTTATTGATATAGTCCTGATCAATCAAATTCTGCTCCAGTTCCCCTTCGAGCTTTGTGATGTCGATTTTAGTCAACATATGCAACTTCATATCGACAATCGCAGTCGCCTGAAGTTCAGTGAACTCAAAGTGAGAAATCAAATTCTTAATGGCATCGGCACGAGAAGTAGACTCCTCTTTGATAACATAGATGATGTCATCAATGATAGAGTGGGCACGGATTAAACCGCGAATAATCTCTTCTCGAGATTTCAGCGCATCAAGCTGACTCTCAAACTGAAGTCTGTAAACTTTTTTGGCATGGTCAATATGGGCCAGGAGCGCTTCCTTAAAGGTGAAAAGACGAGGCTTCTTACCGTTGTCCAGCATAATAAGTTTAATGGTGAAGTGTTTTTGAACAGAAGTGTTCTTATACAGCCACTTCTCACATTCATCCAACTTATCCGTATAAATACGAATCTGAACTTTGGTTTTTGTCAGGTCTTTGAAGTCCTTGAAGGGCGGCTTGCCTTTATCCAGAGCCTTCTGCAACTCCACACAGATGGTATTGGTATACACACCATATGGAAGTTCAACAACCTCAAGATACTTCTCTTTGATATTCTTCTTTACAACGCCGCGAAGAAGCGCAGAACGCCCCTCACCACGATTAAGACTATCAAGAGTAGTCTTGGGGTTTAGCAGGATGCCGCCGCTTGCGAAATCAGGAAGAATGCAAGGTTCAATAGTAGGATCACTGATAAGATCACAGATGGCTCTATTAACTTGTCCAAGGTTGAACTGAGGAATAGAACTGATGAGACCAACACCGATAGAACCAAAACTACCATTGCAAATGTTATAGTACCCGACTGAAGGCAGAACAAGGGGGAACTCTCCTTCCTCATCATATGTGGGAGACCAATTCTCCTTGGGCAGCACTTTCAAATAATCGAAGAGCGCCATACCGAGAGGACTCAAACGACATTCGGTGTAACGCTGAGCAGAATAGTCGCTGGAGTTAATAATGGTGCCCTCATTGCCGTTAAACTCCTCAAGGAAATAACGCTGAACCAGAGGGCGGCCCATACGAATAATCTGCTCATAGCAGGACGCATCGCCATGTACATAAGAGAAAGATGTCGCCGCAGCCACAGACTTCTGAGACTTCTTAAAAGGATGTTTGGCATCCAATTTCTCCCTCAACTGAGCGTGAAGGATCTGGCGCGCGGTGTATTTGAAGCCATCGCGCGCATCGGGAATGGCTCTGCGCTGAAGTACAAACGCACTATAATCGAGGAAAGACTCCTCCAAAATCTTTTCGAGAATATTCATCTTATCACCTCAATCACAGGAAAGTTACTTGGTCAAAATCGACCTTATCAAACAGGTAATCACGACGAGTTTCTACATCAGTACCCATCAAATCATTGACGAGTTTGGAGAAAGCGTTCCAGTTGCCGGGCTTGAGCTGCTCCCAAACCTTGAACTTACCGAACAGAGACTCCTCAATGGCGCCGACATTCATCTCACCAAGACCCTTGGCGCGCACAAAACCTTCCTTCTTCTTTACCTTATTCCACTGTTCCTCGGTAAAGATATATTCATGAGTAGACTCACGATAGTACAAAGGAGCGCGCATCCAGTAAAGTCGGCCTTCTTTGATGAACTCAGGCATACAAACATAGAAGAAAGTGATGAGCAGGTCAGCGATGTTCTTACCGTCAGCATCGGCGTCAACAGCAATCAAGACTTTGCCATACTTCAACTTCTTTGCATTGTATTTATCGAAAAGGCCGCCGCCCAAGATTTGAGCGATTTCTTGGAGTTCCTGGTTATCGAGGTAATCTTCTTGTTTGTTCTTCAAACAGTTGATGAACTTGCCACGAATAGGATATGTGGCAACGATATTGTTGTCACGGCCCTTATTCAAGGCGCCCTGAGCAGAGTTACCTTCTGTAATTGCAAGCCAAGCCTCTTCGCCAGTTGCAATACAGTCCTTCAACTTTTCAGCGATTTGGAGGGTGCGCTTTGGCTTATTGATTTTGTCCATAGCTGCCTTGATGCGAGCACGAGCACGCTCGGCGGCCTCTTCAGCCTTCATCTCCATCTCGAGGCCTTTAATTACCTTCTCCCAATCCTTAGTCTTGGAGAACTTCTCCATTTCATTCTTGAGAGCAACAGTAATCTCGACATTTACCTCTTTGTTGGAGATTGCAGTCTTGGACTGATTGCTGAATAGTGGGTTGCTAACAAAGATAGCAATGTAGCCGTTGAATACTGCTTGAGCTTGGTTTCCGGTAAGTTTAAGACCTGACAAATCATTGATAATTCTGGTGAACTGAGTTTTGAAATGAGTAAAGAAAGCGCCGCCGTTCGGCAAGTAGAGTCTATTGCCATAGGGCTTAATGCCGCCATCTCCGATTCCGAGAGCAATGATGAGATTGTCGGACTCATAATAGACACGAGTATTGGCCTCCTTTAAGCCACTGGGGTGCGCGATATTGGTCTTATGGCCGTCAAAGTTGAGAATGATTTTGTACTTGGGATAGAACTTCATCATCTCGTCCAATTCAGCGATAAGGTCTGTCTCGTTAAACCAGGCGTCGCCATAGACTTTGCGATCAGGGCAGTAGGACACTACCAGACCGGTCGCACGACCAGGCTTACTCTCATTGTATTTAATGAGATGGGCGCCATCGTCATCAGAGGTAAACATTGCCATCGCGCTTACTTTGCCATCATTGGAAGTAATGTAACACTCAGAGGCAGTATGATTGACAATACTTCCGCCAACGCCATTGGTACCGATAGAATTGACAGCGCGACCATCAAAATGGCTACCAGTGTGAGATAGCGTAAAAGCGGCGACGAGAGAATAATCGCCATCTTCTCTTTTTTTGTTAGGAATGCCGGGGCCATCATCTGTAACTGTGATTCTATGGATTTTTGAGTTGATTTCAATGGTAATGACTCCCTTAGGAGCATTAGTTTCGGTCAAGGCGTCAAGAGAGTTTACATAGATCTCTCTCAAGCCGAGATGAAGCGCCTCGGTCTGGTCTGAGGACAGATACATACCGAGGCGTTCTCTACACGCTCGACCGAAAGAAATAGTTTTAATGTCGCGCTCTGTATTTGGATTAGACATAAAAACTCTCCTTTCAACCGATTTTATTCTTTTTCATTTTCTATATTTATTATAACACAAAAATTTTTTTATGTCAAGGCGTTAAAAATTCTCCTAAATAATTCATAAAGTAATAGACTTCATTTGGCGCTTCTAAATTACTTAGAAATCCATGAGAACTAATTATAGATAAAGGGTAAGAATATGGAACAAACACTTCTTCTTTATTATTTTTTTTCAATAGTGCAACTTTTGTATTTACAAGATTTAATTTCATAATTTTTTCATATAATTGTTTATCTAAAGTTTTTACAATTATTCGAGCTCCTCTTACCTCTTGAGTTATTTCTTTAATCGCCTAAAGTATATTATCTGATTCATCATCAATAATTAAAGTTATATCGGTAGGCGAAATAAAATCCCAGATATCTCTATCCCATTCACTAATTTTTATTTGATATGTCATTTTTATTTTAGGGAATTTTTGACGGAAATGATTTAAAAGATTCATTTTTTCTGGGGTTAATTTTCCTTCGCAGAAAATCCTTAAATCTATTTTCTCTTTAGATAAAGAAGTACCTGCTTTTATTTCTTTTATCCATTTGTCAAATCCTTCTAAAAATCCCTATTCTAAAAATTTATTTCCCGATAGCTTTAAAAAATGATGCACGACGCTCCTCCTTTTTCTTTTTTAGTAATTCATACATTAAAGCATTATAATAAATGGATGGCGTTGAAAAATAATCTCGCCCTTTTTTAAATAAATCTTTTCCATACAGGAAAATTTCTTTATCTCTCTCGATATTCAAATCTTTTATTTTATCCCAGTCCTTTTTTTGTAACCCTTCAGCATAAATGCTTGGAATCTACTAACCTAATGAATTAAATTTAACAACAGGATCTAAACAAAATAACTAATGATGATAAGCATGGTAACTTTTATTTTTCCCTGGCAAAAAGAAATCTCGCGCTATTAAAGTACAAAATTTATCCAGTTCCTATTCTAATTTTTCTGACCAACCAGTATAAAAATCAATTAAAACAGTATAGTCATATATATTCTACTCATTCACTCTTCTAACAATTTCATATGTTTCTTCTGCCGTCGAAAAAATTGTGTTTACTCGAATATCTAAATGGGGATAATCTTCAATCATCTATTGCCAAAGAATAGGAAAAGTAGTGCTATTAATTGAAATTCTAATAGAGGCTTTATCTGGGAAAATTGTATTATCAGGAATTAAAAAATCTCCATTTGTATGGACACAAAATTGTCTTTTTAATTCACATAGATGAGTAATTAAATCAAAATTAAGAAAAGGTTCTCCACCCGTAATTGTAATTGTAGAATCTTTTGAGAATTTAGCTAAAATTTCATCACAAATATCAACCGTCATATCGGGAATATCAATTAAATTATCTTTTAACATATTATGCTAACAAAAAGAACAATTACGATTACACCTAATCGTAGAACATAGAATGATTATATTTTTCATTAGTTCATACCTGAATTACTACAACTGCAACTGCACCCACCGCAACCACAACTACAATCGCAGGAGCAATTACAATCATTCCTGTTTTGAATTTCAGCATTACATACATCACAAACATCAGTATTAAATTGCATATCATTATATTTGTTCATTATTTCAGTAGCGTGTTGAAGCCCTCTAATTACATCTCCAACTTTAACATGAGCAACATTTACTCTCATCCAAGAAAGAGTATCTGCCATAACATTATATTTAGCTGCTGTAATTAAAGAACCTCCAATATGAGTATCGTTACAAGGATCTGGATTTGCGATTCCTGGGCTAATAACTGGCACATTTGGACTACTTTGAGTATGAGCACATTCCAGCCCTTTTGTTCCCGCATTAGAGGTAATTTCCGTTAAAATTCCATTCCAAAGGGCAGCAGTCCAATTACGAAATATTATTTGATCTTTTACAAAGCATCCTTCGCTATGCCCCAAATCAACTAGCTCATTCCACGAATGCACATCAGCATGATCAACAACAGTTTCAACTCCAAGTTCACAAAAAGTTTGACATTCATTACATACAGTATTGCAATCAGTATTACAATAAGCCATACAATCAGGGGCAGATTCTCTGCAATAATATCCTGTGGTGCAACTTTCAGATGCATAACAATTATTACAAATTTCGCTATCGCTAATACATGATGGATAAGTAGTCATCTCATTCTCCCTCCTTTATATTTTAAAAGAAGATTTTGGTATACTGGGCTATCTTCAAAAAATTCATTCCCAATGGTTAAAAATTTTAGTGTTGCTGTTCCCCAAATTCTTGCATGATTGCAAAATTCAGGGTTTGGTGCCAAGCAGTTTTCATTACAATCATAATTATCCTTTAAACAACTGAAACGTGCGCAAAAATCAAAGAATTGACAATCTTTGTTAATTGGACATCCTTTTTTATAATCTTCTTCAATTTTTTTAAATAAGGAGTCTAATGAACATTTCTCTTTACCGCACACACTATCTAAACAAATAGCTTTTTCTCTATTATACAATGATGTTATATCTCTTCTGGCAGCAATGCCGCAATTTACAGAATTGATAGTAAAAGGGCCTCTATTATTTTGATTCATTAAGAATCTAATATAATCATCCATTCTCATTTCAATTACTGGACGTCGGCCATCTTTTAACATATCTACCATAATTGCTGTTATATACTCTACTGCTAATTCATATTTTTTATAATCCTCTTCAGTCCAGGCCTCTCCTCTACCAGCTCTCCAAGGCTGTTCCTCAAAGTCTAATTCAAAATGAATATATCTAAATCCATAATTAGCTGCAGCGCAGTATATTTTTGGCAAAAATGGAATCAATCGTTTAGAAATGATGCTTTTCCATATTGTATTTGGAAAATAATATAAAATAGCCGGAAACATAGGCTCAATCTTATCCCAATAATCGTATTGAAAACCATTAGAATTAGGTCTTCTCCACATAGCAATTTCTCTTGGTCCATCAACTGAAAGATTTAATCTAACATTATAATGTGATAAAAATTCTAATATTTCATCTGTAAAATAATATCCACAGGTATTAAATTCATAGCGATATTTCTTACCATATTTTTCAAGAGCTTCTTTTATCCATTCCCACCGAACAAAAGGCTCGCCTCCAGTAAAGAGGAAACCATCAGCATCTAAATTGCTTTCAATTTCCTTGAAAAACTCTTCTTTTGAATATTCAGGAAATTTCCCCCAGCTTTCCTGCGCTCGTAAATTACAATAATTACACTTCAATGGACAAATATTGGTAAAAAGAACGGTATGAATTTTTGGAATTTTCATAGTTTTATCCTCCTAAAAATAGGATTATTTGAATCTTCAATCAAAAGTCTTAATCTCTTATAACTATGTAAAAGAGCAAGCATCTGATATCTGCGGCCATCACTCAATGTCATATTACCCAAATACTGGTGTTTAGGACAAAGAGCATTTCTAATAAATGAAATTTCCTCGGGAGTTAATTGTTCAGCATTTGGGATAAAAGTATCTTTCTGAACATTAAAATTTTGAGTTAAAAATTCTCTGTGTCTTTTTTCATCAATTCCTGAAAATACATTCCCAATAACAATAGATTTTAAAGTATTCAATTCTTGACACGGAGTAATATCACCGTCAACATCAACGCCAATTGAAGTAGTGCCAAATCCACATCTATTAATAGAAAAATCATGTGGAGTAGACCACATTTTTGCTTTTGAAAAATCATTTACCGTCGTATTATGTCCTCTTAACATTTTTAAAGCAAGCATATTATATTGATGTTCCAGTTCTTCAAAATCTTTTAGATCATACTCTTCATTTTCATTTACGACATAAGCAATAGACTTAAACCCCATATGCTCAGCGAAATCGTAATTTTTATTCATAAAGGGAATAGAATATTTTGTAACAGTAGAACGAAACATTGTATCTGGGAAAAGCATTAAGAGATAGGGGATATTCTTACATACTTTTTCAAAAGAAGGCCGCCCATCTTTATATGGGCGCTGCTTATTTTGAACTTCAGCTATTCCATCTATGGACAATAGAATAGAGAAATTATGTAATCTAAAAAAATCTAAAACATCTTCTGTTAATAAGGAACCATTAGTTGTAATTCCCCATTCAATAGAATTTGTGTATTTTTCTACAATTGGTTTAATAATAGAAGCATATTCAAGCATAGGTTCTCCACCAAAAAAAGTTATCGTGGGAAATCTTGAATTTTGCTTATGATTAGCTAAAAGAAAAGCGCAAGTTTGATCAACTATTTCAAAAGTTGATCTTTTTGGATGATGTTCCGTAAAACAATATGGGCACCTAAAATTACACTCATCTGTCAAATTTATTACAGCTGAGGTGGGATACGGTTTTATATATTCCATTTTTCCTCCTACTCAAAAAGAAAAGACCCTGAACATATCTCTATGTCCAGGGCCTATCTCATATCACGTTACTTAGAAACCTCATTGGTTACCTCATAATGGCAACCATTTGGTTCCTGATTCAAAATGTAACAGCTATTTGGATCCATCGGCCCTGGCAGACTGAACGGACCACTTGAAAAGATATTCCGCTTTGCTTTATGAGCCATCATCGGCTCAATCATATCTGCCACATCATCCGCTTCGCAGATGACTTTCTTCTGGCCTTTGGAATCAACAAAATACAGGATCAAGGGGATCACTCCTCCTTCTTGATTACCCTCCGAGTACTGGCCTTAGGAGCCTCGTCCTCTTTCTTCTCAAAGAGGCCGGCGCGGTCCAGGATAACCATAGTGCGCATCAGGTCATGAGAGAGGCGGATAATCAGGTTATCGCCGGAACCACCCTCACCAGTGCCGCCGAGGCAGCCAGCAGCAACAGCGTTGCGGACAGCCTGCTTAGCATAATCGGGAAGGTCTGCAATGGTCTTATAATTCTTACCAATTCTCTCGTCGAGAACGGCTTCAAACTCAGCTTTTGTCATAGTAGCTAAATAGTCTCCTTTCGCGTTAATTAGAGCTTGCACATCATTTCTGAACTGTGCAAGAGAATAGCCAACATGGTTCCAAAGATGCTCAGGATCGCCGTGATTGGAACCGTATCCATCAAGACAAGCCTGACGATGTGTAGTGATCGCTGTCACCGGAAGACCATGGAAAATGCACAAATCAGCGAACACTTCAGCGGCCGTGGCAGTTGTGCGCATGATGAAATCCTTGGTCGCTGTGGGATTGTTGTCCCTAAAATTCGCGCCTCCAGTGTAAGTGATGGTGCTTGGCTCAGTCATTTCGATGCCAATTCTGGTAGAGTTAAAAGAACCTTTCTTACCAGAGCCGACATGATAGCACTTCTTAGCCTTTCTCTTCTTTTCATCACAAGGCGCAGTTTTAATGAAAAGACCAGGCTCAATGAACCCGTGGACAGAAGCGCGGGCACTCTACTTATTGAAGTTGTTCACAAAGACAGATGCCTTTGGCTGAGGACAACCAACAGAGTGGAGAACCAAGCCGTTAATGGAAATTTCAGGCAGATACCAATATTTATTATTGGTACAGTACTGAGTCTTGGACTCGTATGCCATCGTCTCACTCCTCTCTTAGTTTAATTATATTATACCATAAAAATTTTTTTATTGCAAGCAAACCGGATGCAGGAAGAAAAATCCCACATCCGGTTACTGCAATTTTACTTATTGAAGCGGCACTAATTCGTCCGCAAATCCAAATGCTTTCTCTGCATATGCCCAATACGTTACTCCGTATGGATGGTTTCCTGTGTTATGCCAGTAAAGCCATTTAACCTGCCCATCACGAGTTGACAAGTCTAAGCCGTATGTGTCGCGGCAATAAACTATCATTTCAGCAAGGGTTAGCAAGTTATCATATGGATTAGTGAGGTCTCTGCTGGAGTAGTCATCTGTAAAGTGCGTGATATTAGCTCCGTGAATCCAGAAGCTATTGATTTGGCAAAGGCCATAACAGCCTGCATTGTATGCGTCTGCCTGGAAAGTTGATTCAGTGAGAATCATTCCATAAATGGTTTTTTCAGGGAAATTGTATTTCTCACACATATCTCGAATATACCATTGGAGATCTGTGTCAACCTCAACTTCCCAGCTATTCTTATACACTTTATAGAGTGGTTTGCTACGATCTGGGGATGGAGGTTCAACCTCCTCGACTACTTCTACCTCTTCAGAAGCATGAGCCGCGTACGCTTCGGTTACGGCTTGAGTAGCAGCTATTGTACTTAGCGCAACTGGGACTGCAAGCGACTCGGTGACGGTGGGAACCACTGGTTCATCTTTGTCATCTAAATGTCCCGCGCCAGCAGTACAAAGCACGACAGCTAAACAAACCGCAAGTGCGACAACTGTCTGTGTCACACGCTTCTTGGATGGTAAAATCATCTTAACTCCTTTCGACTTTAGAAAACCATCTATCAATCACAAATCAATTCTGCTCTTTTTGCGATCCTGCCACGATAGATATTTTCCAACCTGACGTGACCCGCATAGTCTTCTCCGCGGAACACCTCGATAGCGGCGTTAAGACCATTAAGCCCATTCTCAAAGCCATCGTGGTCAACTTGTCGCTCATCACCTTCAACACAAATCTTACAGGTATCATTGGTGCGCTGCAAGAAAAGTTTCATAAGGTATCGAGATGTATTTTGGGCTTCAGTGAAATACACGAACGAATCTTCGGGTACTTCATAACCGCGGCAGTCGCCCATCGGCATTAGGATGAGTTCCTCTTGGTCGAGGAGCCGCTGGACATTATCTCGGCCGCCCAATTTAGAAAGTAAAACGCTGCCGACAGAAGATTCCATCAGCTTTTCGATTTTACTTCCCGGATAAAATCCCATCTTGACGGCGCCCGTTGCAACATATGGATTACAAAATACCACAATCTTGCTAATCGCGCCGCGCTCCAGCTGTTCAAAGGCGTAAGCCAATGCAATTTGGGTCTTACCAGAACCGGCAGGACCAGTGCAGAATGTTAGCTGGTTGTGGGCCAGACTATCCATATAGGCAATCTGGTAGGGATCTTTATCCTTTGGTTTGACATCGCCAAACATTTTGGAAGAAAACTTACGGTAGAGAATTTCAGTATGCCTTTCTGACTCATGCCAGACATAGGGGCCAATCAATTTACCTTCGGGCGTTTTCAGCACGAGGTATTGATTTTGTTCCAGATGAAAGATGTTCTTGTCCATGTTGGAATAGAACTGTTCCATCTACTTCTCTGTCACATCAATTGTTTTGATTCCAGAATAGGTCATTAAATCTATCCTTTCGTTTCTCTCTTAAAAAGGAAGTTCCGCCCAGAGGTTGTTTCCAACATGGGCGGCTTCCTGAGAATGTTTAATCTACGTCCGTCTCAGAGTGCTGACGCCATTTCTGCTTGGGCTTCGGCTTTGGCCGTGGCTCGTCCTTCACGTATTCATCAAATTTTGCTTTACGCTTCATGTCGCGCTGCATATATTTGTTGTTCTTACGCTGGTCACGAGTGAAAGTTTTGCCCATAAGTAGTGATTTAGCCCTCCTTAGGCGTCTCCGTCTCAGCTGGAGTATCAGGCTCATTGGCGCGCGCAGCAATTGCGGCCTCTACAATAGACTCCAGCTTCATTTGCTTCTGCTCCTTAGCACTAAACTCGTTCTGGGGATTGCTGCCCTTGGCATTGGAAACCAAGCTATAAGCACCAGAGGCAACCAGACCAGAACAAATACCAGTTGCGATTGCATCAAAAATCTGCAAGTCCGCAAGCTCGGCAACACCAGTCATCTGACCGATAACACCAAGCACGCCGCCCACGACAGCAGAGATGATGGGCACCCACTTAGTGGCCAGAGGAGTCAGCTTGACAATCTGGCAAACGATAAAGCAAATGACTGCGATACAGCCGATGGTTGGAAACATCTACATGATCTGTTCCATAAATTTGCCATCCTTTCATTATGAAGTTTCGGAGGTGTCGGTATTGATGTAATCCAGTGCAGAGACACTTGCGTCTTCCGCCATTTCTGCCTCAATGCCGTTCTCGGTTTCTACTGTTTCAGCCTCAGGTTGAGATTGTGCCTGCTCGCCTTTCCACGGCTTGTCAGGCCACTGATTGTTCTTAGACAAGTTCTCAACAAGTGACTTCAGTGCATAGACCAATACAACTCCGATTATTTCTGTAATGGCAACCTGGGAAAGTTGCTCAGCTATTGTATACTTGTCCATAAAGGCCAAGATATAGGAACACCAGACCCAGGCGTAACCATTTAACAGACTGAATAAAACAACCCACTTCATGGTAGTGAATGGCTTACGCGCTTTACGGCGTTCCAGTTTATACTACCATTTCGCCATCTTCATAGCGGTTTTTGTGGATCTTTTTCCGTCACCCATGTCATTCACCCTCTTTCAGTCTCTTTTTCTAAGATTCCTTGAAGAGCTCGGCCATGAGTTCCATGATATTGTCGATGTATTCACTACCACCATCTTGTCTATACAAATCGGTGGCGCGCTTATAGTCAGCGTCAGATATTGTTCCACTCAGTTTTGCAACTTCGTAGATTTGAATTATCTGGTCATGTAACAAGGACATTTGCACTTCATCATTATGCTATAAGCGGTCTTCAATACGCTAAAGGTCGTCATCGTATTTGTCGAGCCGCGCATTAACATCTTTGAAATGCTCGTCCATTGTTCCCATGTTCTCTGAGAGCGTTTTCTCCAGTCGATCTGGGGCAGTGAATATTTTCCAAACTGGTTTGCATAACCTCACAAAAGCGACAATTGCGGTAATTGTAGCAATAATCCAAAGAAGAGGCGCAAACCAGGCCTACAGATCCGTCATCTGTATCCTCCTCTCCCATTATTGCTCCTTTCACTCTTTGATTATATTATACCACAAAAATTTTTTTATGGCAAGCCAGGAGAGGAAGTATTATCCATCTCCTTCAACATGGGTTCCATAATTTAGGACATGGATAACATCTTGTGCATTTTCCGCACTTATATCGTCATAAAGAACGGAATACATCAAGTCGAGATCTTCTTTTGTTGGATGGTTACCCGGCGCTGGATCTGGTGGCGTAGGAGGAACATATGTAAAGCCATATGTAACTCGCCATTGATTACCCTCATTAGTAACCAATTTATCGTAACCCTCCACATCATCGGCTTCAATAGTCCATGTATGATTAAGGTCAAGATTTTCCCAAATCCAATTCCAATTCCATCCATCACCAATACGAACAGTATCATAGAGTATGCCGTCGCACATTAAATGAACTGTCGCATAAATAGGCCGCATACCGAGAGCATCCTGATCATCTCTGTAAAACACTACTTCAGCATTTACATTGACTTTTTCTGGCTCTGGAGGAGGATTGAAAGTCATTGTAATAGTGGTAGTATCGGTATATTGGGGATTCCATCCACCGCCACCACTCTATTCATGGCGATCGTCATAAGTCGCAGTATAGCGCTCCAACTAATCTGTTACACGAACAGTATATTGATTCCACCAACTTGGATTTAAATTATTCCAGGTATGCTCCCAGCCTTCCGCTGCTGTCACTGTTCCGTTTGTATTGGTTTCGCCATTGAGCAGAATAGCAACATTTAAGGAAGAAGGACGATATGATGTATCTCCATTTTCGCCAACCCAATTAACTTTAGCTACTACTGGCATATTATCCCTCCTTAAAAGGAGAGGGGCTTAACGCCCCTCTCAACCGCCTTCTTCGGCACGACGACCGAATCCGAATACAATCCACTGCTGCTCAGGCAACTCAAGAACAACTTCCTGAGTACCATCTGCCTTGGAACGCAACAGCTGAGAACCTTCGTCAGTACACCACATGAAGTGGGTATCGTCAAGCTGCACCATATGTGCGTCGCCGCCGGGCCGCAGCACTTCTTCGAGGTCAACAACTTCCAGCTTAACCAGGTCAAATCCAACGGGATTACCGGCTTCATCCTGAGTAATCAGAATGTCACCATCATTCATCAGAATTGGCTGGTTGTACTCGTGTTTGGTATTATCCAAGCCGCCGAATGGAATTGTTACCTCGTTCCAGTTATTACCGTCATAGGACAGCACTAAACCTTGCTTAGTAGTTGCACTGGAGAGTAGATAACGCTCACCAACGGAAGTGGGCAACTCATATGTGCAGCTCTTAGCCTGAGGATTTGTCTGAGAACAATAGTCATTCTAGCCGCGGTTTGCGGATTCTGCGATAATTGTATCACTATCACAATCGTATACAAACCATACGGGGCAGTTCTCGCCAGACTCGACCTTTACGCACAATACTTGGTTACCATTAGTAGTTGCTTCGACAACATAACGGCAGCCGTATGGTATATAATTATCATAGCCGTGCGCTCTAACTGTAAGAGTACCTCTTGCAGGATCAAAATTATAAGTAATAATTCTACCCTCTGGAGTATTTGTGAACACAACATTGTTATTCAAACAAATTGCAGAAGAGGAAGTGCCGTCAATTGGCGCCTCAGTTACTAAACGACCAGTCACAAAAGAGAAGGAAGTAAATGTTGGGGTTTTGGGATTGGTGGAAGTATGCATATAATAGTTACCATTTGGAGAAATACCAGGCTTAGTTAATTGACCAGGATCAGAAAGACCTGAGTATGGATTTGCGTTCCAATGAATCTCTTTTGTCTCATGGGTTACTCTATCTCCCCAAATGCCTAATGTGGAGGTGATATACATGAAGAAATATCTCTCATTAACATCAGTAGCTAAGGAGAAAGGAACCTCAGTATTTGGAATACGTTCACGACTATAATTTGGTACATCAAAGATGAAATGATCTCCAGTATCAATATTATAGCAGAACATCTAACTGCCGTCACCAGCGGAACCAATCATAAACTTTTCATGCTCGGAAACCCAAACATAACCAGTAGGATCAGTTACGTCTGCCAGAGGGCCGATTGTCTCGCCATTGATCAGGGTAGAGTATTCACCGATAACAGTAGCCCAAGGAGTAACGCCAGGCTCAGTTCCAGGCGGAATTTCCTCTTGAGAACCAACTGTCAGAGACATAGTATCCAGATGGAACAGATACTGGATCAGACGAGTAGCGTTGGCCGCGGTAAATACATTACCAGGCTGCACAGTATTTGTCCAAGCCAGAGTATTCTGAATTGGATCAGGATTGTCAATGTCTTGAGTCTTATAATGCTCAAACTCATGCTCATCAGTGAAGCAGGTAATATAAGCTCTTGTGGAGCCGTCTGCTCTTGCCATGCCAACCAGCATCTTGTACCAACCGGGGTGTTTCATAACTTCCTTCCAGAAGCCCTCATGCAACTCAGTTACAAGATGCCAAGCGGAAGGAGACTGATAAAGCTCATAGCGCTTCTCATTGGTATCAAACTCAGACAGAACCTCAATATCCTTAATTAACTGAGAATGAACGCCGTTGTCGAGAACATAGAGGATGTCGAGCTTGTCGCCAAGGATAGGCTTGCGGCCGAAGACCATAGAGAGGACAAACTCTTTTTCGCCGCGTTCATTGGTCTGAACAATATACATGGTGGGGCAGTGACCCTGGGACTCGTCATTTTCAACGTAGATGAAGTCGCCATCCATAGAATCGGCAGGAATTTCGAACTTATCAAGTTCGGCCTTTGTGCCGACAGTACCGAGATTGATTGGCGCATCAGGGCGGCCGCCGCCAGAAGCCTCAACCTCAACCCACTCTACGGTGCGAGTTAGAGGATTATATCGACGAGCATACTGTTTGCCGTCCAGAGGAATTTCTGGATAAGGCTCCCACTCATATTCGCCAGTTACTTGGTTGTAACGACGCATATAGCGCTGACCGTCGTTGCCAACTTCAGGATATTTTACCCAGTAGGTGCGGCCATTCTCGTCAATTCGGCGCTGGTAGTTCATATTGAGAGGATCATTTGGAACGTCCTCAATTCCCGTTTCCGGTGTATCTTGGGTCTTCGAAATGGTTACATAACTGGTTGATTTTACTGTGGAATCAGCGACAGAAGTCGCAGTGATTTTCAGCACTCGTACAGTCTCGTCCGTGGCGATGGTCAACACACCCATCTGATTGATTGTGGTCTCAGCCTTCAGATTTCCGTCGAGGCTCCAAATAACCTCTTGAGAAGGATTATTTTGTCCAATTACGGTAGCCTTAAAGGTAATACGGTGGCCAGGATCAGACTCAACGGCCGCAGGGCTAATAATCACAGCATCAACTGTGGTTTCATCAATGCCAGGAGTATCCTCAGATACTACATTGATAGTCGCCTCAGCGAACTTGGTTGGGTCATAACTTACTGTCGCGCGGAGAGTAATCTCATGCAGTTGCTCGTCGGCACCGATATAGACAACGCCATCACGAGAAACATGAGTTGCAAGAGAAGTAGCCCCAGTTAAGTCCCAGATAATAGAAGCGGGAGGATTATTCAAACCAGTCAGCTGAACCGCGAAGCGCGCGCTCATTCCACGACCGATTTGAGTATATGCGGGATACAGCTGAATAACAGTTACCACAGGCTCGTCTTCGGCAAGCTCTGGAGGAATTACTGTTACCAGAGAAGTATCAGTATAGTTGGGATCTGCGGCGCAAGTACCAGTGACAATCAGAAGAGCGCTGGTCTCTTCCTTGTCTACATAAAGCACACCTTCAGGAGTAATAATAGTCTGAGGAGACTGATTGCCGCTCACAGTGAAGGTTGCGTCATGGTTTGTGATATTTACGCCAGTTACGATGGCCTGGAAGCGCAGAGAGTGATCTTTAATAACCGTAGCCTCGATAGGCTCCAGATAGAAACCAGTCACCTATTGCAGCACAGGCGCTTCCTCATTAATACTGATAGTCGCGGTTCCGTACTTAGAAGTGTCAACAATGGAGCGCGCAGTTACGCGAATCATCATTGCATCTTCGTCGGCACCAATTGTCAGAACGCCATCAGAGGTAATCTTGGTATTGGGGTCGCGCTGACCGCTGATAGACCAGGTTACTTCCTTAGACAGCTCTTCAGAGCCGTTTACGATGGCCGCGAATGTGATTACAGAGCCGGGCGCCACAGTTACAGCATTGGGAGAAACCTCAACACTATTGATTTCGGGATCAGGCTCTGGAATTGGCTCTTCAACTTCCTCCTCAATAGGGGTCCAAACAGCGGAACCGTTTGCAGTACGCTCACGGACATATTTGGTATTGAGAGGAGTTGCGGGAACATCGGTAAATCCATTGTCGCCGCTGGCGTCATAGGCCGCAACGGTAACATAGGCGATGTTGTATTTGGTAGTATCCTGCTTGGATGTTGCGCGAACTTGCAGGCTCTTAGCAGTCTCGCCAATACCAATAGTCAGAACGCCGTCGTCAGTCAGATATGTAGTCTGGACATTATTGCCTGTCAGACTCCAAGTAACTGCCTGAGAAGGATTGTTCTTACCAATGACTACAGCTTTGAATACAGTCTGCCAGCCTTGCTCAAGTTCCACCAAATCAGGAGTAATGATAATTGCATCAACAGTTACTTCATCAACACCGGGGGTCTCTGCGGGAACTACATCAATAATAGCCTCGCCATATACCTCAGGAGTTTTCTGAGAGTAAGCAGTCAATACAAGCATATTGCTTTGCTCATCTTCTCCAACAAATACCAGACCGTTGGGAGTAACGCGAGTATCAGAAGATGTCGCGCCAGTCAGCTTCCAAACAACCTGCTGGGAGGGGTTATTGACGCCGTTTACCTTAGCGGCAAACTGCTGACTATAACCGCAACCAATCTGGCAAGCGCCAGGATATACAATAACTTCAGTCACAGTAGACTGGTCAACAGCGTGCTGAGAATCAGTTACGCTGACAGTCGCAGTAGCGAAGAAACGCTGATCGGCCGCAGCCTTAGCCGTTACGACGAGAACCTTAGACAGTTCGTCGGCACCGACATGGAGTGTACCGTCCTGGTCGATATAGGTATTTGTAGAGCTTTGTCCAGATACAGAATAAACAGCAGAGAAATCACTCAGATTTACGCCGTTCACCATTGTATTGAACATTACAGAGCGACCAAGGACAACTTCTACGTCAGTAGGAACAAGGACAATACCAGTTACCATAGGAGCCAAAGGATCTTCCATATTCACATCGACAGAAACAACTGCCTGTGCATATACAGATTCATCGGCTTCAGAAGTAACGCGAACGGTGATTGTCTTAGAAGTTTCCTTCTCGCCAATCTTCAGGATACCATCCTGAGTGATAGTTGTATCGCTGACGCGCTGACCTTTAATAGTCCACTTTACGCCGCGAGAGAGTTGTGCATTTCCTTGAACAACAGCGGTAAATGCAACAGTTGCGCCCTGACCAACAGTAATGTTGAGAGGGCTAAGGGTAATTCCTTCAATTGTAGGCTCCTCACCGGGTACTGGATCGGGATCTACAACTTCAGTGCCGCCGCCTGGAGTATTACCAGTGCCATCTCCACCTGCGTCGCCGCCTCCGGCTCCACTGGAGCCTCCGCAACAACCACAGCCAGACTCCTTGATATACACCCACTTGAAGTGAGTATTCAGAATCCACTTCTCACCAGTAGTGAGAGAGCGTGCTTCTGACCCAGGCTGAATGTCTGTGAAGTTGGTAATTGGAGGAAGATCTTCGGCGCCTTGATCCAGGTAGAACAGTTTTCTGTTGTACTGCTGTGACTCAAGATGCTTTACAAGCTAATAGCCCATCTGCTGAGCACCTCCTTATTTAATTGCCTTTTACTCAGTGAATACATCCACCCAGTTGAACCAGTCAACTCGGAGCATGAAATTGGAGAAATTCCCGTGATCGTCCCATAACATATAGGAGCCGGAAATATCTACTTGGTCGTTCTTGTCTTCGAGCTGAATATGCAGCTGTCCAACAATAACTCTATCACCTACGACAAATGTGTCGTCAGTGGTCCAGTGATCTACATAGGCGCCGTTATATGTGAGTTCTGGATTGTGCTGCAAATACATATCAGACACATCCATCCACATCTTGCGCCCATCAGCCATTTCGATATGAACATCTCTGTTACGCAGGCACAAAACGGCGTCCTTCAATGGATGACCCTTGGGAAGAGTGCGGTCCTTGAAGTAGTTATCAAAGCGATAACGATGTTCAAGAGCATCATGCGGCACATGAATATTCATCATAAAGGAACAACGAGGGCCGTATACTTGCATTTGGAAATGTCTGTGCGGCTCATCGTCAATTGGCTGATAGATATAGGGAGGATCTGGTTCGATTGTTTCAACCAAATTCTCGGGAGGATCAGAAACTAAAGGAGTCTCGACTACGATAACATTTGGATAATCCAAAGTAATATCGACAGCTTCTGTCATATTGATAGAATAGCCTTCCTTATGGTCAACTGTTCTATTAGTTGGGCCGCCGACTACTTGTGAGCGGCACATACAGATACGAGAGACGCCGTGGTCCTTTACAAGCTCTACATCCCAGATGTAAGGGCCGGGATGAAGCCAAGTTTCCTTTGAAGACAAGGTAATATTGATACGCCCCTTAACAGCATTAAGGTCCGCTACTGGAATTTCTTTTGCAATCAAAGCGCGCTCATCATCATAGTCATGGTCAAATTGCTCGGCTTTCAAAGTAAAGAATACTTGATAGCCAGACAAATCGAATGGAGTGCCGTCCGCCCTATGAATCAACACAGGGATTGTCAAGGACTCACCACGACCAATGTCATCAAAGGGAGTTACAGTGATTTTTCGTGGCATTTTAACACCCCTTTCATGGTACGATTCCGACGGTATCTTGCAGCTCCTCAATCTTGTCAGTCAAGGCTTTTACCTTGTCATCCATGTCTTTGAGGGTAGTCTCCAACTCTTCGATTGTGGATTTCTGCTGATCCACAATGCCCATCAGGGAGGCTACTTGCGAGAACACTTGAGAGTCCAAAGTTAGCGTCGGAGTAATAATTACGATAGGCGCTCCTTCAGCAAGCGCCACAATGGAAACACTATCGCCGACTTGTAATTGCCCCAGGCCAGGGTTTACATAACGATTAGACGGGCCGCCGTCCAGTGTAAAGGACAAGGTACACAAGCGCATAACTGCGCCATTGGTTTGATGAATTATCTCAATATCAAACCAGAAGTTGCCCGGCTCAAAATCTGTATCGCGGCTTGTCAGTTCGATATTGAACTTACCAGTCGTGGGATTTAAGAGGGCAATATCCTTTTTGATGTAGCAGAAATCATCGTGGCGGTCAAAATCAGTTTTTACAGGTTTTACTGTAAAACAGGCCTGATAGCCAGTCAAGTCGATAGGATTTTCATAATTATCCTTTATTTCAACAGGAATAATCAGCGAACATCCGCGCTGAATTACTCCATAATCTCCGCTTTTCTGAGTAGTTCTTGTTAATGCCATCTTTTTCCCTCCTCTCTCATACTCAGACTTACTAATATACCATTTTATAACATCAAAAATAAAAGATTTACTTCATCCAAAATTTTACTATATAAGTAACAAAAAAGGTATAGTAAAATTTTCGACGAAGAAAATCTAAAGGGTATGACTAAGCGGCGGGCCAAATAAGTTAAATGCCCCGCTATGGTAGTTATTATTTATTTCCTCTTATTTAATTAACAATGCTTTTTGATTTGATAATACCAGTCGACGATAAGGTTGGCGCACTCGATGACATCTTCGTCGTCCGCAGACAAGATGTTACCACGAAGCGCCTCTGAAGAGATAACATATTGTATTGTTCTCTCCAGAATGTATTGCCTTATGCCGCGCTCCACCTCCTTGTCAGTAGGGATGGTATTATCAAAAGCATTAGATGTGTCAATCTCTCTGAAGGCGTCAGAATAATGGAAGTCGATGGCTTCCTCAAAGACACGAACGGTATTAGAGTTTGCGATGTGCTGCGCCTTAGAATTGTGATAGGGGTCTTTCTCGCCCTTACTAAACCAGTGGAATTGAGCAATGTCGCCAGCTAACTCTGCGGCGTCAGGGAACAACTGGATAAGAGCCTGAATGAGGTCCTCATTGATTTGAACATCAATTACTTCCTTGTAGTCAAACTCCCAGCCATAGTTAGCAAGTTCGGCACGAACCATAGCGCTTACAGCAACCCGGATATTATCTGTAAACATGACGCGACCATCGGGTCCAGCGAAAGACTCATAGCACACCCAGAAATATTGCTCAGAATATTCTTTGATATATTCCTCATCGCAAAGCTGTTTTTTACCAGGGATAGGCTTGAAATGATCTTCAGTTATGAAGTTAAAAGCCTCTTTAAAGAGTTTACCACGACGGATGGCACGCCACTGATCCTTCTGCATAGAGTTAAAAATCTCTTTCATATAAGGATACTTATTGATGGCGCCAATGGTAGGGACAGTAGAGAGACCCTTCGTTAAAGTGGTATGGTAATCAATGGGTTCTGGGTCAATTCCATTTTTCGCGTTCAGTTCATTTTGCTCAAGCTGAACTTGCAGATTAAGATATGCGAAAATGACAGCAAAAGAATGATCCCACTGGGCGATTTCTTTCTGTCCATTGAGCATGAAGTGCTTTTTTTCAATTCCTCGCTTATTCACGAACGATTTTAATACTGTCAATGTCAATTTGCACACCTCCTAGCTCATTTGATAATTCGGCAACAGCAATTATAGCCTGCCTTTTAAATTCAGATGGATTGATAAAAGGGTACTTTTTAGAATATTCCTTTATCAAGACTTTAACTCGCTCTAAAGCCTCTGTAACAGAATATTTAGAATTTAAAGAAATAGAAAGCACGTCAGCTTTGAATTTATTGAAAATATCCATATGTCTCCTCCTTTCTTATATATAGAAAAAGTCCTGTAACCATGACATCTATCCTGAGCCTGTAGTTGCCACGGTAGAGACAGTCAGCACCACCTGTTACTGCCGCATATCATCTGGGAAGTGTCCAGTGATAGATATGCACTATTCTTCATAGCTTTACCGCGCAACTGAAGTTACACTCAACTCCAGCTCCCTTAATGAGAAGCTGGGTTGGTGGCCGCAGCGCCTCAGAATAGTCGGTTTACTTGACTTAATTTTACTGGGGTCTTCCCCCAGTTTCTATTTATATTATACCATAAAAATTTTTTTAAGTCAAGCGAAATTCCTACTGAGGCAATATTACTCGTCGCTCATTTCTTCTGCGAGTTTTTTGTTTGTTTCAAACCAACCGCCGTTAGGTTTTTCTTTGGATAAACCCGATTGGGCCAGTTTTGCAAATTCGGATGCAGCGGCCGATGCGACGCGGCCCTGAACCTGCTCACGAACGGTATTGCAAAACCTGTCGTATACTTTCCAAAAAAGTTCAGGAGATATTTCTTTCCAGAATACTTTCTGCATAGACTTCAACGGATGTTCAACTTCAGGCAGATCGCCAGTAAAAAAGGTGTCGTAATCAAGAACGGCGCGGCCCTTTGTGTCATAGTCGAGAGAGTTGAAATAGAGGAACATGGCCGGCAGTTGATGTTCATTGAAATCTATGCCGGTCTTTGTATGACATTCATGCGGAACATCAATAATGACACACCAAGTGTCGGCATCTTCTTTCTTGAAACAGCGACCGATGTGCTTCTTGAGAATTTCCTTTTGCTCTTTGATCTCCTGTTTGCGCACTCTTATCCATTCATTATTGATTTCGTGCATCCGTTGTTTAATTGTATCAAGATTACTCATTTAATTTCCTCCGTTCTTAAAGAAGGGATCTTATATTCATATGCACACCAGTTGGTGATAAGATTGTCGAGCAACATAGCCCTTGTCATCTTGCCAATTTTGGGGACATATTTAACATTGGCCGCCATGTCAATAAGGCCGCCACCAATGTCGATAATCAGCAAATCTTTTGCCATTCTCAGACAGTTGGCGTCGAACTTGTATTTCTTGCCGGGAGACTGGGCAAAAATGAGAACATCGGAAAAATCACATGCAAACCGCAGATCTTGCATCCCAGAGTTGAAGTGCATCACAGTATAGCCAGAAGAGTTGAAGATATTGGCGCACGCCTTACCAACAGGACCGCGGCCGAAGATAGAAACTCTCTTACCTTCGTTATAGAACCAAGCCAATTTGAGGGCGGCATTGGCGGTTGCAGGGAGGCGGCAATACTTATACATATTGCCGGGGTAAGTAGTAGCCATAAGGCCGCGCTGGATAAAGGTATTGCCGTCAATGTCCTTCTGCCAGTCAACAACATTGTCGGCGCCGGACTCATTGACTAATCCCTTATAGTCATGGTGGACGATAATGCCGTGTACATTTCGGTTGTTATTGAAACTTTTGATCTCTTCCATAAGAGTATCAATGGTCGGCGCAAAAGAGCTAAAGACCATAATGCCGAGATCATTTGCATCTTTTGTCAGGTATTTGATATAGGGGGCGGTCATATCTTCTGTCAGCGCGACGATACCAAGACCGGGGCCACGGTACATTCCATCTGCTTGCCAGTGGTTTACAGTTTTGCGAAGTTCATCCAGGTTTCTTTTTGCCAGTTCATCGCAGGTTACAATCATAAATCCTCCTTAATAAGTAAGGGCGATTTCTCGCCCTTACTTTTCTCCTGTGGAGCCAAAGCCTCCACGATTATTCTTGCCAAGATAGCGGACTTCCTTCAAACGAGGATTGCCCTGGTTGCGCTGAATACGGAACTGTGCGATACGGTCGCCAGCTTCGATATGCGCATCACGAGTAGCAAAGTATGGAAGCATCCAAACATCGTCGTCACCAGAGTAAGTCTCGTCGATTACGCCGATGGAGTTCGTCTGAATAAAGCCATACTTCTTGAAAGAGGAACTACGAGGGGCAAGGATGGCCTCATAACCGTGGGGTACTCTTACGGAAATGCCAAGGTTAATAAAACCTTTTGTGCCGGCCTTCAAGTCATAACTCTCGGCGGCGCGCACATCGAACCACTCGCCCATGTGTGCCTGTTCAACAGGCTTAGCGGCGGGAGTATGATATTTAATGAGAATTTCGGGTCTCAGTCGATCCAAAACTTTGTTGTTATCCTTGCGGATTCCTTCAATCGCTTCCTCCAGCTTTTCCTTGTTCTCCTTACGGATCGCTTCCATGCGCTCATGGACTGCTTGCTGCTCTTCAGGGGTGCGCTGGCGACGGAGAGACTTAATATTGAGACTGGGAGGTGGCTGCATGGGGTTTCCTTCACCACCTCTAACTTTGGTTCTATCTACTCGGTCAGGAACAACGAACTCACCGGTACTGACCTCCTAATTCTTAACTTCGTTTTCCATTGGGATAACCTCCTTATAGGTCGATATTGATATTCATTACCACGGGTAAGTGGTCAGAATGACACGCAAACTCGTCATCCTGGAGGACATAGATGTCCTCAACCTTGTCCATCAGCTCTTTGGAAACAAGGAAGTGGTCAAGGCGCATACCCTTGCCGTTCTCCTTGGCGTTATACATATTGCTGTGCCAGGTAAAGATTTGCTCGTCGGGATTGAAGTTACGCAAAACATCAACCAACTCAGCATCCTTCTTTAAGGTGAAGAAGGCGTTTCGTTCGGTAGGTGTGGTTCCGGCGACAGATTTGACATTGGTATCCTCGGCACTAGGCGCAACGTTGAGGTCGCCACATACGATGAAGGGCTTGAAGTCTTTGTTGGAGACGACATAATCATGTAGGGCGGTTTCAAAGTCTCCTCGAGCGTCCAGTTTTTCTGCAGCTCTTCCAACATTTGGGGAGTAAGAGGAGATGAGTTTGAAATGTTTGAAATCAAGGATTTCAACGCGGCCTCCTTCAAAGCCGAGAACTCTTCCATCTGTGTCAAACAGCGGTCCAGCCAAGCATCTTCGTACAAAGATAGCTGTGCCCGCATACCCCGGCTTGTCGTGCACTGAGTAGTATCCGACATAATCTGTTCCAAGGACAGAGGTTGGAATTTGATCGGGCTTGGCTCTAACTTCCTGTAAGCAGAGTATGTCGGGCGCCATGCGTCGGATGGCTTCGGAATAACCGTATTTAGACAGGCGCGCACGTAATCCATTGACATTATGCGATATAATTTTAAGCATTGTTCAAACTCCTCTCGGGCCACGGGGACCTCCTCTATACCACTCAATGAAGTATGCAAGTCCAATACCAATCATAAAAGCCACAATGGGCGCCATTGGATCAATCATACTATCACTCCTATTTCAGTTTCATAGCGATGGCAAAACCAGCATAAAAGCCGGTCAACAGACACATAATTCCAAATGCGATGCCGTTAAAATCAATCATTGAATACATCACTCCATAAACACTTTTCAGGGGCCTTATCTTCACGAAGTTTCATCAGACGAGGATGACGGAGAGAATGACCGGCCTGGTCAACACTCATACAGTCAACCTCAATGACAGTACCGATGTAATACTCTGGGTTCTGCCGAGCCTCGGTACGCATTTCATCATCCAGACCGCTGGCTACGGTTCCAATCTTGACCAACTCGCCATCACGATACAGGCCAATATCAAAACCATTCGCCATATTCTGAAGCCACAGACGATTAACGGGATTGCCTTCCTCGTCGCGATATGGATAATTTTCCGGGTCTTTGCCCGTATATTCCTTGGTTGGCAGATTGATGCCCATGATAACAACATCCACGGTGTCAACCTGCTTAATCTTGTATGTGGTGTGCATCGGACGCTTCGCCGTCTCACCGATATTGGAAACGGCGTGCTTTGCAGAAACCTTGCCGTTGGAGCGCAACAGTTTCAGAACACCACCCTCATATCCCTGAGACAGCCACTCTGCAATAACTTCCTGCTTATCCTTTACGATAAGCTGAGCGAAAGACAGCCAGGGATAAGTTTGGAAATCGGTTTCCTCTTCCAGCTCTTTGAGGAAATTATAACGGTCGATGAAGTCTGCGGAGTAATATGCCTTGCCGCCCCAATACAGAACATCAAAGACATACGCACCGCAAGGCCCAATCTCTTCCTGGCGCTTGGCGGCCTTTGCCGGAGTGCAGAGCATAATGGAGTTGACAAACTTGCTGGAAGAATGATCTTCCCACTTGCCCGCAGTCCAGTTGTATTTGCTCCAAATCTCTACGCACAGCTGAGAGCCGAGAGGGAAAAACTCCTCGGCAAACGCCTTCATGTGCGGCATATTGTCAATCTTGTCGATGACCTCGCCGGTTTTCTTGGAAATCTTGTCGCCGTACAGGTGAACAGAACCATCCAAGTCCTTAGACCAGACATAAGAACTGCCGTCCACCTTTAGCTCAATACCGTATTCATCGGACACCAGAGCGGCATCCAGAACTTCCTTTTTCTTCGCCGTGGCATACTTCATGGGCTGCCAAAGACGATAGGTTTCATTAAATCTTTCCATTGTATCTCCTTCCAACAACCATAATGTCACGAACATCTGCAAAGATTTTCTTGCCGTCTCGATCAATCACGGCGGTATTGAATTTGGGGATAATGTCAACCAGCTCCCCACAAAGACCTTTGTTACCGGACCACTGGGAAACAATCTGAACTCTGTCTCCCATTTTCATGTTGCTGACCATAACATTACCCCTTTCCCATTTTCTATTATTATTATACCATAAAAATTTTTTTATGTCAAAGAAAAAGAGTTGGCCTTTTAGACCAACTCTTCTCTGTAATAGTCAAAACCTGTAACCAGTACGCCGCCGATGATATTTCCTGCCGTAGCGATGCCAAGGAAGGCCAAATAATTCTGGGCAGAAAAATCTTCAGTGAACAGCATATAGAACATATCGGCGATACTGTGTTCAAAGCCGAAGAATACGAAAAGGAAAATCGGGAAGAAAATGCCGAATAGCTTTAATACTCCGGTATTGCGCCGCGCCATAGATACTGCATAGCAAACGAGCATATTACAGAAAATGGCGAGCACAAAAAGTTGTGGATAAGGAATCAAGACTTTGACATTGGCAACTTGTTCTAGGGCGTGTAGGTCGAATCCGGGAATTGAGATACGGACTCCATATGCAACCCAGATGGAACCTATGAGGTTTCCAAACCAAGATATGACGAGTAAGCCAATAGCCTGCCATATATTGCATCCGTTGGCTACGCACGCGCCGTAGCTGTAAATGTTGCCGGTGAAAAGCGAAAGGTTGGCCATGATAATCAAAATCAGGCCGATGGGGAAGATTACGGCTTTGATTAGCGCTGCCCATTCAGGAGATGCCGCCGGGCCACCTGCAATAACTGCTGTGGCCGCAGCAAGTGAGAGAACTGCTCCAGCGCCAATCGAGTTCAAGAATGTGATAAATGGTCGTGGTAGTTGATATGTCAACTTTCTATATCCTCCTCTTCATCCTGGTCTCCCGGACGAATTTCAAGACCTCTTCTGAGAAGCTCGGAGAGCGACTCAATTACTACACCATAGTTTTCAATGGCGTAGTCCTTGCCTTTTTCGTCATAAGGCGCCAGGATAAGAACTGTCCCGTTTCTCGCATCGGTATCAGTGGAACCGATAATCCAATAATAGGAGGGGTCGACGCCGCCTTCTCCCCATACTCTGATGACGACATCCTCGATTTCAGAGTCAAGGCAGAAAGTCATCCAGTCGCCCCAGTGTCCGCTGAAGCGCTCCATATTAAAATTCTTCATCTTCGTCCTCCCATTCTTTATAAGCGACCATAGCGTGGGCGCCAATCATTGAAGTTGGAGAAAAAGCATACGAAACATTGATGAGTTTCCTGGTATGTTTGCCCTCATTGAGGAAATTATTGATTTTGCTCTCTAAATCACTTGGATAGCGAGCGCTAAAGAATTTGACTTTATGAATGTTCATATTGCCTCCGAAAAAGGGCGGCCAATAGGGTGAGAAAACAACTGTTCCCTAAATGCTTGAAAGTTTTTCCCCTATCGCGGCCGCCCTATGGTGTTAAACTACCGGCTGGATAGAAGGGGCAATGAAGTAGTAATGAACATAAGAACCATAGTCTATATTCATTGAGCCATCTTCATTTTTCCAGCAGCGGTAATAATAACCGAGTTGTGAATAGTTGAGTTTTTGGTGGGCAACCATTGCTTTCCAGGCTTCCTCATAGTTGTCATATTGCCCGAGCCAATGAGAGGTGGATAAAGACATGGTGCCCCAATAGAGGTCAAACTTCATCGGTGGGCGCCTCCTCATCCTCATCCTCATCTTCGGAGGCCTTGCGGCGCTCCTTCTCGATGTCTTCGAGAACCATCATGTCGTAAGCGAAAGCGGTGGGGCCTTCACCGGCACCAAACCAAGAGTTCCACATAAAAATGCCTCCTTCTTATTTTCTATAATAATTATAGCACAAAAATTTTTTTACGTCAAGCTCGTCAACTACTCAACGCGCAGTTCCTTGCGGACTTTCATCAGAGCCTTACCGAGCCAGTTAAGGCCAACTTGGTCACGCGCCTGGCAACGGCTGCATTTGCAAACGCCCCAGGTGTTGTCGTGCCAAGTGTTACCTTCTTCCAGATACTCGGGATCAGTTTCCAGAAGTTTGGCGGCGAGGTCTTTGTTCTGCTTGAACTTGTTGCGGACGATACTCAACATGACATTGCGCTTAATCTCTTCCCAATGGGGACGGAGTTCTAAGTGACGCCCTTTGCGCTTGGCTTGACTAGGCGACAGGATTGAGAACTCTTCTCGGATTACGGGGTCCAGCGTCTTAGCGGCTTGGAAAGCAGCTTCAGCACTGGGATAGACGACGCCTTCGTATTCAACTGGGCATATGTAAAAGTTGGATAAGAAAGCGTACTCTTTATCGAAACTGGAAATCACCTATCTTTAACCCCCTTTCCTGGTCGCCATACTTGGCAATAAATCCTTGAGCGGACTCTTCGGCGATTTTTCTTTCCCGTTCAGTTATGACATGACCCGAGCCGTGACAGTCAGGGCAGGTAATCCAATCGCTGGGGTCATTTGGATCAGGCCGGTCATCTTCGGCGCAAGCTCGAGAACGAAGGATTTTACCCTTGCCCTCGCATTTCTCACAGGTGGTATTGATACGCTGAACGGCGAGAATAGCCGTATCAATACCAATCAGCTTGCTTTTATATTCAGCTTCAAGGTCGGCTTTCTCCTTTCGGAGTTCCTTGAGGGCTGCAACCAGATTAGGCATCTTCATCCTCCTCTTCGGTATCGTCGGCGCCGTCGGCGGGCATTACGCGGAAAGTGATCCAGGACTCCAACTCTTCCTCGTACATCTCGGCGGCATCCTCGTCAGAAACGCCGTATTCTTCCATCAGCGTCTCAAAATCGCCAGCGTAGTCGTCGATAGCATCTTCATCAACGCCAGCGTCAATCAGCAACGCACGGCGGCAGTCGTCCATGTCCATGATGCCGTGGCAGCCTTCGAAGGACTCATAATCCTCAATGGCCAGACGGCGGGCCTCTTCCATAGCTTCCTCGCGGTCTTTGAACTCGCCAGTGTAATCGTATTGAGCGCCACCCATGCCATGATAAATCTTAAAGAAAGGCATTCTCTATACCTCCTATCGCTATACATCATATCCTTGGTCTCTCATAACCGCGAGAGATTTGTAGACCATTCGATTCTTGCTTTTGCTTTTTGCCTTGACCACATTCCCCATCTCAATGAGGTGGCCGAGGATGCGGGCCATCTTTTGAGGAGTAACCCCCGTAAGATTGATAGACCGCGACTTAATCTCGTCGATGTCGAGGGCCTCCTGACTTTCGGCGAGAATAATCATGACTTCGCCCTCCCACAGAGCGGTTTGCTGGGGACGATACTTACTTGTTCTTCTGCCAGGCATGATTATTACTCCTTTTCTCATTTTCTATATATATTATACCATAAAAATTTTTTACTGTCAAATTGTCAATAAATAAAGATAAAGGGGCAAGGAAAAATCCTTACCCCTCTTAATCATGGTGGACCCGGCGGGAATCGAACCCGCGTCCGAAGCAACCTATCTCACAAAGATTACTTACACGATAGTTTGTCTACTTTCTTCGTTTTTTTAGATGGACGAAGCCCGGCGCAAACACTCCGTAGCGAGTAAACCATCAGGGCTGTATCGGTTAAGATATTGCCTCCACCACTTGCATTTTCAAGGATATGCAAGAAACCCCCATGCGGTACCACCAGTTTTTACTAAAACTGGAAACTCCCACCTTTCTCCCGGTGGTCGGGCGGTTCAAGCCAAATTAGGCGGCCTGACGAACCTCCATCATAGCGGAGATTAGTGCAGGATGAACCATAATTACAGTGTGATCGATGTCGTTTACTTTTTGTTGAACACCTTGAGGCGGTTGTTCGTTACCCGTGACTTTATGCCTTCAGTCCCCCGTCGAAACCTGACGGGCCCATGTAAGTTCTGCGGAAAGTAGTGAAAAGATAATCAGTCTTTTTGTTTAAAAAGGAACTTTCTATGCAGATTTGAAGCGGATAGTAAAATCTGATTAAAAGTCAGGTGCTTTGCAGCAAAAGGAACTATCTATGCTTCTTTGAAAGACGCGAGAAGTATGTGATTACTATGGCGCAAGCGCCCCCAGTATTCCTCCAGAAAGGAACTTCTTATGCGTCGTTATAGCAGCGAGAGGTAGTCAAGTTCATATTTGCAGTATGATTTTATAAAAGGAACCTCATTTGCCGCGTGAGGGGGATAAGCGGACGGTAACTCCAATGGGCTACATCCCCAGGCTCCCATTGGCTCATTTTCTTCTTTTATACCTACCAGTAAAAAGGAACCGTCTGTGCTGTTTGGCGAGGAGTATCTTTGATGGAGCCGCCACAACGGCGGCAGAATTATATTTGAAAAAAGGAACTCCATTTGCCAGGTAGATGAAAGGCGAATATTATGGCGCACACCTTATAAAAAATCTACGAGAAAGAAAGAAAGCTGGCCGGCCATAACCACTGAAAAAAATCATCTAAAGGTGCGGGCCGAAGGGAAATATCCTTGCCTCTCATTCTATAAATATTATAGCACAAAAATTTTTTTATGTCAACTCAATTTTTTGAGAGGGCGAAAAAGATCGCCAAAATTGAAGTTGGTTTTGTGCCGGGCATTTCGGGCTTTCATGTCCTCTGTTGCGCAATGAATACAGTATGGAAGTACCCATCCCGTAGAATGGACAGAAGCCGGAGCGCCGCATTGAGAGCAGACTTTCTCTGATGCTTCCAAAAGATTGCTGCAAAGGGTATCGAGTTTCTTATTCAGTTGTCTGTTCGGCGTATCTACGCAATAAATACGGATGCCGCCGAATTTCTCTTTTGCTTGTAAGATGACGAGGTCCTTGTTCACATCCATATGATAGAACTCAAAGAGCGCCGTTACCTTTTCACAAAAGCTGAGAAGCAGGTTCGTCCAGCCGGGGCAATGCCTAAAGGCATCATCGAAGATTGTATCGCCAGGATCTGGGGGATACATTCCGGTGTTCTTTTCAACATCGTATTGCAAAAAACCAAAGCGGTCAAACTTAGAACTCATGTATCACACCTCCACCTGTTCGAACCAAAATCCCTTTTCAACGCCCTCGCGCCGAACTACCATTTCACGGGCGGCCTTTACAAAGTTGGGCCAATGAACATGACCAATCTTGTCAGGCTTGGCAATGGGAGGAATGGGGGTTCCTTCAGGAGCATACCAAATGCCGCCGAAGAACTCACCGTATTTCCAGCAGTTATGGGAGTCGTAACCCGGTTTATTCCAGTTACTGTGGAAATACTTTTCAACCTCCGCCTTAGTCAAGTTGCGCTCACGAATCGCCATGATGGTGTCGTTCTCGTCCTTGAAACCAAAGCACTTCCCTTTGAAGGTTTTCTCCACTTTGCCGCCGGCAGCCACAAACATCTCGTGATGCTCCTTGTCTGTGTACCACCGAACCTTTTTCTCGGCGCCCGTCTTGGGGTTGATAGCGATGATATACCAGTATTTGTCCTTGAACGGCTCACCCTTGAACTGCCAAGTGACATAGGTCTTTGCTACTCCACCATACATTTTCTCAACCCCTTTCTCATTTTCTATATATATTATACCACAAAAATTTTTTTAAGTCAACCCGGGGCCGAAGCCCCGGGGACTATATGGTTACTCCACTTTCCCGTCAACGAGGTTGAGCAGGGTACCAGGAGTCAGGTCCTCAGGCATCAGGGAGATCACCTGAGCGGCGGCCTCGGGGTCCTCCTGCTTGAGCTGGGCGAGATCCATAGGAGTCATCACCCAGGCGCCCATAGCACGCAGGAAGGTAGACATATGCATCTTGCTCTTGAAGATGTTCTTCATGCCGGCAATCGCAGACTCGTAGTTGGCGCTGGGCACAATACCAGTCTGGAGCGCGCCGCCATAGATATAGAAGCGATCCTCAGTGAGCATACCGAGAGTCATACCATACTGGCCGTTGAAGCCAAGGCGCAGGGGAGTCGCCAGGAGCTTGGAGGCATCGAAGGTAAAGTCGCGGCTCATGTCGTTGCGGTCATTTCCGGTGAGGAAGAACTTGAACTCAGTCTCGGGGAGACCAGAGAACAGGCTCACATCGAAAACGATGTCGTCCTGACCGAGCTTTACCCAGAAAGCCTCAGCCGCGCCGCCCTGGGCGATAGGAGCATTGGTATTGTCACCGGAGTAGACAACATCAGTGCCATCGCGCCAGTAAGAGTTCCAACCGAAGTTGGCCTTGACAGAGTGGGCGTGCAGGTCGATGTCCACACGGGACTCGCCGTGCTTGGTCTTGTTATTGGTCCAGTGGACGCCAACGGTGAGGTTGGTACGACCAGCGGGGATAACAACACCGGTGCCGTAGGGAATAGTGCCCATCATCTGCTTCTCGGTGGTGGGAACGGCGTAGTCTACATCGTCAGGCAGGACAAAGGTCTTGCCAGCGAACTGGTCGTTAAGACGGGTATACAGCGCCTTCATGCACTCCTGAATGCAACGCACATAGACGTTTGCGGTCTCAGGGTTCAGAGGCTGGATGCCGCCATCCTTGACGAACATACGACCATTGCGCACAGTGTAGACTGCGGGCAGGCTCTCGGTGGAGGCGCGAGTAGAGCAGGAGTTGATGATCTTAACGAGGTCGCGGTTGCTGGCCTTGTCGATAACACCCAGCGCCTTCAGATACTTACCCTGAAGCATCAGGTTGATGAAGTTCTGAACAGCGGTATCGGGCAGAGGCTTGTGGTAGGTATCCGCCATGCGGCGCATATGGTTGACCAGACGGGCGCAGTTGGGATACTTCTTGAACGCCAGGAACAGGGGCTTATAGCGCAGGAAGATGCCAGCATAGCCGGGCAGGTTGGCCATAAAGACACGCGCGGGCAGCTCATTCACAGGGGAATAAGCAGAACGGTTCTTGATGGTCTCGATGGTGCGGCGGTTCTTGATAATCATGGGCGCGCCAGTCACCTTGTAGATAAGGTAACGGAGGCCGCTGATGGGCTGGATAGGATACACGCGCTTGTAGTCGCAGTACATGACCATAATCTCGAAAGACTTAATCTCGTCGGGAGTATTGGTCACGAAGGGGAACAGTTGCTGCACAGCGTTGCGGATACGGTCGTTGGGCGCAGTCAGAGTCTTGAGGTACTCGTTCAGCTTACCCTTGAGGGTCTGCAGGGGCAGCATACGAATGACAGTGATGCGCTTGATGTTGAAAGCGTCAGCGGGGATCTCCAGCACCTCCATAGGCACATAGTTGCCGGCGGTGAGACCGACAGACTCGCGGCCGTAGGTGGACATATAGTTCATCATCTGCTGGAGCAGCAGAGTGAGAGGATCACCATATGCCATCTCCTTGAAGGACTTATGGAAGGTCTTATTGAACGCGATAACCTCGGTGCCATACTCCTTGATAGCGGCAGTATAGACATCCTGAGGCACATGGCGCACAGAACCCTGGCTATCCACAAAAAGGATGCCGTGGGCAATCTGCTCCATAGGGGAAACGCCACCATTGATGCTGACAGTATCAACGGCGGACTTGAACAGCTGGATAAAGGCGGCCTGCTGAGCGGCAGTTACATTCAGACTCATAGCTTTTTACTCCTTTCATTCTAAAGTCCAGTAGTCCTGGACTTCAACGATTTCAAATTCGGGATACTTCTCAAGAAGCTCCGGGCCGTGAAGATAATGGAGAAAACCCCAAGTCTTCTCTGGGCCGGCAACTTCAGTTGGGAAACCATGTCTTAACCGACCGCAAATTCGACAGCGTGCACCAGGTGCATAATCAATTCTGCCAATGAATCCGCGTTCTCGGTCAAAGTTGGCATTCTTATTGAAATACTTGATGATACATGGCTCAAACTCATGTCTGTGGTCGGCCTTTTTCGGCCGAGGCTTCTTCTTCTTACTCCGATAGCGTACCTCGCTTTCATAATCCTCGTAGTTAATCATTGTTGTATCCTCCTTAAAAGGATTGGCGGAGTAGACTGGACTTGAACCAGCACGCCGTTGCCGACTACTCACGGTTTAGCAAACCGTTGCCTTACCAATTAGGCTTACTACTCCATATGATGGTGAGAGATGCCTCTTCGGCTTCATGCCCACATTACGCGATGGTGGGGTCTCCCAATGCTCAGAGGTTCTGGGTACTCATCTCTCACCTTGTATATATATTATATCATAAAAATTTTTTTGTGTCAACTATCGGCTTTCACATACCGATCATGCTCGGGATCGTAGATATAGCCAATAGGTGCGTTTCTGAGCGCCTCCATATCCTCAGGAGTGGTCTTGGGCTTGGGGTTAGCGGCCTCTTCCTGAGCCTTCAGCCAAGAGGGAAGGGCAGGGAACTGGTAGATGTTTTTGCTCCCCTCGGGGTAGTATGAGGTGCAGGGCAGAGTGATATTGTATTTATGCGCCGCTCTGCGATGCATACGCTCAATCTCCTCCACCACATCGTCATCCAGCTCGCCGCCGCGCAGATAGGAGTCAAGATCTGCGTAGGTAAAGCCCCAGCGCTCTTCATCGGTCTGGCCGCACATTCCATCAGCAGGAGGCTTTTTCATGGCCTTTTCGGGCATACCGAGAGCAATGCCAATCTGGATAATCTCGGAAGCGGTATAGTTAAAGAATGGAGAAAAGTCGCCGCACTGGTCGCCCCACTTGGTATCATAACCAACATAGGTCTCGGACAGATTGCTGGTATTGGCCACACGACCGCCGACCTGGTTGGCAATCATATAAAGGATTGCGGTACGCAGACGAGAAGGGTGGTTGTAGCCGACAACTTTGTTAATTGTGCGGAAATCCCTATATCCAGTCTCCTTCAGAGTATCATAGCTGATTTTCACGAGCGGCCCGATGTTATAAAACACGCGCTTGATTTTGAGGAAACGAGCGCAGCCCTCAGCGTCAGCAGAATCCTTCTGGATTCCCGACGGAAGCATTACTCCCAGAACGCGGTTACTGCCGACCGCTGCGACGCTGGCTGCGGCAACTGCCGCGCTATCCTTGCCACCCGAAAGCCCCACGATAATAGGGGCATCGGGGCCATTCTTTTCCATATAATCGCGGATAAACTGAACAACTCTATCCGCTTCAACAGCTGCGTTAAAAGCCATTATACTCCTCCGTTCTTATAATTCTCCATCGTCTCAACGAAAAGACTAAGGAGGTTATATGCTGACTCAAGACCGGCTCGGTCATCGAGATAAATGTTTGCATAAATCTTTCTGCCATGTGGAACAACCCAAGGGGCGTCCTCATTGATTGCTTGGCACGGGATATTGTTCTCCCTGAAGTATTGCCACATACTCTCATAACGCTCTGGCACAGACGCCGACCAGCAGATTATATGGGCATAGGGCTGCACCTTACGGAGCAGCTCTATGACCTGATTGTATTCCCAGCCGGGGCGTTCGTGAGTATTGAACACGGTATCATCAAAGTCAAAAGCGACAATGAGTTGACCATGCTTCTCATACTCTATGAGTAGGCGACCGAGGGCGCGTTCTTGATCCATGTATGGGTCTCTCACCATCTGTCGTCACGCCCCTTGTCAATCTTCTCTTCAGTCCGAAGTCTGGCGCGGATCTGCTCAAAGCTTTCGATATTGAGCATATCGCCGTTCTCAAACTTCTTGACCATGATGTTACCGTTTGCGGCCAGGGACTGTTCGAGAGTTAGTCCATCGACCAGGCGATAATCCTTGTCGTCCTGGTCATAGAAGATTGCCACGGCGCCACGAGGAGATTTCTTGCCAGGATCGGTCTTGGGCATCTTGTAGATGGGGAACTCCTCATGATTGATGATGCAATCAGTAGCCTTGATAGCATAGCCGCGAGTATCGCGGGTTACATACTGATAGGTGTAAGCGCCAATGCCGAAGGAGATATTGGTAATGTCATATGCGAACTTCAGGCACCACTTGCCAACTTCCTCGGTAATCTCGGGGGTGATGGCGTCGCCGTAAATCATACGGATGTGAGGATCAAGAACACGGCAGCTCTTGTCGTTCATCGTGCCGCCGAAGGTATCCCACAGCATACCCAGAGTGCCCATAAACTCGGGAGAACCAGGCTCAGCATTGGGGTCGCCGCAGATGATTTTCACAGGATTGCCACTGTCAGGACGGACAGAAAGTACGCCATCACGCGCAAGGATTACATTCTTCAGAAGAGGGAGCACCTTGGAAACGACGCCCCAGTAATCGTAAGTATCAGACACATAGGTCATAACACCGGTCGGCTGAACCTCGGTCAGCAGATGATACAGAAATAGCATTTCAGCGATGAGGTTAATGTCCCAATTATCAAATGCCGCCTCCTTGAACAAAAAGCGCTCTTCACAAGTCAGCTGGCCTGCGGCAATACGCTGCTTATAATCGGCGACGCCCTGTTCAACGACACTATGCTCCAGAGAAGGGGTGCCACGCATGGGCGGCATATTCATAGTGGCGTTGTAGTAGTCGCGGAGCAGGAGATTGGAACCAATGGTCGCGGTTCTGTCAAAAGATAGAGCGTGGGCGGCACCAGAGATATAACCGGCCTGAAGAGAGGTATGACCGCGCAGAGAGAAGTCACCACACATATGGTCAAGTGCCGTCATATCGCCATGAGTAGCCTTGACATAGGGCGCCAGCAGTTTACGGCGATAATACGCAGTAGTGGCGCTGGTGCTGGGGAGCCAGTTATTGGCGCTCCACTGGTCTTCAATGAACTGAGGGAGCCATGCGAAATTAGGATGGGTATTGAAGATTATGTGGTCAGGAATACCGATGGGAAGCAGGGTGCCTTCGGGAACGCCGTAGATGGCGATAGGCAGATAGCCCAGCTCATGCAGGTCATAGAACTTGGAAAAATCGCAGTAGGTTTCATCGAAAGTCTTGCCGATAACGGCTTCCCACTGTCTCTCCAAATCATGGACCGGCACGTTGAAGAAGTTCTCATCCCAAAACTCTTTCAGCTCGGAGATGGTGTATTGATAGCCGAAGACTACGGTGCGATCACAGCCGGGATGGTGCTTATTAGAGCGTGCCGTCCATGTGGAATACACCATCTCGGCGCCCTGCGGCTGCATCTTGATTGCGTGACCGATCTTGTAGTAGTCAGCGGCGAACATGGCAAAAAAGTTTTTCATCCAGCACAACCCCTCTCTTCTTTTGCAGGCAGGTTACAGGTATCTCTCATTTCATCAATGGTCATCTTACCGCCATAAGGATACTGGGCGTTATAAGGAATAACGCGAATTTTCTTGGCGGCGTCGCCCTTCTTTGTTTGAAGCGCGTAGTGCATAGAGTCGGTGGTATAAACCTTGACATAATGCTTGAACACATCGCCAAGTTCGATGGTCGGCTCACAATGGGTGATAGCGAGAAACAGCTCGCCGAAGCCCATCTTCTCCAGCTCAAGGGCGGTATAGGTAAAGGTTCCGCCGCGAGAGCAAATGTCGTCGATGACAAGGACTTTCTTGCCCTTGTATTCGCTGGCCGGTACGCAGGCAGGATTGATAATATCGAGGCCCTCAATCTTGCCGGTTTTCCAGTTGCGAACCTTCTGGCCATAGAAGAACTTATAGCCGGGGATAGAATTGACATATCTCTCCTGAGCGCCCTTATCGGGGAATACGATGTAGTCAGGCTTGACTTCATCAATCACCTGCTGATGGAAAGACCGAACATCCATAGTTTCCATGCGGTCAATCATATAGGAAGCGGGAGAGTGCGGATCGAGCACGATGACTCTTTCAAAGCCGAGGGAGTTGAGCCACTCGGCGAAGTATTTCAGAGTGAAGACCTCGGTAATGCGGTTCTTCTTTCTGTCCATCCGCGCATTGGGGATATAGGGCATAGTCAGCTCAACCTTATAGCCAAGGTCTTTGATATGCCGAGTGAGCATATCAATAATCGGCATCTCGGAGTAGTTGCCGAAGATCCAGGCAATAGAGAGGGTTTCAGTAAAGTACCAAGTCTTATTGCCGTTGGCATCAAAGGTGCGCTCCATCTCGTCGAGGATGTCAAAAAAGGGACCAAGGTCAGTCAACGCAGGAGTACCGTCGGGAAACCAACCAAAGTTTACTTCAAAGCCTTCAACATAAATCATCTGACTACCTCCATCTGCTGAGCGGCGAATACGGTCAGAGCGGCGTTATGGGACTCGGGAGTAACGCCGGCGCAGGCATCTGCATGGATATAGATAGGGGTGTTGGGGAACTGAGCGCGCAGGATAATAGCGTTGGCCGCAACACAAATCTCAGTGCAGAAGCCGCAGATATGGATTTCCTCCAGAGGATTGGGATAGATATGATCCAGAACCATATCACCGATGTCCTCCGTACCAAAGGTGTTCTTGAAGATTGTGCAGTGAGTGGTCGGCTCAATCATGTCGGCGACCTCTTTGACAATCTCCCAACCGCGGGTGTTGTAACCGCAATGGAAGACAGGCAGTTTCTTACCTTCCAGGGTATCAGGATAATTCCGCTCATAGTGGGTATCCTGAGTGGCGATGATGAGGGTATCACCGTCTTCGTCGGTCATGTCCTTAATCAGCTTCTTGATATTGGGGATAGCGGCCTGAGCTTCCTTGGTGCCCAGCGGCCCAGTCACGAAATCGTTCTGAGCATCAACCACAATCAGTGCTTTCATTATTAGAATCCTCCCTTTTTGTCCGGTTCAATGTGAAATCCCATTGGGATTTTATTGCTTGGGGTATTGGGCTTAAGCACCACAACCTCGCAGTTGGGGTTAAGCATATCCATAATCTCCTTCAACTCCGAGAGTTTCATGCTCAATCTCCTTTTCTCATTTTCTATATATATTATACCATAAAAATTTTTTTATGTCAAAAAGAAAAGCCCACCCTTTCGGGTGGGCAAACGCCGCTTTAGGCGATGTTTTTGCGGATGGTGTAGTTACCGCAAGTGCGCTTCTCGGTGACTTCCTCGCCGTTGCGGGTGACCTTCTTCTCGACCTCGTTGTTGCAAACCCACACATTGGAGTTGCCGGCACGGGTCATCTCGCCGCCGCAGACCTTACACTTGACGGGGCGAGGCTCACGCTTCTCGGGCGCCTTTACGCCAAGCGCGTCGGCCAGCGCAGAAAAGGAATTGAAGGTGCCGTGGGTAGCAGCCAGCTTCTGAGCGAAATTGGTGTTCTTCTTGTTCATATTGAATGTCCTCCTTTTAATCCAACATATTGGTTACATAATCGAAGATGAGCTTTTCGGGGAAAGTAATCGCGGTAATAATGTCCAACGCCTGGCAGATGACAAGAACAAGGCCGATAGCCATTGCGCAAAGAGCAACGAAGCAGATACAGCCAATCTCATCATAATCCAACTTGGAGTCTTGATAATGAGTATAGGCGTGAGCCATCTTCGCCAAGGCGATAATAGCACCGATAACAAGTACCAGACCGGGTGCTAACCAGACACATGAAGTGCCGCCCATTTGGAAACCAGAATTGGCCACCATTCCGAGATTGTCTCTGCTGTTACAGAGACTGCCATGCCCAAATGCTCAAAGAGGGCATTGACAATTTCTACTCCTGTATTCATACTTCTCCTTTTCTCCGTTGGCTTATAGTTACTGGTGATCCCGGGGGGATTCGAACCCACCAACTTCCGGCGTGAAAGGCCGGCGTCTAAGCCAATTCGACCGCGGGACCATATATGTGGGGAGCCACGGAAACACTCCCCTCCGGACTTACGCGCCGGATTGCTCTGGCCAGACCGATTTGACGCCAATTCCATTTGCTACTCGGTCGCGAGTCCTTTCACTTACAGGGATACTGGAATTGGGAATGAACCCTACCGTCTTTTTCTTACGCTTTGGGCACTCCCCGAGGGTTGTGGTTGGAAGTGTTATTCCCCAGCAATAAGTGTGGAACCGGAAACCACTCTGGCGATGCCGATGGGACTTGAACCCACGACCTCCAGCGTGACAGGCTGGCGTTCTACTCTTCTGAACTACGGCACCATATAAAACCGCTTTATTTATGTACGATGGAAGCGGCCGGAAACCACCGTAGGCTACTTATTTAGTGTAGTTGCCTTAACAAACACCCAACTAACGCATGGGCGCGGGCACAATGGCCAGTTGGTGTGCATGGCGGGACTCGAACCCGCACGCCGAAACACCAGCACCTCAAGCTGGCCTGTCTACCAATTCCAGCACACGCACATATAATGGATTGTAAGGTAGAGTTTCTCCAGTTTCCTCATTTAAGACTGACTAACTTGCCATTTCCACTGTGGAGCCAGTAGGTCTTAAAAATCCAGTCCCCTTACTAACGACATCCCTGCCGCCGTTTAGCGGGTTCTCCGCAAGGATAACGGTACCCTTTGGTGCGGGCAGAGGGATTCGAACCCTACGAGCCATTTAAGGCGGCGGCTTTTGAGACCGCTATGTCTACCAACTGCATACACACCCGCATATAACTCGCAGGATTTAGGTTTCCTGCGAGAACCTAACACCAAACTAAGGAGGTCATTTAATACGACCTGGTACAGTCGGTGGGACTCGAACCCACAACATCTGCCACCTGAAGACAGCGCGTCTGCCAAATTGCGCCACGACTGCATATGAAAGAGAGATTGACTCGGCCGGAACTCCATTCCCCGTAGTCAGCACGGTAGAACCTTTTCAGGTTCCGGTACATACCCAGTCGAAACCAGGATGCCCAAACTGTTTGCCTCGGCTACCACGCCTTGAACGCCAATCTCTCATGGCACCGGATGCTGGACTCGAACCAACAAATCTCGGGTCAGAGCCGAGTGTTTTGCCATTAGACTAATCCGGTATTTACGGCCAATCCCACTCGAAATCCTCCACAAGGTCATAGATGTGATAGATTTCAGCGTCGGAAAGATAATCGGTTTCGATACTGTAGACGAAACACGCTTGGGCCAAAGAACAATCATTGATGTACATTTCAGTTGCCAGACGGTAACAAAGACCATCTCTAATCATCTTTCATCCCTCACTTTCTATAATAATTATATCATAAAAATTTTTTTATGTCAAATTACGGAAGAAAGTAAGCATTTGAAAGAGGAATGACACTGATTGACATGACTACTTGATTGGGGTCTTGCGTGATGTGCCGCCACACTTTTGAGAGAGCGGCGTCTGCGGAATCGGCTTGGGTAATGTAGGTGATTGGACAAGAGGCGTAAGAGCCGCTTGGCTGTATTAGGTGATTACCCAGGCCACCTTGGAACATGATTTCTGAACGGAGAACAGCGGTTACTTCAAACAAATTCATGGCAATACCTCGATGCTAATAGAGCCATCACTGCAGAAAATGACCTGAGAGTCAAGCTCCTCGCACTCGCGTGCAGACATATCGTCGATGTACTCACCTTCGCCCAAGACGAAGGGCCATTGCTGTCATAAAGTGACACATGGCCTCGTATCGAGTATGTGCGGCGAGAATGCAGTGATGATAGAAGTATGCGTGCTGTGCATCATAGCACTTAACAGTAACTTTGTAGAAGTTCATACTAATTCTCCTTCCAGAATGGTATCCCGAGAGGGACTCGAACCCCCGATCTTATGGTTCGTAGCCATACGCTTTCTCCGACTAAGCTACCGGGACATAGCAGCGACTGTCAGCAGCGTCGCCCCCGCTGCATTCTGGATCAGCAGCATTACCCGAGTACTTATATTGCGTTCTCAGCACAACGCATCTGCCTCTGTCCTTAACTTGAAACTCATCGGTCTCCAGACTTCACCGGCGATGGCGGAGTGGACAGGACTTGAACCTGCAACCCGTATTTCAGAGCACATGATTTCCAATCATGCCGACTACCAATTATCACACCACTCCATACGGTGCTAACCTAATTTTTAACGAGGTCGTTAGCCTCCATCCCCGGGCCCTTTTCGCCACTCCAGATTGCATCTCCAAGCCAGCCGATCTCTTTGCACAGCGCTATACAAAGCCGCTTCAACTTGGCCTTAAGGCTCTTGGCGCCTTTATGGGTTGTAAGATGGGATTCGAACCCACACCTGCCTCGGCCACAACGAGGTGTTCTACCATTAAGCTACTCACAACATATAAGCAATAGATTTTTATATCGGGTATCGCTCTTCGCTTTGGCTATTGACTGGCGGTACAATCTCCGGCTTCCCTATCCAACCCTATCCGACTCCACTTACTTCCAAAGTGCATACGGACTGCGCAGTAAAGTGGCCACAATACTTAGCAGGTTAGGATGTCGCTCCTTTTGCCGCGTCTATAATGCCCCGTCGGGCTGGTGCTTCCGCAGGGACTTGAACCCTGAACCTCGTGATTAAGAGTCACTTGCTCTACCCAATTGAGCTACGGAAACATAAAGTGCGGGATATTTTCCTACTTGCCGGCCGTGCTTTCAGAAAATAGTCATGGCTCCAACCCGCAGGCCATGCAAACCCAGTGTGTCTCGAGCCACTTTGAACTTTCTCGTCCTCGGCCGCGGGGTCGGCCTCGCTGGTGCCTCAAGGTGGAGTCGAACCACCGACGCAGGGATTTTCAGTCCCTCGCTCTACCTCCTGAGCTATCGAGGCATATATGGGGATTTAAAGCATCCCCTGGCTTTGTTGGAACCGCAGATGGGACTCGAACCCACATCCAACGGTTTAGAAGACCGTGGCTCCTCCATTGAGCTACTGCGGCGTAGTTAGTTAATCGCTACGCCAGCTCTCCTTGCCACCTTAGTCAATGTCTTAGGAGAAGTAGTGTCCTCGGCCACCAAATGACAGGGCTTTCCAATAAGAGTGAAAAGACCAAGTAAGGAACGGCAATCCACCATAATCATGCCATCAGTGGAGTGCGCCCACAGAACATCTGGGATCTTACAGGCCACAGCACTTAACTTCTCGGCATCCTCAGCGGACTTGATATTGATGTCCAGTACCATTTCTATCAGCCTCCCTTCATATTAGAGTTAATGGACGCATAGCCCAGATTCGAACTGGGGATCCAGGTTTTGCAGACCTGTGCCTTAACCAGACTTGGCGACTATGCGATGTTGGCGAGCAGTAATCAAGATAGCCAATCTATTAAAAAGGAACTGCTTATGCCAATGATTGCGAGAAGTAATGGCTCTGGGGGAGGGATTCGAACCCACAACCTTCGGCTTTAGACACCGACGCTCTAACCTATTGAGCTACCCTAGAAGTTAAAAGGAACTTCATTTGCAATTAAAAGTCGCGAGTAGTAAAAACTTGTTCCAAAATACAATTTCAAAAAAGGAACTACTTATGCGACAATGGTGATGCCACGGGGACTTGAACCCCGAATCTCCAGCTTGAGAGGCTGGCGTGTTAGACCAGTTCCACTATGGCACCATATAAATCGACAACACTTCCATTCGGGATCGGCTCCCGCACCTATCGTTTACCGCGTCCAACGATTTTCTATTCCGAACTTTTCCTTTGCAAATAATAGCGGGACATTGCAGGCTTATCAATCACGTCGCCCTGCACGAGGAAGTTAGGCAGGTAACACCAATAACCTTACCCTTAATTGTCTGGCCGCTTCAGTCACAATCTCTCCGTATTGGTTATGGGAAATTGTGTTCACCCTCGGGACGCGAACCCACGGCTTATTGGAGGGCGCCCGCCTTTCGGCGGGGACTTGAAAGTGCAGTTTTCAAAAAAATGAATGGAGGTGGTTCCCTTTCGGGATGGAGCTGGTGACAGGACTCGAACCTGCAACCAGATGATTACAAGGCACCTGCTCTACCAATTGGAGCTACACCAGCATATAAATGGCAACCACTGTTCTAACCACTTAAACTACCGGCCCCAACTGGGGCCAGGCGGGATTCGAACCCAGCATCTTTGGCCGCCGGTGCACAAAGTCTGGTTTTTACGGAAACCGACTCTCAAAGGAAACCGCCGCTTTCTATCACCCCTGATTGTGGGGCCGCGCACTCAGCTTTATCCGCGGTAACTGTATGCGCTGTATGTCAGATTTTTTACGCCCATGTGCTGAGGGCGCCGGCAGTCGTAGGGGCATTCCATTCTGACGACCCGTGTTTGCCGTGGTGCTCTTTGAACTGGCCTTACCCAGAGAGAACGCGCATCGGCACACCAAACCTTCGGAGCTGTTCTCTTTTGTGAACCTGCGTATTTCCCGACCCCGCAGCGGGGGCATCGCCTTATAGTCGGTCGGGCTTGCTGAGCGACTCGTTCTTTGGCCTGGCTGCCGCTTCCACCAGGTACATTATAAAAGGCTTAGTCTACTTTCGCCTTTGGGCAAGTGCCTCACCCTTCTGCGCGCGTTCAGAAAAAGGATGCCCATGTAGATTGGCACTGGTGACGAATGCTGGGATCGAACCAGCGACCTCATGCTTGTAAGGCACGCGCTCTAACCAGCTGAGCTAATCCGCCATTTCCTACTTTCTGTAATTATTATAACACAAAAATTTTTTTGTGTCAACCTGACGCTCAATCCTTGATAAGTAAGTCTTATCCCCCTCTCTCATTTTCTATAATAATTATACCACAAAAATTTTTTCTTGTCAAATAGCGGGAAGTAGAACCCTATGGCGAGTTGCAAGGAACTTCCTATGCTATCAGATAGGCGGCGTCATCCCATCAGACACTCATTAAGGCGCAGTAACGTTGCGCCACCTATTGTGGTGCTCCCTATGGGACTCGAACCCATAACTTACAGTACCTAAAGCTGTCGCGTCTGCCAGTTGCGCCAAAGGAGCATGGCGGCGAGGGAGGGACTCGAACCCACAAGCCGCTCATCACGACCACTGGTTTTCAAGACCAGGCCTCGCACCTACTGAGGTCAACCTCGCCGTATTAGAAGTCGTTCATGGTCTTGTCATGAACAAGATATTTTGCATACGGGCCGCCATCCGGCCTTACTTTGATAGAGTTAGTTGCCGAAATCTCCAATGAAGGAATTAGGTAAATATTTTCATCAGCAGTATATACAAATAGCAAATCTTGCTTTTTGTTATCGAAAGGAACTTTCCGAGTTTTATCTTCACCACCTGTATTTCTTAACTGAACGGCGTAAGAGCCATGATCAGTTAAACCTCTTGAAGTTTTCACTTGAACTCTTTGAAGTATTCCGTCTTTCTCAACTACAAGGTCATATCCCTGTGTGTCATTTAATGGAATTGAAACACAGTATCCATTGGATACAAAGAAATGGATGGCTCTGGATAAACCCAGATTCCCCTACAACGACTAATAAACTCCCATGAAAATACCTCCTAATGTTTTAGTTACAGCAAGCTACTAAGGTAGCAGCCGTATCAGATTTCCCAGCAGCGATCTCGGCGAAGCTGTTCTTCCAAGTCCTTGGAATAGTTGTAAACCTCAACGACACGCTGCATACTGAGGGCATTGGTGGTTGCGATCATGTCCTGCACATCCTGACACTCAGGAATGTAAACAGGGTAATCCTCATAATCGAACTCGTCTACGACGATCAGACAGTGAGTGTACCCGCGGCCTACTCCGCGTTCAACCATGCTTTTCACAGCGGCATAATCAGCAGCCATACTAACCCTCCTTATGTAATGATTGGCTGGCCAAGGGTGCAAAAGCAAATCCCTGAGCCGCCATTGGATGGATGCTGAGGACAACCACGACACGACTCAGGGACTTTGTTTAGGTCAATACCGAAAAGGTTTCCGCCTGGAGTTCTCAGCGGTTCGAAGTATTGTCGGTATTGCTTCAACTCTTTAAGCCACTCGGCCAACTGTCGGTGCTGTTCGGCGCATTCATCGCATGACAAGGAAGCTCGCTCTTCAGCGTGCTTGATTGCTTCATCCAGCGTCATAGGGGACGATGTATTAAAGTCTGCCATGCGATTACCTCCTTAAAATTATTTATGGTGGAACTGATCGGACTTGAACCGACGACCCCCTGCTTGCAAGGCAGGTGCTCTCCCAACTGAGCTACAATCCCATGAGGGGGACGACAATGTCCCCAGGCTTTTATTTATACTCGCAGTCGACGAGTATGGCTGGCATGGTGGGACTCGAACCCACAACCCCTCGGTTAACAGCCGAGTGCTAACTACCGATTGAGCTACACGCCAATATAATGGTCGAAGTGACAGGACTTGAACCTGCGGCCTCTTGACCCCCAGTCAAGCGTTCTACCAACTGAACTACACCTCGATACCGTAAGGAATGGCAGTTCCTTACAATACTACTGTCCGCCGCTGCCACGACTCGCAATATACCGCAGGTTTCAAAGCTACGGGTTGGTCCGAGTGGCGGGACTCAAACCCACGGCATCGTGGTCCCAAACCACGCGCTCTATCAGCTGAGCTACACCCGGATATTGCCGGAGTTTATATTTAAGAGAAACCCCCGGCTTAAACCTCTCCGCAAAGGTTTATCCTACGAACTCTCGGATAATGCCATTATCCAGCCGCACAACGGCAGGCGGCGTCTCCGGCCTATGAACCAGCTTGCACTGGCGCAGGGCGCGAATCTTATCCATCCAGATAAGGGTTCCGTCGCCGCCATCAATGTCAAAGTGGATGTCGAAGAAGAACTCGCGGTCATTGGGGTCAATCTGATGGATGCGCCCCATGCCATACTTCTGATGACGGACAACATCTCCAATCTGGAGAGTCTTACGCTTACTCATGTGAACTCCTTTCACTAATGGGTGGGTAGGTGTGTATCCTCTGCGTTTTCACGGGCTTGGAACCGTTCCTTTCGGAGCCGCATTATACACTTGGGGCGGATTATCCGCCGCTTGGGTATTGTCAGATTACTTCTGACTGACGATAGGCTCTTCATCGCCAAAGATGAAATCATCAATGTCTTGGTGGTTCCAAGGAAGCTCGAAGTACAACAGCATTTTCATGCCTCCTTTCTTATTTGGGATGATGGTATCTCGACAGGGACTCGAACCCCGACTTGCGCCTTATGAGAGCGCCGTGACTAACCAATTACACCATCGAGATATACAGGGCTGGGCTTTTGATTACGACTAAGTCGACCGGAGTGCCCGTGCCGTTTCATCTCCGCAGGCGATGCAACCGTGCTTGCTTTTTTTGGACGGAGTGCAAGCCGAAGTCCTCTCCATTTGGGTGCAGAGGTGGGATTCGAACCCACGGTTTCGACCTTATGAGGGTCGCGAGATAGGCCACTTCTCTACTCTGCGATATTGAATGGGGCGGCTCGACACGCAACTCCGAGCGCATTAAGGCGTGGTTTGTCTTATCGACCTCTAACGCCACCCTCATTTTCTATAAATATTATACCACAAAAATTTTTTTAAGTCAACCTGAACTTACAAGCCCATGCGAAAACTTAGAAACCTCTGTGCATCCGCATATTTTTCGCCGAACTCTTTCTCTTTTTTGTCGAGAAGTTTCTGCTTATTACGGATTTCGTCTTGCAAGTTCAGCATTTCCTGGATCTCGCGCCATACATCATAGAGTCCTGCTTTGGAAATAGGCTGGATAATTTCTTCTTGGTAGCGTTTCGCTTCAGCGCAATAACCACAACAGACTTGCCTGTCGTACTCATTGCACTTCACCATACAGGGGTTACCCTTTGGGTAGTAGAGGTCCTTCAAAATTCTGGCGTGCTCGAGAATATCTCTCTCAGCAGGTGTTAAATAAATCTTCATCGAAAGAACCCCCTAAACTGTTTTCCTTGATAGGGTAATTCAGGACAGGACATTCCATGCCGCCACATCCACTCTTGAAGGGCAATGCGCTCAGAGCATGGATTTTGCGGCGCCTCATGTACCATCAATACGATGATAGGTGGGCCTTCAAAGTGGTTACACTCACGGACTTGGTCTTTAATACGAGCGCATCGACCAATGAAATCCATGAAGTCAACCTTCTCAAGCTGACGACGATATGCGTCAAGGAAGTTGCAGGTATCGGGTGTGTAAGGACAAGCGAAGCCGCCGCAACAAAGATTGGCGCAAGACTTATCGGGATGCAGCATCTCAGCGCGTAATCCATTGCATACTTTGTTATTATCAAAGTATACAAAGTTCTTGTCACGACCTGCGTGATACCATGCGGGATCGCCGCACGCAGTTGACAGTGGTATCATATTTGGTGTGAAATTGCGGATTTGGTAAAAGTATGAAGTATAGAAGTCCATCTTGTGTCCTCCTTTTATGGCAGGGGATAAGCGATTCGAACACTTACGAACTGTTTTGGAGACAGTCATGCTGCCGTTACATCAATCCCCTGTATCTGGGGCGGCGTCCCGCCCCTTAGCCAGATTACTTGGGAGCCATTCTCCACTGTCGGGCGAACCTGGCAAGCCTTTTGTTCCCTACTTATAGCTGAATGGCAAGCACCCTAAGAGGGCCGGGCCTGCGTGGTCTTTGTTTATTTGTCCCACACAGAATTTTTGAGACCGCGTCACTTGCGCTTCAACACGATGAGCCTCCTTAAAATGCCGTGAAACTGGCCAGAGTTCAACGCGCGGCAGTAAACCGGTTGGTGCAGAAGAGCAGACTTGAACTGCTGACCTCTCGCTTATCAGGCGAGTGCTCTAACCAACTGAGCTACTCCTGCATATAATGTCCACGGAGCCACCCTTTCAGCAAGGACTGTGCCGCCTCCATATGTAACGACTCAACGGAGAACATATCGGGGCTTTTCGTACTACCGACCCGCCAGATTTTTCAGGCTATGAGGTATCTGGAATCTACCTTGGCTGCTCACGAAGCCACCCGGAGCTGTTACTCTCTCCCAGCCCGTCTTTAATTGCCAGGTGTCGGGCGCGGACTTTCCCTAACCTGCTGGACCGATAGACGGGACCCGAACCCGCAACCTCCTGCATGGCAAGCAGGTGCTCTACCAGTTGAGCTACTACCGGATATTAGGGAGAGGAGAGGTGCTCTCCTCTCACCTTGTATATATATTATAACACAAAAATTTTTTTAGGTCAAATAGGGAAGTTCCATATAGATGTCGTTTGGCACATTGTCCGCCCACACATACTCGTTCTCGAGGATGTAGTTGTTATAAGTGGACGCCGTGCGGTTGGCGCGCATCTTAGCCTGAGCCGCCCAGTCCTGCTCCTCTTCGTCGTCAGAGTCTTTGTACTGCTCATACATCAGCCGGTCGGCCTCGTAGGTAGCGATCATTGCGCGGCAGGTATCCTCGACCTTCTTGATGATGTCATAGTTCGTGCGGTCATCTACTTCTTGAACTTCGTGGAACCAAGAGTTCCAAACGCCACGGCCGGCAGGCGTCACGCCAAAAAAGATGCCGGCTGCGATTGCCAGGGTACAGATGACAGCAATGATAACGGTTCCGATTTTACTCATTTCCTTCACCACCAATCACAAGGGTCGGCGTAGTGACCTCGAAGGGAATGTCAGAATACAGGTAGGTTGCATTCCACTCCATGTATTTGCCGTCCGTGGTAAAGAAGAAGATGCCGCCGTCGTTCTCGCCGAAAGAACCGTCCACATCGGGAAGCCACTCATTGGTGTAGTTGGGAGACTCATAGTTCTCGCTGTCCGGCGACAGGAAAGAGTTGAGGGAAGAAATCTTACCGTCAACTGTGAAGCGCCCAACAACAGAACCGTTATCGGTAAAGAGAACGATGTAAGCCAGGGGTTTGTTGACCTCGCAGGGCAGGTTCATTGCCTTCTCACGCTGGCCGTTTACCCAATAGGCTCGCCGGATAAGGTTGTATCTCTCAAGAGAATACTCCAAATCCGTCGGGGTCGGCTGGTTCTTCATCAGCGTATTGCCAGCCTCATAGGTATTATGGATTTCCTGATCTTGGCCATTCATTTCGCCGCACGCCGTAAGGGACAGACACAGAACTCCGGCGCAAGCCAGTGCCGCAATACGCTTACCAAATTTCATTTACATTCTCCTTTTTATCAAAAGATTATGGACCGGCTGACGGGACTTGAACCCGCAGTCCCCTGCTTGGAAGGCAGGTGCGTTAGCCAATTACGCTACAACCGGATATATGGTAGTTTCCCGTCTTTGTAATCTTGGAGGCACTACCAAGCCCCAACGCGTCGTGCAAGTTCCAGCATTCTTAACCCAAATGGAACTAAGCTCAAATCCAAGGGTCGCTTTACGAACTATTTGGTTCCTTTCCACCGGCCTTACAAAGCAATAACGAGGGCACAAGTCAGACGGTTACAACGATGCTGATACCGACAAGAGCCGCGGTCATGCGAGCTTGACTTTGGGGGCCTCGTGCACAGGCACTCCTACTCATTCAATCGCATCCAACCAATGGTGACTCATCGGGGGTTCGAACCCCGGCAACCCGCCTTAAAAGGGCGGTGCTCTACCAGCTGAGCTAATGAGTCATAGAATGGCCGTAATTTGTTTCCGACGGCCACGGAAAGGAACGCTCAGTATTTATGTGGCGCGCTGCGCTCACGTACACGCGCGACCGACAGGGTTTTACCCGCACTGTCGTCTACGGTTACTCCTCCGGCCAAATATCCTCAGAGTAGAGGGCACGGTCGGAAGTGTCATGGGTGAGTTGACCGCATCTCAAAGCCTCATACTTGGCGTCGTAGCGGTCAAGGAACCTGTCCATTTCGTCGAGGAAACCCTCAACCACATCGGGGGACTGGAAGAAGGAGTGGCCGAAGTGTTCCTGAATTGTTTCATAACAATCAGGATGCCGCGGGCCAGCCACAATGATGGGATAGTCAGTGCCGAATGGCACGAACTTTACAGCGGAACACTTAATCATCTACCACCACTCCTCTCTTATTCAGTCCATAAACCAATGCGGTTCCCCAACGCTCGTCCTCGATATAGAAGAAATCGCTGGGCTTTTCACAATCGTGACACTCGGCGTAATCCTGAGCCATTAGCTCAAGCACTTGCCCGAACCGGAGGTCAGTGCCGACGGTCATCCAGTAAGTCTGGAATAACGCGGTCAGATTGGGAATACGATTTGGATTTCTCATAACTCATCCCTCACTTTCTATATATATATTATACTACAAAAATTTTTTTGTGTCAAGTGAGGGGAGGAGTTATTGATTACAGCCGAGCGAGCAGGCCGGCCAGGTCAGTATCGTTGGCCGCCTGAGCTGCCGCGATCTCGTCGATGTTGGCCTCGGTGCGCTGAATTGCCGCACGGGCCTTGTCCATCTCGGCTGCCAGGAACTCCAGGTAATCGTACTTCTTGGTGAGCTGGGCCTCAGCGAAAGCCTTGCGCCGCTTCAGGATCTTCTTCTCCAGCCGCAGACCAGCGAGAGTCTCGCCGTCGTCGACAGAAGGAGTATCGTTGGGCGCGCACTTGGCGGTTGCGCGTACTGTCTCACCATGATACTGTCCGAGGGCAATCACCTTGTGAATACCGTCGCGGCCAGTAGTGTGGATGAAGCGAGTCTCTGCCTTAGTCATTTGTCATACACTCCTTTTATACAAAAACTTGATGGTGGTTCCTCGGGGAATCGAACCCAGGACCTTCCGGTTATGAGCCGGCGGCTCTAACCAACTGAGCTAAGGAACCGTATATAGTAGGGGAGACACCGAGAGTCCCTACTCGGCTTTAAGGCGCCGACTTGCGCATCGTACATCTAAGCGATGCAGCCTTTGGTATCTTTACCTATGGTCCCCACGTAGCGGATTTGAACCGTCAAACTGTACCGTTACTCATGCGTTCACTCGGCCGCGCTACTTGCCTTTTCTCGCATACGGTCCCGGAGCCTGTTTTGGACGCGGGGGAATGGCAGCCCCGGCTGGACTCGAACCAGCGAGTGCAGGAGTCAAAGTCCTGTGCCTTACCAACTTGGCGACGAGGCTATATAATGCCCCTACTTACGGGAGGAACTTAATCCCTATCCGGTTCGGGGCATCAGTGCGTCAATACAGTGCCCACCAATAATCAAACAGACGATTGGAAAGGTTGCCCTTTCCAAAAGTATGTTTTGACCGACGCACTTTACGGTGGGACTGGCTCTTGAGAAAGCGTTTTCTTGACATGAAAGCACCTCCCTTGCGAGTGGTGGGCCAGGTAGGAGTCGAACCTACTGAGGTGTGAACCAACGGATTTACAGTCCGCGCCGCTTCCTGATACGGTATACTGACCCATATAGAGGCGGGTATTAAGCCACCCGCCCGGGCTTTAGTCGATGCGGATAAAGACGCGGTCGGGCGCCTGGGATTCATCAACTTCCAGAACCTTGTTGTCCAGAAGATAGTCGATGGAGAGGATGCCATTGATGTCGCCCTCATAAAGAGTGCGGTTGTCATCGGGAACATCGTCCACCACATAGGTTGCCCGGGGGTACTTTGCGCGCATCTGGCGAAGAACCTGATCCAAGGATTGAGTCATTGGAATCTCCTCCTTTGATTGTATAAATATTATAACACAAAAATTTTTTTGTGTCAACCTACGTCGTAGGCCTTGCAAAGTAAGCGGTATGCGAGGTCATCCAGAAAGGCTCTCACTTCAACGCTGCGCTTGGCGGCAAGCTCGCGCTCAGACTCGTCGCCCCAAAAGTATCTGGCATCCTCCAGTTTTTTGTCTACATAAGACATATAGAACTCACGCTTTTCCTCGGCGTGTTCCAACGGCAGAGGATTGGTCTTGAGAGACATAAGAAGCTCATTAGTTTCTTTGTCGGGACAAAGAGCATAACCGAAATCACCAGCGGCCATGTAGTCAGTCATAAAGTATGCAAGCCGGCCAAGATGATGAAGCTGCTTGGGGTCATAACCGTACTTGGCAAGGACTTCTTTCTTGCTCTCAAAGGGTTTGTTGAAGGCCACATACTTCTGCCGCGCCATACCAGCGGCCATCTCCATGAGGCGCAGAGGATCACGGTTGGCCACCATATCACGATGGTCGCGCAGCTCCTTGGCCTCTGCCAGATAGTCAACGCCAACAGAGAAGTACTCGGTATAGAGAACCTCAACAAAGTTGACATTGCCCTTGAAGAAGTTGTCGAACATGGCGCGCACATCCTTCACATTGCAAAGGGCGCCGTAGAGATCGGCGAGGTCAGTGGATACCATCTTGCGGCCCAGCACAACATCTCTGAAGGGCGGCAGCACCATGCACTTGGTATCCACATCGCTGTCATCGGTATTGAGGCCATAGTTCTGAGAACCGTACAGGCCGCAGTAGAAAACGGCGTGGTTGGTAAAATGGTTGGCGACGAGCTGGACGTGCTCTTTTACTCTATTTCTAAGGAACATTACATCCTGCATATTCATCCCTCACTTTCTATATATATTATATCATAAAAATTTTTTTGTGTCAAATAAAGACCGCCCCTCAAAGAGGGGCGGTAGGTTAATCGGTGATTAGATTGATAAAGCTGCCGAGGACTTTGGCGGCAATGCCCAGCGAGGCAAATACGATAGTCCATGTGGGCGCGCCGACATAGACCGCGATGCCGATAACCGCGATGCCGATGAGCATATTAGACCTCCATAACCGTCATGTATCCGAAACGGATAGCGGTCCAGGAGTCTCCGTCCTCACTGTTGTCAGAGAATACAGCGATGTCGCCGTTCAGCCCAATGGTGAGGTCCTCATGGGCGAGCACATCCATGAGATAGTCCTGCAGAGTGTCGAGACCTTCGTCGGTCAACGGCAGATCGGTATTGACCTCGCCCATCTCAAGGTCGGTATCACAGAGGGTACAGTCCTCGAAGTTATAGCGGAAATCTTTGCCAGAAGCGCGAACCCCCAGCACCAGATTGAAAGTATCCAATTCACCCACGACGCGCACAGTCGCCAGGGAAAAGTTGCGAAGAATCATATCAAATATCCTCCTTCATATATTGTTTGCGGTAATAGTTCTTCATGGCGTAGCCCGGCTCGCCGGTGACTTCGGTGCAGTTGGCCAGATAGTCGATGGGCACCCATGCAGCTGCTGCTTCCTCAGAGGGGAACTCAACTTCGGCGTACCACCACTTGTCATCAACGCAGTTGACTTCGAGAGTAAGGCCGTCGTTCATAGGGAACTCATACCAGTCCTTATGATAGATGGCGGCAGGCGCGCGTGCGACGAGATCCCAATACTCTTCAGGAGTAAGGAAGCCTTCATGCTCGACACGGTTCAGGCCGTTGCCTGTCTTGAATGTCCACTTATACTTGGGCGTGCCATAGATGGGACCGTTCATGCCGTTCACCACTTTGACACGGCGGCTGATACGAAGCTCGGCATCATCGTTGGCGAACAGATAGAAGGACTCTACGATGCGATGCTTGCGCGGCGCATAGCCTTCGGGCAGGCCAGAGACCAGCCACTTACGCTCGATTTCGATTCCGTTTGCGCTCATACTTCCTCCTCAGCCCAGACAGTCCTCAATGTTCTTGGCCCAGAACTCGATGTTGAACACGTTGTCGGCGAGCCGCAGAGTCAGGACAATCTTTATGGTATCGTCAAACATATAGACGATGGACAGCTGCGCATCAACGCCGTCAGGCTCCTTGCCCAAAGCGTAGCGCATACGGTCCATAATATCATCCCAGCTGGCGGGAGCCTGGTCGATATACTTACTGAAGACGCTGTTCATATAGAGATAGAGGTCATCGGTATGGTCGGTCTTGAAGTGCAGGGTAGTATTATTATCAGCCCTGATAAGGCTGAAATCGAAATCGAAATCCGTAAACTTCATTAAAATCCCTCCATTTTCATTTGAATGTATTTGGGTTCTTGGTCGGCTTGCAGGTATTCGCCCTTGATTCCCAGTATATCAGTCTTGAATACATAGAAATCATTGGGCTGGCGGCGCAGTATCTTACGCATCTGGCCGAGCACCTGCTGCAAAGTGTCGAGTGACTTTTTGTTTTTGTCGCACCAGTCGGCCCAGAGAGAAGTGACTTCAAGTTCTTGCTTGGCGCCTCGTCTGTCCACGCGTAGTTCGTGGAGCTTCCAAAACATAGTTGTTGGATCAAGTTGACTGGGCGCTAACTCAATAGCATGAAGCAGATCTTGAATGGCAGAGTTTGGGTATTGCTCTGCCTCTGTTGCTCTCTCAAGGTCGCTCTTGGCTTCGCGGCAAATGTTGAAGAATTGGGTTACGAATTGTTCCAGTTCTGCCGCTTTCATATTATCGCTCCTTTAGATGGTCCAATCCAAGGTTGACGAAGGCCAGAATCACCAGCAGACACGCACAGCCGATGCTAATATTGTTAGCAAAGGGCTGGCCATTCATCACATTGACACAGCCAATAATGAAGTTTACCAACCAAAGGCCGGCGAGAATAAAGTCACATACTGCCATTATCATTGCGCCACACTCCTTTCTTAATGAAATCCGCTTTGACAATCTCGTAGATGTTGTCCAGCGCCACGGGAGTGAAGTTGGTTACATCCACGGAAAGGTTGAAAGTATGAGTGAGCGTATTGTAGAATGGCTCATGGTTATGCACATGGCCGTGGCACAATACCACCTCAGAGTTGTCGCGCACAACCATGTCGTAGAACGCCTCGTTCTCCAGCGGGAAATGGCACATCACAAAGTACAGTCCTTTGTATGGCAGGTAGGCGACATCGTGAACAGTAATCTTCTCAGGATACTGCTCATAGATGGCGAGCTTGCGCAGCGTATCGTGATTGCCTCGTACCAGATGAATGTAGCCGTTGAGCCGATGAAGAATGGAAGCAGTATTGTCGGCCATGCCCATGATAAAGTCGCCCAGATGATATACAGTGTCCTCGGGCTTAACGACGCTGTTCCAGTTGGCGATGAGCGCCTCGTTCATATCCTTGTGATCAAGGAAAGGTCGGTCGCAATACTTGATGATATTGTCGTTATTGAAATGGGTATCTGAAGTCAGAAAAATACTCATTTAATCACTCCTTTCTTACGAAGGTCGTGTTCGGTTTGGGCGCGCCGCAGGATGTCATTGAACTCAACGACATCGTTGGTGAGCATCTTGTCGAGGAGCAGCTCATAGATAATCTTGGACAGGCCGCAGTAGTCCTGACTTTGCGCCGGC